AGAATCCTGTTCCCGTTAGGGAGTGAGAGTTCGAGTCTCTCCTTGGGCACCAATTTAAAATAATGGAAATAGCATGGCCTACATTGTAACCTACAGTTTGAATAGAGAAGAAAACAGTTATTACATTATTGAATCTTTAGATGATCTTGCGAATATGATTGCTAATCACATTTTTTATGATGAAAATAATGATCAATATTATGATGAGGACATTGAAGACTATGATGTCCATCAATTTGACTTGATAGATATTTTTGAGATTAGCGACTCTGTAAAGACCGAAACTCTAATGGAAAAAGCCTATGCCGATGCACAAACTCTACTAATCAAATCTATGACAGAGAGTAGAGAGAAAGAGGCAGAAAGGATCAAGCAGTCTCAACTTCGAGAATTGGAAAGATTAAAGGCTATTTACGAAAAATAATAAATAAATTTTGATAATTTGCACCCAACTCTTTATTGTGGTATAATAAGATATGGGTGCAAAATGAAAGAATTTACAAAAGAAAATATTATAGAGTTCGTAAATAGTTCAGAATCAATTTCAGAAGTTCTCACAAAGATGGACTACGCCAAAAGCGGTGATGCTTACAAGGTATTCATTAAGTTTTCAAAAGAGAATGAAATTGATATATCAAAACTCTTGCTGAAAAAGAAGAGAATCTTTAAAAAGAAAAGAGAGCTTAGCGAAGTAATGGTGGAGAATTCAACATTTAATAGGGGCCACTTAAAAGAAAAGCTTGTAAAGCTTGGCATGAAAAAAGAAGAATGTGAGGAGTGTGGTCAGGGAAAATTATGGAGAGGAAAGGAAATGCACCTCATCCTTGATCATATAAATGGTGTAAACAATGACAACAGATTAGAAAATCTAAGGTTGCTTTGTCCAAACTGCAATGCTACACTGGATACTCACGGTGGAAAGAAATTAAGAAAATACAAAACTTGTGAAGAATGTAGCGAGCAGTATCACGGTATAAATGAGAAATTTTGTACAATGGAGTGTTCTTCAAAATATATGGCAAGGATAAATAAGAGGGCTAGAAAAGCTGCAAGGCCTAAGTTTGCAGATTTAATGCTTGAAATTGAAGAATCGAGCTTCTTGGCAGTTGGGAAAAAGTATGGTGTTTCAGATAATGCAATTAGAAAGTGGATTAAAAATTACCAAAAAAATGGTGATGAATAACAATAAAATTTGATAATTAATATTTTTTAAAGTATTATTAATAAATAACCTCTTGTCGTCTACGCGGTTTAGGACCTTCCTCTTTCACAGGAAAAAACTGGGTTCGAGTCCCAGCAAGAGGACCATTTTAGTTATTTGAAATTTTCAGCGTAAAAGCTTCTAAAAATAAATCGAGGCGTAGCTTAATGCAAAGTCCCTGTTTTGGAAACAGGTGGATGCCAGTTCAAATCTGGCTGCTTCGACCATTTAATTCTGGGGAATTGTAGATGAAGAAAGATAGGTTATGTATATATTGTAATAAAATATTTGAAAACGAAGAGGGAAGGGTTTTTTCAAACCATGTAAGATGGTGTGTAAAAAACATAACCAATGGTGATAAGGGATCAAAAAGTATTTCTAATGCAAAATTTAATAGAAAGATTAAATTATTTGGATGTATAGAGAAATACGTTGTTTTCTGCAATATATGCAATAAATCTTTTGAAATATTTGAGCATAAAAATATATTTACAGAAAAAAAAGCATATTTCTGCAGCAGATCTTGTTCAAATACAAGAGAGAGTGTATCAGAATCTACAAAACAAAAAATAAGCGCTTCATTAGAAAAAGCAGCAGAAGAAAGGGGTCTTAAAAAGAAGAAGTGTATAGTATGCAAGAAGATAATTAATTTAAAATTAAAAAGAAAGACTTGTGATAACTATTGTCTCACAAAATTAAAAGAGTCGAAAAAAGGATCTGATGTAAAGAAAAATTACAGATCAAAATGTTCATTTAAATTTTCAGTATACTTATATCCTGATGAGTTTGACTTTTCAATTTTAAATGAACTTGGGTGGTACAAAGCTAAAAACAGAGGAAACAATCTAGATGGAGTGTCTAGAGATCATATGGTGTCTGTAATATATGGCTATGAGAATAATATAGATCCTTTAATAATAGCACATCCTGCAAATTGCAGATTGATTAAGCATAATGAAAATGTTTCAAAAGGAAAGAAAAATATTATTAGTTATGAAGAATTATTAGATAGAATAAAAAATTGGGATGAAAAATATAAAACTGGGGTGATAAGCTAATTGGAAAACTGGCGCCTTTGCACGGCGTTCTTATGGGTTCAAGTCCCATTCGCTCCACCAGTTAGTATAACGGTGTTATAGTTCAGTTGGTTAGAACGTCGGCCTGTCACGCCGAAGGCCACGGGTTCAAGTCCCGTTAACACCGCCACTATATTAAAAGTAACATACGAATATAGCTCAATTGGTTAGAGCCTCGCGCTGATACCGCAAAGGTTTCAAGTTCAAGTCTTGTCACTCATATCACTTTATATAATGGGTTGGTGTCCCGAGTTGGCCGAAGGGAGCGGACTTTTAATCCGACGTAGAAATACCATCAGAGGTTCGAATCCTCTCCATCCCACCACTTTTCCCATCCAAACCGCTGGATAACCAGCATCCCTCGCAACCGGGGACATCCTACACTAGCACGGTCAGAAAGTTTGGAGTCTATGCTCCATTAGTAGGGTTGAGGGTGGGAATTCATATCAAATCTCGTAGATCCATGCTCAAGTCAGAGATCTGGCTTCAATAGTTAGAAAAAACAATATAACCAAAGGATTTAGAATGAGCGTATCTAGCGTCATGTGCAAGGTAGAAATAACAAAGATGGTGATTAACAACCCCTCTATTGTAACGGATCAATTTGATAGTGGAGAATCTGCTGATCCTGCAAAGTTGATAAAGAATTGGAAGAGAATAGAGAAGGGAAAGATGGATAATGGGAATACAGAGAGAATTTTTGATTGTATTCCTCTAATAGAGCATATGAGAAATATTAGTTATAAAAAAATCTATTATGCTTACAGGCTACTTCCGGGGAAAGAAGGTGGAGAGCTTATTAGCAATAAAGAGTTGAAAGAGTTAGGTTTAACATAATAAAGTTTAAATGGCCATGTAGCTCAGCTGGTAGTAGCGAACGATTGTTAATCGTTAGGTCGCAGGATCGTACCCTGCCGTGGCCGCCATTTCAAAATATAAGTATAAATATACTAATAAGGATGTATTATCATATGGAGTTAATATGTCCAAGAGTTCGGAACGGGTAAAAAAGTGGAGAGAGAATACTAAGAAAAGATTGGTGGAAGGATTTGGTGGTAAATGTGCAATATGTAAATATTTGAAATGTATGGATGCACTTGAATTTCACCATATAAATCCAGCCGAAAAAGAGTTTGGTCTTGGTGGAGCTAGAGGCTCTATAGTTAGCTGGGGTAAGATTCTAGACGAAGCAAAAAAATGCATACTTCTTTGTGCTAATTGTCATAGAGAGTTTCATGCAGGAGTGGTAAGTATTCCATCTGAGATTCCAAAATTTAACTCAGAATATATACCTCCATCTAGACTAGAAAATAAAAACAAGAAAGTTTTAACAAAAGAAAAGGAAAAGGAAAAAACATACTGCCCCATATGTAATTCTGAAAAAGATAATAAACTTTCTACGTGCTCAGTAAGCTGCTCAAAGATAAGGGCAAGGAAAGTTGAAAGACCAACTTATGAAGATTTGATTTTAGAATTGAAAGAGGGAAACTACTGCTCTGTTGCAAGGAAATATGGTGTTTCAGATAATGCAGTAAGAAAGTGGATAAAATTTTATGAAAAGAATTTAGAAAGTACTAACAAAATGCGAGAGTAACTCAATTGGTAGAGTTCAACCCTTCCAAGGTTGCTGTTGTGGGTTCGAGTCCCATCTCTCGCTCCATTTTTACAAATAAATAGGAATTACAAATGAATGTAGTTGTATTATCTGTTGGGGATCCAGGTGGTGATGGCCACGGAATACATAGTAATGTAAGGATCTCATGTAATTTAACCTCTAAAGAGTTAGAGGCTGCTTTTAAAAAGGGCGAAGAAATTATTGGAATAAGATTTGCAGATCAGTTTTCAGAGTATGATAGTAGGCAGCTTCCCCCTGACATGATTAAAAAAATGTCAAAATTCTTTGACACGGGTTTTGATGATCTAGCAGATCATGTGCCTAATCTTGATGATGATGATTATGATGAGGGTGATTATGGATTTGGTGAAGATATTTTCAGTGATGACTATATAAATCTTTGGCTGAAAATTGCAAAAGTCGGAAATCCACAGCTTGCTTATGAGTTTTGCGAACAAGAGCAGGGGATAGATATTGGTGGATATGGAATAATGGGATAGTTTCTTGCACCTATGGTCAATCGGTTAAGACGCTGGCCTCTCACGCCGGAATGACGGGTTCGATTCCCGTTAGGTGTACCATCTAGGGTTTCTGAAAACCGTTCCAAAAAAAACGGAATCTATGGGATTGTAGCTCAATTGGTAGAGCCCCTGACTGAAGCTCAGGTGATATCGGTTCAAGTCCGTTCGTTCCCACCATTTATACGAGTGTAGCTCAGTTGGTTAGAGCATCACGCTGATACCGTGAGGGTCGTTGGTTCAAATCCATCCACTCGTACCATTTTAATTTGACGCTGTCTATAATTAAAAATAGGAGACTTTATGCTTTCGTCTATTTTGCTGACGCTGTCCTTGCTATTTGCAAACGCAATTGCAGATGATAATCATTCTTCAACTTCAATTACGCAACCGCTAGTCAAAGACTCTGAATGGAAGCCAACCCAGCCTTACTGGGAGCTAAAAAACGGGATTGCGAATGATGGGACTTCATACTATTCAATTACAAGAGATTTTATATATAAAGATGTCGCATATTCTAGTTTTTTGTATAGTTGCTATGTAACGTCCAATGGGCCTGGTATAATCATTACCTTATTCTCTAAAAGAGATGTGGGTCTTTTAAAACGAGAAACAAGGATTTCTAGTAAAAATGAAGATGATGTAATAACAGTGTATGCAGTTAGCGGCAGCTCAGCAAAACTAATATCCTCTTGGACTTCTAGAGTTGAAGATGATGGAATACTTACTCTTGATAAATGGACATCCAATCTTTCAACTAAAATCGAAATACCTGGAATGTATTATCTTAATTCATCAGATTTAATAACAATTCTAAACGCTGAAAGATTAATCATTCGTGTTAATCTTGACGACGGTTATTTGATTAACTTATATGAAATCCCTATGGACGGAGCAAAGACTGAAGCTTCACGAGTTCTTTCGTTATGTTCTCAAAAAAACAAGTCAATCTAAAATAAAAAGGATAAAGTATGTCAAAAATATTTGCAGTTTATTCGGGTGGCGCTCCAACTGGATGGGACGACACTAACAGGCTTTGTGGCCTTTTAAGGGACAAGGAGAACGCTCCGCTTCTTAGAAAGTATAGATACGCAACTACCGGACCAGTTATAGAAATTGAAGCAAGTCATATAGATGATGACGCAAAAGAAGTTTTTATTTTAGGAGGCAGCGGATCATACGTTTATGATGCAGAAATTATTTCTATTCATAAAACTTATGAAGAAGCATTTCTTGCATTTGTTGATATTTTTAACGAAAGATTTAAAAAGTGGGGTCACGGTCCAAAAATATCAGATTGCTGGCCCGATAGCGTAGGAAAAGAATACGGCATTTTAAAATGCTCAATTCAAGATGAGATTCTTTTAGAGCTTGAAAAGAAAACACAACAACCAGGAGTCTAATATGGACTACGAAAAAATCAGACAACTTGTTAAGGCAGCTCAGCCAATGACCATTCTTGAAGACAGGCTTGTTATTCCAGATGTTTTGGATCACAAACGAGTCGACATTTTAGAAGATGAGCGATACGAAGCAATCGAACAGTTTTTAAAAGAAATCGGAAGAACCGATAGTTATTGGACTGGTGTGCGTCGCACAACTGCATGTTATGTTTATTTCAGTCCAATCCTGACTGAAGATGAACTTGAAAATGAATTGGAAAAGTGGGGAGTGAGACATTCAGACTACTATGAAGTCTTCTAAAAAGAAGAAGTATGAAGCATACGAATGCTCTTATCACAAGCATTCAAATTATTATAATCATGCTGGATTTCTTCCCTGCAATATGTGTAACTCCTGCATTGTAGAAAAAGAAAATCTAGAAAGATTGAATCGCTGGAATCTTGCTACTGATGCCGGAGCAAACCCAAGTAGATAAACATAAATGAGGTTTTATGATTGAAAAATTTAGTAAACCAATTCAGATTGAAAAGCTTTACTCAAGAGATTACCTAAACAGCTCAGAAGAGACAAGGGCCTTCCTGGCTAAAGCAACTAGTCAATTGCTTGAAGATTTGTTTCAAGCATATTATAAAGTCTATCCTTTACTTTGTGAGGGTGAGAGTTGGTTTGGCGATGCTGATTTTTACGCAGAGAAGCTTGCAAACGGTATCTATGTTAAGAGCATATGCTCTAGCTGGAGCTTTTTAATTGGTTACGTAGAAGAGGTCTATAAATGGGATCTTGATAGTAAGAACCCAAAGCATTTCTTTATTTACGCGGTTGATGATTCAGCTGAAAAAGAAGAGCTGGATGCAATTCAAGAGTTGCGAGAAATTTGTAATAATGAAATTTCTTATAATAGCATTAGCAATGCTGAAAAGTTAATTTCTCATGGATTTGAAGCTGATTTTTCTGCAATTATAACAAAAAGACCTGAATATGATACATTCTTTTTTACAGGTCCCTCAATTAGTTTCAGAATACCAATTCTCTTTCATTTAAATGAAATAATTAAAAGTCTGAAATAATAGTTTGGGGATGCTTACCTAGCATTGCCAATGTAATTTTTTAATAGACTTCTGTCTAATAATCTACCTTTCGATAGCGGGGCAAAGTTTTTGCACGGCTTAGTTCCCGCAATTTTTAAGATTTACACTTCATTCTGATTTTCTACATATTGAACTTAGTCAGCTAATTTAGAAGGATATATATTATTAGCCGGCTAAATAATAATACATTAGAAAAAAATGATACCACTTTTCTACGGCTTATAGCTGTCTAATAATATAAAAATAGAGGGGTACGCTGTGAGGGAGGACGCAAAAAAGATTATCTGTGAGAGGCCAAGAACTGGCGGTAAATACGAAAAAGGAATGATATCTGTAAGAAAGAGGCTTCGTAAAAAGCCAGAAGAAGACGAGGTTGCCTCTATCGCTTTTGAGCTTAAAAGTAAAAAGACAAAGCAGCTAAACGACTTTCTATCTCCAATTAAAGGATTTTTAAGAAAGTGTAGCAATAAAAAAATGCTTTGGGATGATGTTTATTCTGAGATTTGCAAAGTTCTTCCAAAGGATGGAACTTTGCAGATACACGTGCATCAGCATCTTGATTATATGGTTGAGAAAGATATCGTAAAAGAAGGGGATATTCTCTATAACTCAAAGGGCATTAACATTGGTGCTCGTAACTATAGAAGCGGTATTTTCTGGGTTGATGCTAATACAGGAATTCTTAATTACTATAAAGCACAAAAAGAAAAAAGCAATTATAAAGATAATTTAGAGAAGTCTAAAATCATAAAATATAATGATAATTATTACTTTTTGTTTGAACTAAATAGATCAATGTATGTTCATTGGATTGTAGAATCACTGAATAGTGGTTATCGTTATATGAAGCCTGGAACAAGTTTTTGGGTAAAAATTATTATTACAGGTGCAGAAAAGAAAGACCACATTGTTGCTAACTGGGAGGGGTACACCGCAGTACTTCCTTTTGACTTTGATGTATCTAAGTCCAACAAGCTTATCCATCTTTACGGCCTTAATGAGATTGTTAAGCGTAGAGTTGCAGAGTGCACCTTCAAAAGGGTGGCTGCACCTCACGATGATAAATATATAAAGCAGTTCTCATCAATTTTTAACCCTAAATCTTATAAGCGCAACCAGATTGGATCAAGCAAAATTATCAATAGCTTAAAGCCTGGTCAGCACATTACATTTGCAGATGTAAGTGATAATAATCTTATCAAGATTCTTGAGTCATTGGCTTAAATTAGGCCAAATAATGCGGCCTTTGAAAAAAAATAAAAAAATTATTGCCGCCAACTAATCCCTGGTTAATATATTATCACGAGGAGGCGAAATATACCGCTCTAGTTCAATGGTAGAATAGGTGATTCCAAATCACTTGATCGGAGTTCGATTCTCTGGGGCGGTGCCATATATAAATAATAAAAAGAAAGTTGATGGGGTATAGTGTAATTGGCAACACTGGAGGCTTTGAACCTCTGTTTCCTGGTTCGAGTCCAGGTACCCCTATCTTATATTTGTTTGCTAATATAAAAGATTCTATTGGAGATTCTAATGAGTAGAGCAAGCAGAATTTTAGAGCTAACTAAGATAGCAAAAAGAGCGCCAAGAAAGCCAAGCAAGCCTCAGTTTAAAGAGATGTCAAAAAATATATATGATTTGGTGTTAGATAATATTGAGTGGGCTTCTAGCGATGAAGAAAAAAAAGAGTCTTATAAGATGTGGGAAGGTCACATAGGACTTAATATTGGCTGGACCAAAAATAAAATTGGCTTAATAAAAGATATTATTATGAAGTCTGAAAAAGAACCATTGTCCAGCGAAGACAAGAAAGAGTTAAAGCTCTTGATAGAAGAAGCTACTGAGGCTTTTTACTATTCACTTCCAATCCCTCTTACACATCATAAAAAAGAAGAGCTTAAGTCTTTTAATGATATGAGTTATCAAAAAGCCTGTAAGTGCGGAGAGACTGATGATGAAGAATGGTATAATGCAAACTGCAAATAATTATTAGGATGCGTGGCAGAGTGGTCTATTGCTCAGCTTTGCTAAAGCTGCGAACTGTAAAAGGTTCCAGAGGTTCGACTCCTCTCGCATCCGCTTTTAAATAAAAAAGGTGAAACTATGGAAGATCTATCAAATATACCTACTTATGATTTGCTTTCTGAAATAAGCAAGAGGGCAAGATGGATAGCGACGCAAGATGCTTATGCGCAATATACCAAAATCTTCTATGTTGGTCCAAATTCAGCATCGTTTTACTATGGAATGATAGGCTCCGATGCGACCTTGTGTGTTGTTAAAGATTATCAAAAAGACCTTTATTACGCAAGGTTATTATTTGGCTCAATTGATGATTCTGCTGTATCATTAAATGGACCATTAGAAAAAGAAGAAAAAGCAATAAGAAGGGCTAATAGATTGAAAGATTTGTTTGATAATGAGATGTTTGTGCCCACAGAAGATCAGCTTATGGATTATGCTGTAAAAAGCGGAACAATAATCGAACATTGGTAAGGAGATTTTCATGAAAAAGCCAGTTTCTATTTTTTGTGATATGGACGGAGTTGTAGCTGATTTCTTTCCTGCTGCAGAAAAACTAATGAAGTCAATTGTAGCAGGAGAGGAGAAGATTTTTATAAATTACGAAGTAGAAAAAATTGTCAATGAAAATATTGATTTCTTCAATAAAAATATAAACTCTGAATTGTATCTCCATGAAAAATTTATGATGGACTCTCAGAGAGCAAGAGACCTTCTTTTTACAGCTATAGGCTGTAATCCTGGACTATTTTTCTCTAGCCTTATCCCACTAGAGGATGGAATTAATGAATTGTGGCCATTTATAAATTCTCTAGGCATACCTGTAAATATGCTTACTGCTCCAATTGATCAGAATGTTTCATTTATCGGAACTCCAGCAATAGAAGGTAAGACTGCCTGGGCAAGAAAATGGCTAAAGCCAAATCCAAAAAATGTCTATATAACTCCAGCCAGGATGAAATATAAATACGCTTTATCTGTTGTTGACGGCGATCTTGTTCCACATATTTTAATAGATGATAAATTTTCTACAATTGACGCCTGGAATAAGGCAGGAGGTGTTGGAATTCTTCATGTACCAGGTGAAAGTATGGCAACAATAGAGGCTATAAAGAATCATGCACGAATTTCTTAATGATAATATGAGTTTTCCAGAAGAGTATATTTTTGCAGATATAGAATCTGGAAATGCCTCGCAGTCTTTGTGGATTCAAAAATCTATTTCCAATTTTAGCAATATAAAACTAAAGGGAGACGATAGGGTTTGGTCAATAAAGAAAGTTTATGAAGGTACTGAAAAAGATATTAATTCTATTAATAATAGAGCATTCTTAATAAAGCATTATAGATCCTTTAAAACAAATAAAGGAATTCCATACGATGAATATTATTTTGATTAATACAGTCGAATAGCTCAGCTGGGAGAGCAAATCGTTTACACCGATTAGGTCGTGGGTTCGAGCCCCTCTTCGACTACCATTTAAAATAGTTTGTTTTTAATAAATGTATTAAGTATAATATATTTATATTGATGAGTAGCTCAACTGGCAGAGCGACGGACTCTGACTCCGTAGGTTATAGGTTCGATTCCTATCTTATCAACCATTTAAAATATTAGGATAGTTACCGAAGTGGTCATAACGGCGCGCACTTGAAATGCGATGAGCCCTGAAAGGGGTCCGGAGGTTCGAGTCCTTCACTATCCGCCACTTACAAAAAGCCCCTGGAATTTTTTATTATTCCAGGGGCTTCTTTACTCAGAAAGCTTAGTATCAATTATTCCGCAGATTATATTAAATTTACAAATTTTTAATTCTGTTTGCGGTATAAATATGATATTTAGAACATATTTACAACAATAAAATATTGCCCGAATAGCTCAGTTGGTAGAGCAACTGCCTTGTAAGCAGTAGGTCATCGGTTCGAACCCGGTTTTGGGCACCACTTAAAGCTTCAAATATCTTTTATTTGAAGTTTTTCTTTTTTAAAGGACTACCATGGAATTAGATGAAATAGTAATACCTTTCCCAGAAGAGCTTGAAACACGTCCAGGCTTTCCTTGCCGTGCCTTTAGATGGACTTTTCAAATACATGAATACGGAAGAGTTTTTGGATTTTATCATCAATACCATTTAGGTGGAGAGTGGAACAGCAGTCATACAACTCTTTATTCTATTGCTTTCCATCTCAAATGGAATTGGAGCGAAGACCACTTCTGGTATGATGGACCTCATTGTATGAGGTCATTTGGATTCTTTACAATCTGTTGGTATAGAAATTGCTGCAAAAAGTGCTTGGGTTATGATAAATAGTTTTAAACATATTAACCAATGAGGAGAGGCCTATGTTTGATGATAACGATTCAGCAATTAGAATTGGAACAGAGTGGAAATCTTTTTATAAAGATTGGAATGATGATCTAAAAAAACTATTAAAAAGCCTTAAAGATAAAAAAATAATATTTAAAACTTATACCCCAGACTTCAATGATGGTGATCCATGCACAACCTCTTTGGAGATTTTATCTGGCCCTGTATGTCTAGATATAAATTCAGGCTATGCTTACAAAGCTGTTTTGAATTCGGGTACTTTTATAGCCACAAGGGTCTTTCAATTGAAAGATTATTCATCTGGCGAAGCAATGTTTTTATCTTGCGATGTTATCAGTCTTGATGATTTTATAGCTAATGGATGGATAAGCAATAATCAACTTGAAGCCATAAATGAATATGAAATATCAAGTATGAATTATGAAAAATCTTCATACTATAAATCTTTTAGAGATGACTATACAATTAAATTACATTTATTATGTAAGTCATTTAATTTTTCAGAAGAAATAGAGAATTTTCTAAAAATTAATATTCTAAATTTTATTTCGGATAGAAATAATAACTTTGGCTTCATCTATCTTGATGAGGATGATGAGATTAAAATTCAATCTGAATGGATTGATAGTTACTAATCCTTTGCAATAAATTCAAATAAAACAAAAGATCATAAATGATATTAAGCAAGGAAATTGAAGAAGAAATAGATAAGACTTGGTCAGACCATAATAAAAGATGGCATGATGATTTTGAAAAAATTCTTGCCAACATAAAGGGCGGTAAGATTATGTTTAAAACTTATACACCGCCAATTAGTGAAGGCGATCCATGTCCAATAAACGTTGAGTTTATATCTGGATCTACGTTCTTTGATAAAAGCAATGGATATATTTATCAGATACTGGATAATGGTGAAGTGGCCTCAGCAAAAGCTTTAGAATTACAAAAGCATTGGTCACCAAATATTTTGTTTGATCTTACAAAGCACGTTTCAATCGATAAGCTTTTAAACACTTATATAGATAAAGAGTTATATGAGCTTATAAAAGATTATGATATTCTATTATTTAATTATACAGAATCTGATTTTTACACAGGATATAGAGATCAGGTTTCTTTATTAAGAAAAAAAATTAATGAAAAGATTGGCCTGCCAAAAAGCGTTCATAATTTTATATCAATTCATATAAATGATGTTGTTTGCAATTATCCAAATCATTTTGGATACATATATTATGATAATTCTATAAAAATTAAAGCGAAATATATGGCCCCATTTTAACATGGAAAATATCACATCAAAACTTTTAAATATAAATGATATAGATATAAATCTTAATATAATTAAAGAGATATATTTTAAATACTCATCTTTAGAATTTGCCAAGATGCATATGGATAAGAATTTACATTCTCTTTTGTTAGCAATGATTAAAGATATATCTAATCCTCTTATAACTTTTAGGGTTCAAAACTTAGAAAAAGGTTTTTGCTTTGGACACGGAAGGCTTCATCTTGACGGCATGGGAAAAGAAGATGAGATCCACAGACTCTATATTCATGGTTCTAGTGGAACTAAAACTGAAAATGATATTATGAACCCTGGAAATATATGGCAGTTTAATGGAAGCTTTCTGCATAAAGCAATGCCTGTAACTAAATCAGGCAAGAGAATGCTTCTTAGAGTTAGTCAGTGTGGTTTAGCCAAAAGAGATTTCATAGAAAAATCTATGCCAGTCTCTTATATTAAAAATTTATAATTTAAAAGGACTGAAATGATTGTAAGCAAAGAATTTGAACAAAAAATCCAAGAAAATTGGGGCAACAATAAAAATAAGTGGACTAAAGACTTTAAAGAGTTACTTGCCAATATTAAAGGCAATAAAATAATGTTTAATACCTATACCCCAGACTTCAATGATGGAGATCCTTGCACAACAGAATATAGATTTATATCTGGATCTACATATCTTTCTGAAAACGGATATATTTATCAGATTCTAGATACTAATGAAATTGTTGCTGCAAAAGTTTATAGCGATTCAGACGATAATTTGTATGATCCACCCTTGAGCAAATCAAGGATTGTTTCAATTAAATACTTGTATGATAATAATTATATAGATGAAAAAGTCTTCAATTTATTTGAAGACTTTAAGGCTAAAAATACATATTATGATAGCCTGCTGCATAGCAGAAGAGAAAATCAAGAGGCATATAGCTCTGCCATCCAAGCATATGATGCTGTTAATTTAGAGATACAACTGCCATTGTGTATTGAGAGTTTTATAAAAATTCACATAGAGGACATTTGCGAGCCTTATGCAAATCATTTTGGATATTTTTATCTTGAAGATGATGCTATAAAAGTTAATGCTAAATATATTGATATATCTAGATTTTATTAAATAATTATAGGGCGGCAGTTTAGCGACAATCTTGCCCATCTTAGCAGATTAAGAAAAATCGTGATCCAGGATTTAGCCGGGATATATTTAACCGTTGGCGGCCGAGCATACATGGCGGCCATTAAAAAGTCCATTATTGATAATACCATTATCAAGAGGTAGATTATCAGCTACAGCTATAAAATGAGGTAAAAATGCGTAGGAGTCACGTTCGTTATAGGATTACTACTTATCATAAAACACAATCATTGTGGTGGGTTAGGCATCTAAACAAATTTGTTAATTGGTACGACATTCCCAGGAATGATGAGGGTATGCTAATTTATAGCATCACAAATACGGTCCATGCAAAGACCCTTAAGAAGGCTCGAAAAATTATTAGCAGGCTCCTTCTTGAGTATCCAGAGCAAAAGGTTACACTTGATAAACGAGTATTTGACCGTACCAAGAAATGGCCACGCGGCAAAGAGGTCGTCTACATCTACGGTCCTATAAAATAATGAATGGATAAAAAGCTATGAAGCTCATTCTTCCAGACCCGGAGCTTTTCTGGGTACAAAAAGAGGATGTGACTACAGGTCAAACCTGGTTTACATTAAGGATTCGTGGCTCTTTTTGCAGCAACTATTATGTTGCAACTATTGTCACCTCTCCAAGTTACAATGAAATATACTATTGGCAAAGTTACAGCTTTGATGGCGGTTATCTTGATACCGGCATCTGTAAAAACCTCAAGGAAGCAAAGGAAGCTGCAATAAGCTCCTTGGTTCAAGAAAAAATCATTACACTTGAGTAGTTAGTTAAAAGAGCAGCACTTTCTTGCTGTCGAGGGCCAGCCGCGTAAAAACTGGTAATACCAAGGAGATATTATGAAGAATAAGGCTTTTGTTATTGGTCGCTTTCAGCCCTTCCATATTGGACACGCTTTCCTTATCCAGTCTGCTCTAAAGCTTGGAAAGGAAGTTACAATTCTTGTTGGCTCGGCAAACGTAGCTCGCTCTATCAAGAATCCTCTTACTTTTGAAGAGCGTGCAGAGATTATTAAATCTGAGTTTCCAAATGTAACTGTCATACCAATTTGCGATTATCCATATGATGATAGGCTTTGGGTTAGTCAGATTAAAGAGATTATTAGCGACTGCAAGAACTCCTGCATTGTAGGCTCTAATAAGGATGAAAGCACTTACTATCTAAAAATCTTTGGTGATGATATTGAGGTTGTGGACTGCCCTCAGTATACTGATGAAAAAGGTCATACCATCAATGCAACCATGGTTCGTGAGGCAATCTTTGAAGGTAAGAATACCTCTCTTCACTGGGCTTTTTCTAGCAAGTCGTATGACATTACCATGAGATTTTTTAAGACTACTGCTAATCACCTTTTTGAGGAGTGGGCTTATATCAAGCGTTATAAGCAGGCCTGGAGCAAGTCTCCGTTTCCTCCCATCTTTGTGACTGTCGATTCTGTTGTAGTACATAGAAGCAGCTTTCTTGCAGTAATTAGAAAGGGTATGCCTGGTAAGGGCCTTTATGCTATGCCTGGAGGCTTCATTGAGAGTGGTGAGTTTATTAAGGAATCTGCACTTCGTGAGCTCAGAGAGGAAACTCTGTTTACAGTTAGAAATCCTAATTCTGGAGCCAAGCTTCCAATGATGGAAGAGTGGCTTAAGAGTTCAAAGGTGTTTGATCATCCTAATCGCTCTACTCGCGGCAGAACTATTACCCATGCTTTTGCATGGATGATTCCTGATAAGTATGAAATTGATGTTACTGCCGCTGACGATGCAGCCGGTGTTGCATGGCTTCCAATTTCCATGCTTACTGATGCAATGAATGCAAAGCTATTTATGGAAGATCATTTCCATATTGCAAAAGATTGCATTAGCTTTTGCAAGTAACAATCTAGGATTAATATGAATAGCGAAGAAAGACTTAAATCCTGCATTGGTCGTTTTATTGTAATTAAGCCTGAACTTTACTGGTATTCTCAAAAGGAAAGCTGGAGGCTTGACAACGAGCCTTGTATGCTTATTTCCGCAGATAAATATCTAGAAAATTCTATTTACAATATCAATGCCATTAGCGATTTGGCTTACAGCACTCTTACTTCCGAAGATGACTCTATTAATTCTGAAACTGAATGCAATGTATTTGTTTGCAAGATTTTTTACAATGAAAAGTTTATCGAAGTAATGATTACTCCCAAAGAAATTGAGCCTACATAATAATGTCTTTGTATCCTGGCTGCTGGGCTATACATGAATTCTATGGTGATGTTGTCATAATCATGATTGAGAATGATCATGTCATATTTAGATATGAGGCAATCAAGAATGTAGATAAATCTACGATATGGGTTCTTAATATGAGTAGGATTAAAGATTTAAAATTCAAGTCTGATTCGGATAGCTTATCTGTATCAGTCCTATCTATGGGGGGGTCCTTATGGATAAAATTTAATATAATGGAGAGATAATGCCCATCTACTGTTACAGTCAAAATAACTCTTTTGGTGAATTCAAAGGAGAGTATACAAGAATATTTATAGAGGCAGAAAATATAGAAAAAGCAGACTCCGCAGCCCAAATATATTTTGGAGTATACTTTGGAGGAGTATCAATGGGTATAGACTGCCCATGCTGTGGAGATAGATGGTATTCTCCATACTCCGAAGAGGGGTCTGATTTGTTCAATTATTATCAGGTTGTAAACGAAAAAGTAGGCGACTCATATCCAATGTATATCAGTGATTCGGGAGATACCAAGTATCTTATACCAATTGAAGAAGACTAGTTATACTATTTATGAGTGGACAAATGGATAATGTAGTTACTTCAAAAAATTATATTTTTATAGAAGATAGAGATTCTGAAACTGGTCATGGATGGAGAGATGATATTGCCCTTCCTTGGGCAAGACTTGTAGTTAATAAGTGCTCCAACCTAAAGAATGGCCATATATGCTTTTCTATGGAATACATGCAAGACGAAGAGTGGTATGAATCATCAGGCGTTCAAATATACCCCAATCTTAGTTATGCCTGGATATGTGAAGAAGATTTTTTTTATAAAAACAAATGCATTGATGATACTTTTAGACAAGTACATCTTATTTCAAAAGATGAAAAATTTCTTGGTATAAATAATATGGAAGGTCACTTTGAGTTCGATATGACTCCAAAAGAAATGAGAGAATATCTCATCAGCCTTGGAATCAAAGAGCGGAAGTTTCCTCGCCATTCTTGACGGTCTAAGGGCGTAATTCTGCGCCAAGTTAGAGCTATAATAAAAATCGTGATCCAGGAACCCTTCCGTTTATATTATGGTGCGGCGGTTGCCGCACAGTAAGGAACGCTAAGGGTTTTACAAACAGAGCAATACTGTATTATTGCCGAGGGCCAGCCGCGTAAAAACTGGTAATTCCAAAGGAGATAATCATGTCGTTCACTAATGCTCAGTTTCCTATTCGCCGCCTCACCTCTAGCGAGGTTCCCGCCATCCTTGACACTGACACCTACAAGGCTACTCATCACTTCCAGTATCGCGAAGATGTGGATAGCATGACTGCTTACTTTACTTTCCGCGGCCCTCTCAATAACGATGATCATCGTATTGTGGTCTTCGGTCTTCGCTATGCCATTGAGACTATCTTGAGCCGTCGCTTTACTCAGGCCGATATTGATGAGGCTGAGAGCTATCTTTCCCAGCATGGTGTTGCCAAGTCTCGAATCAATTGGCCCAAGGATCTTTGGCAGGATATTGTTGATAATCACAATGGTTATCTTCCTTTTACTGTCAAGGCACTTCGCGACGGAACTGTAGTTTATCCTGGCGTTCCTGTCTTTACCATTACTGGCTCTGGTAAGTTTGCCAAGCTGACTACTTGGCTTGAGACTTCGCTTATGCGCATCTGGTCGCCTAGCGTCACTGCAACTAAGTCTCGTCACGTCTGGCAGTCTATTCGCGATGCCTTTGACAAGACTGTTGATTCTGATTGCGACTTTCTTCTTGCTTCCCGCTTCCATGACTTTGGTAGCCGTGGCGTCTCCTCTGCCGAGACTGCTATGACCACTGGTATGGGTCATCTACTCTCTTTCGAGGGAACTGATACCATGACTGCTGGCTGGCTTGCTACCAAGTGGAATAACGGCGTTGGCATTGGCGAGTCTGTTATTGCCTCTGAGCACTCTGTCATGACCACTCATGACGATGAGCTGACTGCCGTTCGTCATCTCATTGCAAATACTCCCACTGGACAGATTCTCTCTGTAGTTGCAGACAGCTACGACTACACCAACTTTGTTTGGAATATTGTGCCTCAGATTGTTGATGAAGCAAAGGCAAAGGGTATTCTCTTTGTTCTTCGCCCTGATAGTGGCGATCCTACTGATGCGGTTCTTACCGGTCTTGCTGGACTTGCTAATGCCTTTGGGTATGTTACTAATAGCAAGGGTTATAGGGTTATCACTGGCGCTGCTGTAATCCAGGGAGACGGTCTTGATCTTGCCAAGGTCAAGGAGATTCTCGAAGCCGTCATTCAGCATGGCTGGTCGGCTCAGAATGTTGCTTTCGGTATGGGTGGAGGACTCCTTCAGTCTCAGACTCGTGACACCCTCAAGGCTGCTATCAAGGTTTGCAGCATTACTGTCTCTGGTCAGGAGCGTGCTATCATGAAGGCTCCTAAGACTGACTCTGGTAAGGTTTCTCTTCCTGGCAATATGCAGGTTAATAAGGTTGGTGGAGTTCCCACCGTCTTTCCAATGACCGGTGTTGGATGGCATGATAAGCGCATTGAATTCAATATGCTTGAGACTGTCTATGATCGAGGCATTACTACCTGGATTCCTGAGACTTTCCAGCAGATGCGTGACCGACTCAATCGTGAGTGGACCTCTCTGCCAGCCAAGGCTGATGTCATCTCTGATGAGATGAAGAGTCTTATCACCAAGACTATTTCTGATATTCATAGTCGCTAAGTCTCCTTTATATAGGGCGAAAATGTCTAACACTGCATATACCAATGGGGCCTTTCCATCCTATCCAGATGGTAGGATGAAAGTGTCAAGAATGATTTATTATAATGGGGCCTTTCCATCTTATCCAGATGGAATGACTCAAGATTCTTCAGGAAGCCTCTTTTGGTGCAAAGAAGGAAAGTTGCATAGAGAGGATGGCCCTGCCATTGAATATGAAGATGGTGCAACAGCTTGGTATATACATGGACAACTTCATAGAGTTGGAGGCCCTGCCATTGACTCTAGCGATGTGAAATATTGGTTTCAGGATGGAAAGTGCCACAGAATAGATGGTCCGGCTATAGAATTTTTTAATGGCAACAAACTCTGGTTTGTAAAAGGAAAGCTTCATAGAGTGGACGGCCCGGCTACTGAATGTCTAAAGTGGTCAAATGAAACAAAAGAGTGGTTAAATGGAAGTAAAGAGTGGTATATTGATGGTATACGACATAGGGTAGATGGTCCCGCAGTAGAATATGGAAATGGTGATTATGAATGGTATTTCCGTGGCAAGCTACATAGAGAGAATGGACCTGCTATCATTGAGAATGGAAAGGAATCATGGCTTCTAGATGGAAAATGGCATAGATTGGACGGACCTGCTTGTGAGAACAGCGATGGAACAAAATTTTGGTATAAATATGGAAAGCTTCACAGAGATGACGGTCCAGCCATTGAATGGCGCTGTAAAATCGAAGAATGGTATTTAGATGGAGTAGAGTATAAGCTAAAGGAAAAGTGGCTGGAAGCTTTATCTGCTGAAAAAAGAGAAGCTTATTTGCAAAAATAAATAAAGGAGTAGTTAATATGGGTAAGGCAACTCTTAGGGAAACAACTCCTGTGAGCAATCTTTGCAATTCATCTGATGAATTGCAAGAGATGATGGATATTGCAAATGCCGCTTATCAAACTGCTCCAAAAAATCTTGTAGAATGGGTTAAATCACGTCTTGGTCCACAAACCAGAACATTCACAGGTGAGTTTCGCCACTACCTGTGGGAGTTTCAAAACTACACTATTTGGGTTTCCAACGTCAAAGGTATTATTGTCGAGGTAATTCCGACTTTGACACCCGATGAGGCAATGGCCGCTTACAGAGAGGGTTTTAAAAAACTAATCTAAGTCTATAAATAGCTATAGTTTTATTGTTTCAATAAAAATATTTTGAGGTAAAAATGGCTTGCGGTAGCGTAAGAAGAATGACAAAAGAGTTTAGAAAAGCGGTATTTTCTAACTTAGAAATTATTAACTGCACTTATTGTGATCAACCCTTGACATATGATGAGTCAAGTGCTGATCACATTATGCCACGTTCCAAAGGTGGAAGCTCAAAGCCTCACAATTTGACGATATGCTGTAGACCATGCAACGCTCAGAAGGGATTCCTCGATAAATTTCCAGATATTATTCTTGGCGAAGACTATGCAAGAAGTCTGATTGAAAATAATTTTCCCGTTCGCTTTATTCCGACAGACCCTAGCAGAAAAGCTGAGACAACAAAGCTGCGCAATCCAGTATGTGTGATAGCTTAATAAATTCCTTGGAAAGATAAATGACAAAAATTCTTCATACGTCCGATCTTCATGGAAACTACCCTTTGCTTCTAGAAGTTCTTGATGCGGTAGATTTTGATATCTGGGTTGACTCTGGAGATTTTTTTCCAAACTCGACTCGCGGAGATTCTGCGATCGAAAATCGTTTTCAAGATGATTGGTTGCGACAAACATCTCTTCCAGAGAAGCTTAGAAATCTTCTTTCGGGTCGCCCCGCAATTGTTGTGCCTGGAAACCACGATTACATTGATCTAAGTTTTAGGCTAAAGGAAGACGGCTGCACTTCTCATAATCTTTGCCATGGATCGGTCACTATTGATTTTGTAAGATTTGCAGGCTTTAGAGAAATTCCCTATATTCGTGGAGAGTGGGCTGGAGAAGTTTACAATGAGTCATTTGATCAAATTGTAGACAACCTCATTGCAAAAGATCCAAATGTCGTAGTAACTCACGCACCCGGTCGCGGAATTCTATCCGCAGGCAACTATGGCTCTGATTATGGAATAAGACAGCTTTCCAATGCAATACAGTGGAGGCTTTGCAATGTTCAGGCTCATTTATTTGGCCATGTACATAATTCAGGAGGTCGCAAGACCGTTCTTGGAGATATCACTTTTTCAAATGCAGCAACTTATTATAACATTGTAGAGGTTTAAAATGGATAGATTTGGAATGAATAACTTTTATGTGCCAAGCCAAAAGGCTGCTAATCCAATTGTAGTATTCTTTGCTATTGTATTTCTTTTGATCTTTTGCGCACTACTCTTTCAGCTTCCAGCAACTAGTCCTTGCGGGCCTGGCGAAAAAGAGATTCGTGGATACTCCTCAAATGGATATATAATTTTGTGCGCTCAAAGGTAATATAATGCTTTATACAATTTTAATTTTAAATCTCAAATCTTGTACATTTGAAGCAGCTACTTTTGAAGGCCCTCACGAAAGAGTTAAGGCCTTCTCTGCTGCCAAAGCCAAATTTCCTCATTTTGATGATAATGTAAATTTTATGATGGTTGCAATAATGCCTGGTAGACACGAAATTGTATTGCCAGGCGAGTTCATCATTGAGAGAAATTCTTCTAAACCCAAGAAACTTTCCAGTATCTAATAAAGAATGAGTTTGGGTGTGAAGGATGAAAATTTAGCTTTAGGTAGAATGATATTTCAATATTATTTTCATCATAATTCCTGTAGGCTTCATAGTCTGGAAGTTGAGAGAAGTCCTTTTCAATAAAGATATTTCCTGGTCCAGCAGCAGTCTCTGTAATTGGTACTGCAAGAGAAGTGGTTATCTGCCCAGTTGTTTTATTTTCTACAACTTTTACTATTTCTCCAGATATATCAACAGTTCTAGTTGGAGATGTTGCGCATGAAAAATATAAACTTGTTGGTATGCAGCCACTTGGAGCTTCTATTGGCAAATAAACATAACCAGTAAGTGCAGCCCCAAGAACCTTAATGCAGTCAACACCAGTTACAGGGTCTACTCCAAAGTCAACACCTAAGGATTCAAGATTTGGCCTGTATGTTACAGCATGATAAATTTTGGATCCCTTTACTGCTAGCTTTGTTTCAGCATATCTTCCTCCAACACCTTCTGTCTTTCCTCTTATAGATAAAACAGTGGTTCCTGCATACTTTGCAGTAAGAATGCTTTCTCCAGAGGGAGGCTCAAGCAATGGCGCTGGAACTGCAACCTCTAAATGATCAGAATGGGAAACTTTTCCATCCTCAGATAATATAGTTGTTGTAGTTCCAGATATTTCTACATTTCCTAATTCATCAACTTTAATATATTCAGATGCTCCGTCATAACTAGTTACTGCAAATTTTGATTTTATTTTTATAGTTTTCTTGTTTGTTTCCTTGCCAGCCTGAATTGTAAGGTCATCTGAATAATAATTTGTTGCCATATATTCTCCAATTAATTATACTTATAAGAGGGGTCTTGATGAAGTCTGAAAAAGAATATTGTCCAAAGTGTGGTGGAAACGTGTCACCAAAGCCACGCCCATTTGCTTACTCCCCATCTATTTATGATGGGCTTTATTCTGGAAAAACTATAATCAATTATTATGATCAGTATAATAATGATACAATAAATATTAGCAAATGCCCTTATTGTAAACATACATGGGATGATGCTGATAAGAAAAAAGAATCATCGGGAGAAAAATATGTTAAGACCAATAAATGATATTGGAGTTGTTGGGTTTACATGCTCAACATTTGACCTTCTACATGCTGGGCATGTATTAATGTTAGAAGAGTGCAAACTACAATGCGATTACTTGATTGTTGGACTTCAAGTAGATCCGTCTATAGATAGAGATAATAAAAATTCACCAGTGCAATCAATAGTTGAGCGACAAATTCAGCTAAAGTCTTGCAAGTGGATTGATGAAATTATCGTCTACTCTTCTGAGAAAGATTTACAAGATTTGCTTCAAATTCTTCCAATACACAAGAGATTTCTTGGCGATGAGTATATTGGAAAAGAGTTTACAGGAAAGCATATCTGTGAAGAAAGAATGATTGAAGTTGTTTACAATTCAAGAAGGCATGACTTCTCCTCTTCTGAGCTAAGAAAGAGAATTCACCGTATTGAATCAGATAAGATTAATAAGGAGGTTATGATGGCCGCCTTTGGAACCAAAACTCCCTAGCTAAGCTGCATAAGAAAAAATGTGATCCGAAAAATTTTCCCCGTATAATAGGGTGCCGGTAGAAACCGGAACAGGAAAATAAATGATGCTAATGTTTCAGCTTGAATACATTTATTACTGTATTCTTAGCTTGTTTTCAACTAATAAGATTCCAGCAATTGTGTTGGAATCTGCCCAAAACGTAGTAACTAAGAGGAATGTTAAAATGAACGATACTCGCTTTGTCTTTGTCCAAGTACCACGTCGCCGTAATCCCGCCGTTGTAGCTTACCGCGCAACTGAGTCGTCTAATGGCGAGATTACTATCAAGTATGGTGTTAGCTTCTGCCACAATAATGATCGCTTTGACCGCTCTCTTGGTCGAGAGATTGCTTCCGGTCGGCTTAACCGACGACCTCTTACTGAGACTGTAAGCTGGTCCCCAGAAGATCAGAAGTTTGGAGTTGTTGTTACTGAGGCTGTTCGCACTCTAGTTAACAATGCTCAGACTCAGATTCGCTCATTCTATGGTCGCAATCAGCCAGAAGGAACTCGCGCAATCGCTGACAATGATATCGAGCTTTCTCTTTGCGATGAGACTGGTATTTATGTCAGCCTCACCGACTCCCAGAGCTGATAAGAAATAAAAAATAAGGAATAAATAAATGCGCACTCTATCTCTTCTAGTTGCTCTAGTTGCCTGTGGCAGCACTCCAGTTGTAGGTCCACAAGAGCTAGATATGGCTCTTAAAACTGCCCGTGACAATGCTTTGTATAATGCAAAGCTATGGCGAGCCTCCAATACCATGTTTAGCACATATGACATCATGGCTCGTGGTGACTCAAGCCAAACTCCTGAGTGTCCACAGGGTGACGGATGGGCTACCATGGAACTTGTAGATCTAGACTCCAAGACCAAGGTAACAATTAAGTGCTCCACTTGGTCTGCTGGCAAAGGCTGCATTGACTCAAAGCACTTCCAGACAACTGAGGATGCAATGTCTGATAAGATGTGTCAGCCAACTACTTCAGTTCCCTATCCACTACCTACCATCGCTCAGTGATAAATAAAAAGGAGATACTTTGGTATCTCCTTTTTTGTTTGGAAGTATTTTGATCTACAATCAAAAAAATAGAAATCTGTATATATTTTATACAATAGTTGCAGCAATTACACTTTTTGCATTTATTTTTCTCTGCAATTATTTTGGCATTGAACCAATACAGCAGCCTCAAAATTTAATTAGTGAGATATAATGAGAAGAGATATTTCATATCACAATGCCATTACGGACCATCCAGCTCAGGCTAATCAGATTATCGCAGATATAAAAAGTGCTAAAAGTAAATATTCAAATACAAATCCACAATCTTGGATTTGGTATTATTCTTGGGCCTGCTATGGAATTCCTGTTAAGGGATCGACTCATGATGAATGTATTGATTACATGATTAATAATATTATTTCTGGAACTAGTCTTTGCGCACAGCCATCATCAAGGGGCGTTGTACGATATGCTCAAGTTACAAATTATGTAACACGCGATTGGGTTAAAGATTATGTCCTAAATCATTTTAATCATATCATTACTGTTCAAAATAATTTTGTCTCTTTTTCTACTTTCATGCAAAATGCTGCAACCATTGCAACTCAACAGAACAAGGATAATATGAAGATTAATACCTCTAATGATGAAAAGCTTGCCGAGTTTGTAAAGTTTGGACTTACTGGACTTGAGCGAACCAAAATTGATGTGGTAGAGCCTGACGCAGACAAGGAAACTATCATCAGGTATAAGGCCACCTTCTGTGGCGAATCTGTCCTAGTAGAGGATACCTCTCTGGATATTGACGGAGAAGATGTTGGAGCTAATGTTAAGTGGCTTAAGAATAATCTAACTCCATATATTGGAAAGAAAGCGCAGTTTCATGTTTATATTGGTATTCTGCTGAATGGTAAAGTTTTTATTTATCATGGAATGACTGAAGGCATGATTAAGGAAAAGGGAGGCGATGGAATGGGGTTTGACGCATTCTTTTATCCAAATGATTCAAACCTATCTTTTGCACAGGATAAACCTGATTCAGTCAATCCTAGGGCAAAAGCAGTAAGAGATCTAATTGAAGAAAGACACGAAAAAATTGCAGAGCCTATCTATTCTTGGGATGGTCCTTGGCAATCTGAATGATAAAAAGGGAGATGCTTTTGCATCTCCCTTTTTTTATGCCATTTTTATCTCTCCTGATTCTGAAACAAGACTACTTATATGTCCTGAATCCAAGCCTATGTGAACATGCCTTGGCATTTTTGGATCAGAAGAGGCTCCAATTGTTCCTATTAGCTGTCCAAATTCAATCTTGTCACCTATAGAAACCGATGAGCTTCCAAGATGTGTGTAAAATACATTTGGATAGACTTTGCCACCATCTACTGTTACACTTATTCCGTAAACCTTCCCATCTTTAGATGGTGTTGCTTGTTTTACCTTTGTAACTGTTCCGCTTGTAATTGAGTAAACTGGAGTGCCTTCTGGAGCGCCAAGATCCCATGCATTATCTGATTGCCAATTGCCTCTAGATCTTGATTTGTGGTTCGCTGGCCCATTAGAATAGCCATTGGGAAACCAGTCTATGCCACGACCTCCTAGGATATGCTTTGCAAGCCCTAGGATGCCCTTTGAAGGCTTTGGAATAGATCCCTCGCCCATGACAGTGCCTCTGCGACCAAGAACTCTTAAAACGCCTCCTCCGGTCCCCCAAGTATATAGGCTTTTTGATTCAGCGGTAGTATGAGGAGGGTTATCCCTCTGTAGCGAATTAACTATATCGTTATACCTTCCATTTAAAAGAGTCTTTACTGTGGCACCAATTCCGTCTTCTCTTGTTGCGTAGTTTTTAACGCCTACAGAGTTATAGTTAGTACTATTGCTCCATTTTTGAGTTGTATTAAATGGATTAAATGAGGCTCTACCTCCCTCTGCTCTTCTCCACGCTTTCATAAAATCAATATTATTTTTAGTTACTGGAGCAGATATACCTTCTAATATTTTGGCATACATGTCTTCGCTTGACCCTTCGCTATAAGAGTAAGGGACGCTAGGCTGGTGACCAACTTCAGTAATCATTTCTTTTTCTTCGATACTCTTCGGTTCTTCTTTTGCAACTTCTGGTTTTTTCATTAATAGTTTTAAACTGTCATACATAGCGCTGTTATTTCCAGATGCATTTTCTTTATTTCTATAAAATTTAATAAATGAACTGACATCTTTGCTATATTCGCCGCTAGAATCAGATTGTGCAAAAATCTCCCAAAGTTTTTTTAACTCTACGCCATTTTGTCCAAATTTATCTTCTAGATCTTCCCAGTCATTAATGACTAAGATCATATTTGCTTTTTTTCTTAAGTAAGATGGAGCTTGTTCTCCATCTGCCCAGTCAGCATTATTGGAGCTTATCAACTCTGATATATCTGCTTCGTTTAAAAAATCATTAATAAGGTCTTCAACTTCATTTACTGCTTCTTTTTTTGCAATCTTTTTTAATGCATTTTTTAACAAGTTTAATGCTTTTTTCATTTTATAATCCTAATATATAATATGGCAACTATTAATAAATATGCGTTTTGTATTACAATAATATTGAAAAGATATTACTATGAATGACAAATTCAACTTAGCCGCCGCCGTGCAAAAACTTTGGATTTGTTAATTTTCAGAAAGCACGAGGTTTTTTATGCAAACAAGATTACAGGAATTAGAAATTTTTTTGAATAAAAATTTATTTTTAAAAGAAGCCAAAGAAGTCCATAGAATGGTGAGGCAAGAAAATCTTACCAAGAATACTTATGATATTATCAATAATATTAATAAAAGAATGAAGCAAGCATTTCCAAGAGATTTTGATGGCAATCCGTCTAGGATCTTTGGAAACAAATTTCTTAATCACATATTAAATAATTACAATATTTCAAAATCTATATCAAATAATAAGCTAAAAAAAATGGTATATGATTTTTCAGAAAGGAAAACATATGATATAGCACATTATTTTAGAGATGACTTTATATATAAATTTTATGTTCCTTTTATTTTAAATATTTTTAATATTAACTTTTCTGAGTTTCCAGAAATAATAGAATGGACAAGCGTAAGCATAAGTAAAATTTTTGGAAGAGCTGACTGGGAAAGTTATTATGAAGATGGTGCAAACGTAACAAGATTTATGCAAGATTTGCTGCATGAAATGCATCACGCAATAACACACCCTGTTGCATATAAAAAATTTACTGAAAAAGGATTTATTATGGGTGACTATAACTTCTTAGATATAATTGAAGAAGTACTTGTAAGCTCTATCGACAGTGTGTATAATAAAGATTTTTCTGGGAAAAAAACAGTTGATTGGGAGCAATTGGATTATATCTTAAAATCAAGATATGGAATTGAAATGCCTCTCAGTCCAGATAGTAGAGACTCTATGATAGATTTAATAGAGGCAGAGTCTAAAGAAGGCGATAGAGATAAAGATCTACTTATTGAAGATAAGCTAACTTTTGCAAAAGCTATAATTAATGAGGCATTTGATACCAATGCAGTATCATTAATTCCTACTGCAAAAAAATTATGGAAAACTTTTAGCTTTAAAAATAATGAGTCATTTCTAACAAATGAAAAAGAAAAAGCACTTATAAAGTTCCTGAAAGATGTTGATAACTCAATGCCAGAAATTGAACAAAAATTTAATGAAGTTTATGAAGAATGCATAGGATATTATTCAAGCCTATTCATAGAAGAAAACCCTGGATTACTTCAAGATGAATAACAATAGACTTAATCAATTAAGGAGATTTTTTAAATTGGCAAAAGAAAAAGCAAAAGCTGTAAAAACATATAAAGAAGTTGCAAAGCTTTTAAAGGAAAATAAAACACCAGATGTTTTTCTAGATAGCCCAATGGGATCTAAAAAAGGATTTGGAGATAAAAAAAGAGAGCTGCCATTTGACTATGGAGAGCTTTCTGAATGGATAAATCCAGCAGATAACATGGGCTGGGATATTATCTTGCCGCCATCCAATAGAGATACGAAGAATTTAAATATCATTGGAATAGTTAAGATAAAAGATGATAAAAAGATTTGGAATGAAAAAGCAGACAAGGCGCCTCCCGTTGGTAACGACAAACTTATAGTTGCTAGCAATGGAAAAATAGATCAATCAGATATAGATACTATTGAAAACTTTTTTAATGGTATGTGGCAATTTGAAAAGGTTAGATGGTTTTAATATGAAGCTTAAATTATTATTTAATTTTTTAATTAAAAATTCTTTTAAAAAAGAAGCTATGATTTTAAAAAAATCATATTTAACAAATGATATGGTTATTGTAAAAAATCTTATTGAAGATAGCAGATCAGAAGACCAAGACTATACTCGTGGCGAAGATGTTGCAAATGCAGACATTTTTATTTTTTTTAAATGGCTAAAAAATAATGATTATTTAAATCAAAGTGATATTGATAACGATTACTGGGACATTGAAATAGGTGATTATAAAGAGTATTACAAAGAATATTATAAATCACATTATTGGGAAAAAATGCAATCCACTGATCTTCCCCCATGGACTGTTCTATCATTCAACAGAATAGTAAAAGATGAGTGGTTAGTTCACTTTACTGATTATGCAAACAGCATTGCAGAAGAGGGCTTCAAATATGGCGCCCCAGATCCCTCTAGAATTGCTTACACGAGATTTGAATCAGAATCAGCAAGGTCTAGTGGAGAAGGTTATAATTTTGCATTTTTGGCAACAGACACAAAAAACCTTACTGGTAAAAAATACGGCGAAGAGGCAGTGTTATTTAAAGCAAACGGAATATTAGTTACGCACTACGGAGATAACGAGGAGCAAGTTATCTTTATTGGAAATACAGCAAGAGACATTATACCATTAATAAAAAGCAAGTGGGATGATTATATTAAAATTGGAAATTTTGATATTAAAAAGTTTACAACATTTAAAGAAGCAGTGAGATGGACAACTGCTAATTTTAATCAATATAGAAAGACAATATTAGGAGAATAAGATGGAATCAGTAAAAAGAAGCAAAGCTATTGTTGGAATATTAAAAGTAGCTACAAGTTTAGATAATTTACCACCAAAGATTGCATCCGCCGTACCGTGTTCACCTGAGCTACAATATCATATAAATCTTGGCATCCCACTTGGCAACAATATTTTCAGGATTTATTCAAAAGCCTTCTACAACCTATTTAATGAGTCAAGGGGTCTTTGGAAGGAAGGTTCTCTCTCGGTTTCCGAGAACGACGCATGGTTTTTAAAAAATGATATAGGAAAATTTGCCGAGGTCGATGGCAATTTGGTACCATTGGATCTGCCAATACCACTAGAGCTGTACGAAGAAAGTTTTATGAATAAGACCGCCGCAGAAAAAAAGAAGCACAAGCTAAATAGCCCAAGAAGGGTCCACAAGGGAGATCCAGGCTATGGAAGAAAGAAGTTTATTGTTCATGTAAAAGATCCATCTACTGGAAACGTAAAAACTGTAACATTTGGTGATCCAAACCTTTCAATTAAAGGAAATTCTCCAGAAAGAAGAAAATCATTTTTAGCAAGACATAATTGCGATAGCCCTGGACCAAAGACAAAAGCAAGATACTGGGCTTGTAATATACACAGATACAAGGAGCAGCTTGGACTATCCTTTGAAGGAAGATGGTAGGCCGTACCATCAAAGTACTAATAACAATGTAATTACTCGATCTTTTTCTAGGCATGTCCCACTAGATGAGCTGAAGTGGCATAGGGATGAAAAAGATCGAGTAATAAAAGTTTTAAGCGGAACTAATTGGTTCTATCAAATGGATAATTCTATGCCAATAAAGATGACTGTTGGTATGGAGTTTTTTATTCCAAAGAATTCATGGCACAGAGTGATTGCCGGAGTGGACGACCTTACAATCCAGATTATCGAGGATTAAAAAAAAGGTGATCCGGGTTTTATTCCGATTATAGGTTGGTGGGCAAGAAGGCCCACCAAAAGGGGAAGTGTCCGTATGGACTGTGTACTATCCTAACCAGGCAGTCAATCTAGCTCTTAAGAATAATCATGTCTTTCATCTTGCGGCCTGGGCAAGAAAGGGAAAGTCATACATTTACGGCGTTAATTCCGAGAAGTGCTCCGCAAAGTTTGGAAGAAAGTATAGTGATGGCTCCACGGGCTATCACATGCACGCCGAAATGGATTTGATAAGGGCTCTAAAGGGTGAGAAGGTGACTGAGATTTATGTCGCCAGATTTACCGCACATGGCGGAAAGCCTACTATGGCTCGCCCATGCAAATACTGCCAGCACTTTATTAAAAAGTATGGCATTAAAAAAGTGTATTATACAAATTGGGATGGAAAATGGGAGCTTATGCGTATGTGATAACGAATCCAGTTTATGGTGTAGGGTGTCCCATTGGGATCTTTTCAGATGAAGATGTTGCAAGGCAAGTTGCTGACGAGCTAATATATGAGGCTCTAAAATCTGATTTCGACAATTCTGAAATGAAATATTTGTGTGATACACAAGAATATATGGACTATTCTTCTCTAATAGAATTTGATTATTTTCTTTTGCAAAATAATTCCAAAGAAAAATATGATTTTATTCTAAAAGAATTTCACTGTGGAAGCTTTATAGTGTCTGATGCCTACGATCTATTGGTAGAAGCTTATAATGATAAAAAAATAGATATTCCAAGTAGAAAATTTCTTAATGCTTTTGCAAATAAATTTATGCCAGATTTTTTTAAAATTTTCAAAACACCAGTAATAATGTAGAGGTTTTATGGGAAGTATGTATCTAATTGTGGAGTTAGGCTGGGAATATGATGATAACTACTATTTTAAAACAGATAGTACTATTCCAGTAGAGATCTATACTATGCTTGAGTTGGCAGAGATGGGTCTTGAAAGATTGACTGTAAAGCATGTAAGAAGCGGATTATTGCAATCGTCTGCTAGTTTTGTTTCAAATTTTACAGCTAACTATGATCGCCCAATTCTTGATGAGGATTGGGCTGCTGAGTGCGAAACAAAATATAACATTAAATTTACAGAAGAGCACATTCCTTATACAGTTGGAAGAAAAGACTCGGTAGCTGAATTAACTCCTGATTCTTTTTATCTTGAGTTTATTGATCAATGTGATATTAGATTTTATGAAATCGTTGAAATTGAGGTGGTGGCATGAAAGCAAAGATGTATATAATTAATGAGCTTGGATGGGAATATAATGACGAATACTACTATAGAAGTGGCAGTGGTGGAGGAGCTGCCACTGAAGCTTATACGGATTATGATTTAGCCATTATTTCGGCACAGAAAAAGACAGCCGCAGCAATGAGAGAAAGATTTGAGAAGGACTCATTAGGTTATGTAGAATCTCATATGACATATGGCGGAAATGAATGTTTTGATTTGGACCCTCTTTGGATTGCTAAGTGTAAAAATATCTATAATATAGAATTTAAAGAAGGATATAATGACATTATGTATCCTACTACTATTGGAAAAAACACAGTTGTAGATGCACCAGATGATTTTTATATTGAATTTGCAGACCAGGCAGATTTTAAGCTTTTTGAAGTTACAGAAGTTGTCTTGGTTGCTTGAAAAATGAAAGGATTTATTCACGCATCTGTATCAGCAAGAGAGCATGGCGGAAAACCCTCTGATTATCAAGAAATTCATGAATTTCTTGATATGTCAAAGATTGCCTATGCTGACACTAGGCATAGAGCCATTCTGCATAATACTCTTGGTCCATTTATTGCAGAAAAAGTATTTGGAGTAGATCATGTAAAGCTTGACTCACTAAAAGAAAAGTGGGGATGGACAGAAGATGAGGTTGCAGATATTCTTAGTTTAGCTAGAAATAAATCTGGAACTGTAATTAGAAATTCAGATGATGTTTCCATATCTGTGCGTACAATTGCAGAAGAACATATCATCCAAGACATGGGAAAGATTCCAACATTACAAGATTATCTTCAAGATATGCCATTTTATGGTTGGCTTGGACATGGTGAGCGTCCTCTTAAAAAGATAATTTTTAAACAGCAAACATAAAACTTTATATTTGTTGAATTACACCGTCTGCATAGGTAGCATACACACATGCGCGTGTGCGCTACCTATGTATGGAGATGCTATGACTACAAATATAAAGTTTTTATCAGTTAGAAGATTTGCAAATTTAGAGTGGGAAGTCTTTGAAGATGAGGTTAGCGATATTTTTATAGCTATTCTTCATAAAAAATCATTATGTCTGGAAGACAAAACCTGGGATGGTTTATGGTCTAAGATTTTAGACTCCTCAAGAACTTTGCAAAAGACTTAGGAGGTTTAAATGTCAGATAGTTTTAGAATAAATTGGATTGAGCAAAGCAAGACACAAGTAATTACTTGTGTCACAGGATATCAATATCAAATTGATGACTTTAAAAAAACATTTTTAAAGCAGTATCCTGTTGATAAATATAAGACAAAAGTTGGTCCAAAGTTAATTAATTCAGATAATACAATAACAATAACATTTATTAGGGAGAAAAGTTAAGTAATGCGAAATAAGTCATATTCGAGATCTTCAATGAATACTGTGCCCACAAAAAAGGGTTCAAGTAAGTTCCATCCAAACGAGGAAGACATGTATATTAATGATTCCTTGATGGAAGATGATGAAGATTTTGGCGATGAATGGGATGACATGCAGGATTCTGTAACATTCGATAAGCAAAGAATTAAGATTGATAATTCAATTAAGAAGAGTGGAGATAGAATTAAATGAGCACGTATGACCTCGTTGATAATGCTTGTAAGAACTACAAGGTTTTATCACACGAAGATCAATTTAATCTATTTGAAAAGTGGAAAGAAACAGGAGATAAAAAGTATCTAGACAAGCTAATTCTATCTAATATGAGGCTAGTAGTTTCTCAGGCTAAAAAAGCAAGCCTCTCTAATCCTAATATAATGTATGAAGACCTCCTACAGGAAGGTCTTGCGGGTCTATTGCAAGCTGCTGCCAAGTTTGACAGTCAAAAGCTAGACGCAGTGTTCATAACCTATGCGGGGTGGTGGATAAATGCTTATATAAAGAAGTTTGTTATGTCAAACAAATCTATCATTAAGCTTGGATCTACCACTGGCAGCAGGGCTTTGTTTGCAAATATGGCAAAGGCAAAGGCGCAAGCAGAGTCGATGGGCTTAGATGGAAGATCTCTAAATGAGAAGATCGCAGAAATTGTAGGTGTGAAAGTAGAAGAAGTAGATCAGATGATGATAGCTCTACACGGTTATAGTGTAGAGCTTGATAAGCCTGTCCTACAAGGAGATGGGGAGAAGACTACGAAGCTTCAAGATACAATCTCTGATGATGCAAAAAGCATAGAATCAATGTTCAAGATCTCATCGGAAGATGAGTACATGACTCTTCTTTTCGATGGCATCGAGGCTTTGCCGGAAGATGAGAAGGAAATTATAAAGGCAAGATATCTATCTGGTGAGCCAGAGACTTTGAGAAGTCTTGGAAAAAGACTTCACATGTCAAGAGAATGGGTTAGAAAGCTTGAAATTAGAGCTCTTGATCGTCTTAAGAAATTTCTAGGCAGAGAGTTTGAAGTAAGAGAGTATTGATATACTAATTTTTATAAGCCTATTATGATTAAAGAATTAATAAAACTAAAAGCTGCACTTAAAAATACAAATGCAGAATATAGCATAAACAGGATTATAAAAATCTCACAGTCAGAATCTGATCAGATAGATTTGGCTAATTACGAAGTCGTTTATAGTAAGCTGGCTGAAATAATGCCGGCTATTAGTGCAGATGAGATATTGCTAGTTTTAGGATCAAATATTGAAAAGTCAGAAGACTTAAAAGCTTTAGGATCTCAATATCTGGATATCGAAGATGGTGATACTTTTGAGGAAGCTTTTAGCAAAGCCTCTGGAGGATCTGAAAATGATTCAGATGTTCTAAGGAATATAGCAAGTGTAGTCTTAAGGCATACAAAAGATGTATAAAATAAAAAAAGGAATTCACCCATTCCTGATAGAAGGAGATTACCAAAGTTCAAGGTATTTTGATGATGAGGGAAATGGAACTATCTTCTTGACAAAAGAAGTAGATGATATTTTTCTTTCAAGAGTTTTATCAATTGATTTGTTTACAATTGCCTCGAATAGTGCTAATAAACTAGCATTTGTGAGCTACGAGTTATTTTTTGTTGACTTCATGTTATCCAGGTTTATAATGTACGGGTACGAAAAAGAAAACTTTAACGAGATGTTAAAACTGGAGGCAGATTTGTCTAGCAATGTAGGTTTGAAAATTGAGGTTAAGGAAACAAAATCTGAGATGGTAAACCATCCAGATCATTACGGTGGTGCAAGTAATCCATATGAAGTAATAAAAATTATTGAAGCACTAAATCTTTCTTTCCATATTGGAAACGTTCTTAAGTATATTTTAAGAGCAGGAAAGAAAAACTCAGAGTTAGAAGATTTAAAGAAAGCTAGATGGTATCTAGATAGATATATAGAGATGGTTGCCAGCAAAGATCAAAAATAATTGGAGTAAAGATGAAATTAAAGAAAGGTGTAAAAGTTGATGATCATGGCCATGACGAAGAGGGTGATGAAGATTCATCACCAGATTCTGGCGGCGGAGTAATTCTGCCAAGAGATGAGGAGCTTAGACTTCTTGGTCTATATGGAGAGATTGAGGAGGGTAAGGTATCGCAACTAATTGGTGCCTTAATTGATATGTCGGAGCCCTCAGCATTAAACGCAGAAAAAGATACTGTAGAGCTACCAGAAGCTGATAGAAAAATCAGGCCAATCGAAATGTTGGTTTCTACCCCTGGCGGAAATGCAGATGATATGTTTGCCCTTTACGATGTAATGCGAGTTGTTAGAGAGAAGTGTGATATTGTAACTTTTGGATTAGGAAAAGTTATGTCAGCAGGTGTTCTGCTATTGGCAAGTGGAACAAAAGGTAAAAGAAAGATTGGAGCTAATTGCAGAGTAATGATTCACTCTGTTATGGCTGGAAGTCAGGGATCAATCCATGATATTGAGAATGAAATGGAAGAGATCAAATTCATGCAGAGCGCCTATATTAGGGCATTGTCTGCTGAAACAAGCATGACCGAAAAGAAGCTTAAGTCAATGATAAATAAAAAAGTAAATATTTATTTATCAGCAGAAGAGGCTGTTAAGCTAGGAATTGCAGACATTATAGTATAATAAAATTAGCCGGTAAAGGTTTTTTGCTGTTTCCCCTTTTTTATTGCAAGCAAAGCAGAACAGCGTCAGTTTGCAGACGGCTATATTTTTATACCTCTAACATAGAACGGAGATGTAAGATCCCAATTATTGTTTGCCATTATCTTTTCAAATTCTTCCATTCTATATATTGTTTTTCTAACAAGTGGATTTGGAGATGATAATAGCCATTTCTTTCTTGCAGCAACATAGGCTTTAATCCATGCTTGCTCACTCCCACCCATTGAAGGTGGGACTTCTGGGAATTTACCTCTTATTATATTTACATTTCCGCTTCCACTATGTATGCTTGTATCGTAAAGTACAAGCATACCTATTGCTGTTTGTAGTCCGCATTTTTTGTAATGTTCAAATGCAGGATTCCAGTAATGAGAATCGAATATGTCATCTTGAATCTGTTGCATAACAGGGTCAGTTCCAGCAAGCTTTAAAAGCTCTATTAGCTTTTTGCACCAGTCTGGTGATGATTTTGTTGAGCTATATTTTGCAGAGGCGCTATCTCTAATGTATGTAGAGTATGGCTTTAGCTGTTCTGAGTATTTTCCTCCAGCTTTGCAATACGCGTTAAAGATAAGATCAAGTGTGCCAGACTTATCAGTTGATTGATGTTTTCCATATGAAATGCCGGCCCCATCACTAAGTATCGAGCATGTTGAATATGCCGCTGTAGTTGGCACTCTGCCTGTCTCAAATATAGATAAAATCTTATTTATTGTTTCTTTTTTTTCTGAATCCATAGTTAACTTTATAATATTAGTAGCAATATATTAATTATAATGCCCTAAGTATGGCTATTGTAAAAAAAATAAAAGAATCATTAATTGATAATAAATACGACTGGAAGCATAAAAGATCAAGTAAGTGGCCAGCAGTAAGGAAGTCTTTTCTGGAAGAAAATCCAACTTGCGCATTTTGCGGCGGAAAAGATAGCCTAGAAGTTCATCATATAAAGCCTTTTCACTTAGATCCATCTTTAGAATTGGATTTATCAAATCTTGTAGCACTATGTGAGTCTAAAAAATATGGCGTAAATTGTCATTTATTTTTTGGACATTTAGGTAATTATAGGCGAGAAAATACCTCCATATTAGAAGATATAAAAATATGGAGGACAAAATTTAAAAAAGAGGATTGATATGAATACATTGTCTCCATTAGATTCTAGATACTCAGAAGATACAAAGTGGATAAAATCATTCTTTACAGATGAATCCTTAACTTATCTAAAGTTACAAATTGAGCTTGATTATTTTATTTCATTGCTTAATAAATTTAACATAAAGTATGATAATGATGTCATTTGTGATTTAAAAATAGAAGAATCAGATGTTCTTTTGGCAAAGAAAATTGAGAAGGAAACGAATCACGATATTAAGGCCATAGAGTATGCTCTAAAGGAAAAGCTTAGTAAAGCTGTAGATGAGAAGTATTTATTTCTATTGCATTTTGGCTTAACAAGCCAAGATATTAACAGCCTTGCCACATCCATTACAATGGAAAGTTTTATTCCAAGCTATATTAATGAAATTAAATCATTAAAAAATCTAATTGAAAAAATTGCAAATGAAAAGTTTGACCTGCCTATGATGGCAAGAACACATGGACAGCCAGCCGTAGTTACATCTTTTAAGAAAGAACTTCTAGTTTATTCATACAGGCTTGATAATCAGTTGAAAATTCTTTCTGATAATAAAATTTATGCAAAATTTGGAGGAGCGGTAGGAAACCTATCGGCGCACTATTTTGCATATCCTGATGAAGATTGGGATAGTTTTATGGATACCTTTGTAGGTATGTATAAAATACAAAGACACAAGCTTACCACACAAGTGGACGGTAATGACTGGCTTGCATTAATGTTCTCTATATGTGCCAACATAAATAATATCCTTATAGATTTCTCAAGAGATATGTGGATGTATAATTCTTATGGATATTTGAAAATGGAGACTTTAAAAAATGAAATTGGATCTTCAACAATGCCTCAGAAGATAAATCCAATAAATTTTGAGAATGCAGAGGGTAATTTGGAATTTGCAAATTCTATTTTTGAGTTTATGAGTAGAAAGCTGCAAATATCAAGAATGCAAAGAGATCTTACAGACACAACTGTAATGAGAAATGTAGGTATTCCATTCGGCCACTCTTTGGTTGCCTTTTCTTCCTTAAAGAAGGGCTTGTCAAAAGTAAGCGCAAATTTAATTGCGATTGAAAAAGACATTAGAGATAATCCATCAATTATTGCCGAAGCTATTCAGATCTGTTTAAAAGCAGAAGGTCAGCATGATGCCTATGAAATGGTAAAAGAAGTCTTTAGGAGTCAAGATTTCAGAGAGTCTCATTTGAAAGATTTTTTGGAAAAAATTTGCAGCGAAAATAGCAGACTTTCTAATTCTGCAAAATTAAAGTTATATGGATTGTTTATTAATCCATCTAGCTATACAAATATTTAATAAAATAATATGGAGATTAAATGAGTCTAGATATTGATGACGAACTCGACGAAGATCTAATAGAGGATTTTTCAACGAAAAAAGCTAATTTCTTATTAAAAGATTTCTTTGGAAGAGAAATAGACATTGGTGACTGCTTTGTAACTATTGCTGGTATTAGGCATAAATATTTAGCAACTGGAGTTTTAACTGGTTATAAAGTAACAAATAAGCAAATTAGGGTCTATTACAAACTTTATTCAAATTTAACGCGGGGAAAGTATTTTCTATATGGAAAGATGGAAGAGATTAATGCAGAACTTATAAAAATAGAGAATGTAGAATTTTTATTGTCTCAAGATAAATTTGTTCATTTATATAAACTTTACTTAGAGGTTCAAGATAAATTGAGTGCTAATGGTGTAAAATGATATATGTTTTAAAATCCCCGACAAATACTCTATCCTTATTTAAAGTTGAAAATAATACAGATATAGTTGGAAATGATTATTCGGAAGATCCGCAATCAGAAAGCGACCCATTTAGGTGGGCCTCATATGGAAGAGAATCATCGAAAGTTGGGTGGACTGTATGCAAATTATTTAAGACAAAAGAGGAAGCTGAAAAATATGTACCAAAATATAAAGACTGTAATAATAAATATTGTGACTATAAATTTTCAGCTCAAACAAAAGCGCTTGGTATATTAAAGGAGTCATGAGATGCTAAATATTGCTACAAAATATAACTATTCAATAGTTAGTAATATAATGGATGCAAATGCCGTAGATCAGCTAAGGCAGGATAGATCTTATGTAGAAAAAATATTCTCTAATTCTAACTTTGATGATTTAGTTATTATTGAAATTATAAAAGATATCTATGATTATTCATTTAATTTAAGATCAGAAATTGTTTCAAATATGGAAGAGTATCTTCCTGACAATGTTATTTCTATCTCTAAGGACGGCAGTTTTGTAAAAAGAAAATGTAATAATACTTACAAAATTCCAAAAACTAATTGCATTGTATACTCTGCATACTATGGTTTTGTTATAGACAAGAATAATATTTCTTTATTTGATAACTTTATCAATGCTATTAAAATAAAAGAAAAACCAATTCTTGATGAGAGCAACCTGAATTCTGTTATTTGGAATGAAAAAACAGAATCCATGAGGAAAGATGTGTTGTTTTTTTCAAGGTCAAAAAACTGGTTCACACTTAGAGATCTTCCCTATGCTAGATCATATTTACTTTATGGTCCACCAGGAAATGGAAAGACTTCTGTAATTAGAGCTATATCAAAGTACTACAATAGACCTGTAGAATCATTTTCATTTTCTGGAAAATATGAAGATCCAGATAATGAATTTTCTAGATGGATGCTAGGAGATTTGGAGACAAGAAAGCCTCCATACTCATATGCTGTTCCAGAAATTCCAATTTCTTTTGAAGAAAGTGCTCCACCAAGGATTGATAAAAATATCACGACAGCAAAAAATATAAGAATTCTATTGCTAGAAGATATTGACAGATACTTTTCAAAGGAAGAGAGTTTTAAAACACAAGTTTCTCTGTCTGCAATATTAAACTGTCTTGACGGCGTAACACAAAGAACAAATTCTATATTAATTGCAACAGCAAATGATCCGAAAAAATTAGATCCAGAAGTCTTACTAAGGCCTGGAAGATTTGATATGAGAATACCATTTGATTGTCCAACTGAAGATACAATTTCTGAGTATTTAATCAAGCTCTGCAACAATGATTCTGTTACTGAAGATTGCACAAAAAAGGTTGCAAAAATGGTAATAGGCCACTCTATGGCCTTTGTGAAAGGTATCTTTTTAAATGCAGCAAACAAAGCATTTTCAAAATCAAATTATGCAGAAGATATCTCTTTAATTAGAGATGATGATATAATGGAATCTGCAAATGAAATGTTGTCAAATCTTGGAAAGCAGGTAAAGGCAAACAAAGCAGGTGTCGGCTATTACTAGCGGCTATATTTGCGCTATTTATCCAGCCAGTAGTTTTTTACTACTGGCTGTTTTATTTTATTGACACCAGTAATCACCTGGTTAAAATGACCGCGAACCAATAAAGGGCGAACATAGGAAATGAGCAAAATAGAGCAAGCTCCGCTGAACGACACAATACGATGTATTAACAAATTCTGCGATGTAGTTATTCATCCAGCCGTATTCTCTCCTAGCAATAGGGATAGGAGGATTTTGCTAAAGAGCACAGAGCAAGGGCATGTCTCATTTCCAATAGAAAAGAAGCTCGCTATAGCCTGTTTGTCTTGCGGACAAGCTCAAGTAGTAGAATACTATTCCTCAATTCAAGAATATCTTGAGAAAGCAGAAAGTATAATTACTTTTTATTTAGATATTGATGGATGGCATAAAGAATACCTTGCATCAGTAGATAAGGAAAAATTTATCAAAACAATAATAGACCAGAAATAAAATGAAAAATTCTCAAAATATTGATCCAAATCTATTTATAGAAAATAGTCGATATGGTAAAAAACAATTAAAGATAAAATCAGAATTTATTAATGCCTATTTTTATAAATACAGATCTGATCTTCTTTCGCATTTTGAAACTCTAAATATAGATATATTTGATGTTTCTAAAGCTATGATTGATATAGTAAATACATCACCGGATACTTTTTTTGAACTTTGCAAATATAAAAGTTTTCATGATCTAATCGAAAATTTTGATTCTTTTATGGAAAAGATGGTGTCTAATGAATTAGACACAGTTTTTGGTGGAAAAGATGCAATATTTGATTTGATCAATAAAAAGATTGAGAAAAGAAATATTGAATATGAGATTTTTAAAAAATCAGAAGAAAAAGTTAAAAAACTTATTGCACAATCCTCTAGGCAAAAGCTAATTCATTTTGCTCCAGAATATAAACACTATAATGGGGATATTATTAAAAATGCTCTTATATGTTTTGATACATTGTGGATATCAGAAAATGAATTTGGAAGAGCAATTATTCCAAATTCAAAAGTAGATAATTCATCAAAATATAGAGTATCCTCAAACATAGAATCTGTAAATAGTTCATTCTTTATTAAGAATAAAAATTACTCTGTTATGGGTTACGGTGAAGTTTCATTTGATTCTAATAGAATAGACTTCTATGAAGAGTGTGATGAGTTCATCAAAATTTCTAGAGAATTTAATGATTTAACAAGTGATTTAGAGTTTTTCTCTCGTTTTCTTATAATTATTTATTCAAGAATGGTTCCAAAAAATAATTATTTTGCACTATTTAAGCATAAAGATTATAAATTTTACGTTCATATGTCTACGAAGGGTGGATGGGGATCAATTTACACCGAGGATGAAATTTCTTCATGTTAGTGAAAAATAGTATAGCATACAATGATACATATAAATGCAGTAAATGTACAAGGTTACTGCATCCATCTTCTGTTTCAATTTGCCGAACTAACTGCAGGGTTTTTGTAAAAGTTGACGAGGATGGAGCTGTAGTTGAGCCTTTGCAAAAGTTATTATTAGCTAGATGTCAAAAATGTCTAACAGTTCAAGCTGTAAAATACGTAGATTCTGTCGAGAACTACCTCAAAGAGGTAGAGTACGATATTCTTCTTAATCTGGAAGATTCTGATTGGGAGAGGGAATATGTTGCAAGCACGGAAAAAGAAAAGCTGTGCAAAAAATGGGAAAATACCTACCTTGATAAAAAGGGGCTATGATGACAGATAGCAAAGCAATCTCATACGTTATTGATGATGATTTTTCAGGTGAAAAAACTCTAGCACCAGAAATCTTTGATTCTTATATTTGGGAACTTGAAGATGTAGATTTAAAAAATAAATTACTAAAGGTTAATATAAAAATTAAGCTTAGGTCTTATACATATATTTTGGGAAAATATAAAAACTTTTTTATAAAATACTCTAAATATAAAGATATATATGATATGGCAAAAAATCATGAAGAAATATTACTTGCAGTAAAAGACAATAAAACAGAAAATCTTTTTACTGAAAAAGGTGTAATTTTTAAGGCTGCCTTAGATGCTCTTGCCAATTTTAAAAAATCTAAAGCAAATTTTTCAGAAAAAAACAAAAATGTTAAAGATCTGATGAAGAGAGAGGGCAAAAAAGGCGATATTATTAATATCTTAAATAAAGATGGTAAAACATTAAAATTTGAAAAATATACTATAGGTGTGGAAAATTATTATTTTGAATATGATATACAATCACCAAGAGAGATTCCAGATCGTGAAAATCCAGAATATTGGGTTGTTGCTACTGGTATTGATATAAAGGATGTATATGAGCCATGGCACTCAAGAAACTCTGAGTGTTATGCGATTGATGGATACAAATTTGTGCAGGAAGATATAAAAGTAGGAAATGTAAAAAAACATAAGGAGTGTTATGAGTTTTCCAAAGCTATGAGAGAATTCTATGATGCACTCAAAGAGGTTGAATTCTTCTCAGTAATAATTCCATTTATTTATATGGAAAAACATATAAACAAAGCTTTTTTTGGCTTGTTTAAGCATGAAGATATTAAATTATTCTTACATACTAGGGGAGATTACACGTCAGGATTCTTATATACAGAAGATGATTTAGCGTCTATTAATTAATATTTTATATGTTATGCAAAATATAGAATTAATAACCATTTATCATAAAGATTTCAAAAGAAGCCTGGAGACTTACAAAGTCTACTGCAAGAAAAATAATATATCATTGATTCAGCAGGAGCTTGACTATCCAGCTTCCAATTCTGATTATATTCCAATAATGCTTGGAACACTATATTCTACTTTATTCAGTTCAAAAGCTGAATGGGTAATTGTATGCGGACCATATACAGCTATAAATAACCTTGATTACGATATTAGTAATATTACATATTGCGGAAGTGATATAGTGCTATCCGCTCCAAGTAAAGATTCAAAAATATTAAATCTTCATTTTCTTGCAATAAGAAACAATGATCAAAATAAAGTACTGCTAAGAAAAATTTTAAGCATAGATAACTCCATAACAACATTTGAGTTATGCGCTGCGAAAAATTCAAGAGATATGCAGGCTTATTCTCAAGGCGTTATAAACCTATTAAATGCAACAAAAATAAAATATTCAATTTTTACTATTCGTGATTTATTTTATTTTAATAGTTCTATAGCTCCAATGAAAGAGTTCTTTTTAGCTTCATATGGAGACGATGATCTTAGTCATGAGTCTAGATATGTAAATATGGAAGTTCCTGTATCTATTGATACAAAGGATATTGAACTAGAAAAAGACTACGGATCTGATACGTGTATTGTTTCTCTGTATACAGAAAATATAAAAACACAAGGAAGGCTTTCTGCAGAGTCAATAAAATTTTATTGTGATCATCATAAAATATCTTATAAAATTTACAACTTTGCAATACTAAGTAATCAGCCTGGGAACTGGTCAAAGACTTTTGCAATAAACGAAGTACTTAAAAAATATGAAACTGTTATATGGGTTGATTCTGATATTGTCTTTACAAACCCAGAAAAATCTATAGTAAATATAGCAAAAAATTTTGATCATAGCTTTATTGTATGTAAAGATCCATCATTAGAGCATTTTTTTAATTCAGGCTTTATGATATTTAAAAAATCAGATTTTTCAAAGAAGCTCTTAAATCAAGTGTGTTCTGATATAATAATTGCCGGAGATAAAAGCTCAGTATACGCCTTTGGAGGCGATCAAACAATGCTAATAAATAGATGCAAAGAGTTTGGAACTGAGAATAGAGATTACCTAAGACTGCCTGAGTCAGTATTTAATTCCCATCCTGTAAACTGGAAGGAAAGAGATATGACAATGCACTTAATGGGATATGGCGGATATTATAGAGAAAAATATATGAGATATCTTATAAATAAGTATAACTCAAAGGAATAAAATGTCAAATAAAATACCCTCTTATGAAGACTTCTTGATAGAAGTCGAAAGGAAGAATATTGTTATGTTTTCTCACCCAACCATACCTAATTTGGTTGGGTTTAATTACTTAGATTCTGTTACTTATGATAAAAAATGGAATAATGTAAATATATGGGCAAGAGGCATTGTCTTTCACAACAAAAAGTGTATAGCAATTCCTTTTACAAAGTTTTTTAATATTGAAGAAGTTGACTCTTCTTTTATGGAAAGAAAGGTATCCTTTGCTCAGGAAAAAGAAGATGGATCATTAATAATTTCATTTGTTATAGATGGAGATGTTCATTTTTCAACAAGAGGATCTTTTGAATCTAGCCAGGCAAAGATGGCAAAAGAAATATGGAACGATAGGCATGATCTTTTTGCTGACAAGAATTTTGTAAAAAACAATACAATGCTATTTGAGCTAGTGGGACCTTCAAATCGAATAGTATGTAGAAGGCATAAAGAAGACAATCTTATACTTTTATCATCTATAAATATAGGGTCTGGCTTAGAACTAAGCCAATCAGGATCTGATCTACTAGCAGATTTGCTCGGATGCAAGAGGCCAAATACATACTTGGTAAAAACTCCAAAAGATATCTATGCAATTATAAAAGCAAATAATGACCCCAATTTTGAAGGAATAGTTGTAACCTTAGATGATGGATTTAAATTAAAAATAAAATCATTAAAGTATTTTGAGCTTTCAAAAGCAATATCTAGTTTAAACTCTGATCATTACATACATGATATTTGGCAAGATTACGAAATATCTGGTTTAATTGATTTTAAAAAGTTTTTTATTCCTGATGAGTTTTACCCAGAAGTTATTCAAAAGATAACAGATATCTCATTTGAATTTAACAAACAAGCATCAAAATGGGATAACTCTTATAACTTTTTATTATCTATAGTTAAAACAGGAAAGAGTAGAAAAGAAGTTGCTATTGATAATCCAGATTTAAGATGGATGCTTAGTGACGCCTTTTCTGGAAATGAAAAAATTTCAAATGAAAAATATATAAAAGTATATAGAAATGGTTTCTTAAAGTGAATAGAATATCTTGGAATACATTATGGATAAATATGGCAAATCTTGTTTCATTAAGATCTTCTGATGAAAAAACAAAAGTTGGATGCATAATAGTTTCAGAGGATAATACAAGAGTTTTGGCTCTTGGATATAATGGCGATGAAAAAGGCGGTAAAAATAAAAGAGCATCTATGTATCCTGGTGAATCAGGATTTATTCATGCGGAAGTTAATGCTCTAATAAAGCTAGATTATGGATCAAATCATAAAAAAATAATGTATGTCACACATTCGCCATGCGAAATGTGTGCCAAAGCAATTATTAATGCAAATATAAATAAAGTTATTTATAATGAATTATATTCAGAGGAAGGATTGAATATATTGGAATTGTCCAATATTGAAGTTGAAAAAATAAAATTAGAGGAATAAATGCAAAAAAATAGATATGGATATGCCTGTATAAATATGACCCTGTCTAATAATGTTCCGGCCAAAAACAAAGTTACTACAAATAGGACTATGATAAAAAAGACCTTCGATGAGAAGGGTATTAAATATGCCTCCAAGTTAGCTTTGCAAAATTGTGAAGACTTGGTTAAAATTATAAAATGGAATCAAATTAATAATATTAAATTTTACAGATTAAGCTCTGACATATTTCCATGGGCTTCACACTATGAGATAGATGATATGCCAGATATAGAGGAAATCTCTGCTAATCTAAAGTTGGCCGGAAATTTAGCTAATTCATATGGACAAAGGCTTACATCACATCCTGGTCCATTTAATAAGCTATCGTCTCCATCTGAAAGTGTAGTATTAAACACTATTAAGGATCTTGAAAATCATGGAAAGATCTTTGATTTAATTGGTCTATCACAGACTCCTTATAATAAAATTAATATACATGTTGGCGCAGCTTATGATGACAAAGCTGTAGCGTTAAATACGTTTTTAACAAATTTTGATAGATTATCAGATAGTGTTAAAAAAAGATTAACAGTGGAAAATGATGATAAAGAAGGTCTTTATTCTGCTATAGAGCTATATAAAGATATATATTCAAGATCTGGAATTCCAATTGTATTTGATTACCATCATCATAAATTTTGCAGCGGAGGTCTAAGCGAAAAAGATGCTTTAGAGCTATCTCTTAGTACATGGGGATCTATAACCCCTGCCACTCATTATAGTGAATCCAGATGTGATCATTATAATGATGGATCAAAACCACAAGCTCATTCTGATTATATCACAGGTCTAATTAATACCTATGATTATGAATTCGACTGTATGATCGAAGCAAAAGAAAAAGAGCTAGCTTTGATCAACTACACAAAGCTAATTTTGCCCGCAAGAATGGAATCTTTCTAGGCGGCAAAAAAAAATATTGCCGCCTAGAAATGCCCGACTATACTATAGTCGTGGACGGGGTCCACGAGCGAATTAACAAATAAAAATTGGTGATTAAAATGGATTCACAAGATAGATGGGAAGATGAACTACCAAACGGTTGGGATGAGCACTTCTGCTTTAATATCGTAGACTTTACACCAGGCTCAAGAATGGCTGCGCAAGTCTATGGTAAAAGAGAGTGGGGTAATGTAGTTTCTTCAGACCAAAATTACCTTACAGTAACTTATCGAGCTGACTCTGGTGCAAGAAAAACAGTCGGAATAAACAGTATTGTATATTTGGACTGGTAATGTCAAAAAATATCCTTTCTGAGAAGGAATATATTGAGCTAATAGAATCATTGTCTAAAGTTCTCAAAGATGCAAATTTAAATGGTATGCAAAAAACAGATGTGCTAGCAATAATGCTGCTAGGTCACTTAGCCGTAATAAGTGCAGAGCATGGAATTAAGGTTGCAGAAATACTTGCAACAGTTCCAGGTCTATTAGGTTCAAGAGAGGATACTACTAAGAAGATTGAAGACAAGGAAGAGGGTACTGCCGCAAAAATTAACTTCAGAAGCCTAAAGCGGCTAGGCGTTATTAAAGATCACTGGGGACTAGATCCCGAATTGCTAAAAAACAACCACTAAGGAGATAAAAATGTCAAACACTGTACAAACCACTCAAGCAAAAATTGTTTCTAAGACCAAGTCAACCAAGGGCGCTCAATTCTCTATTGTTAACGGCAATCCTGCAAAGGCTGCTGGTAGCAACAACCTCACTATCACTATGAAGTCTGAAGACTGGAGAATTGTTGATCCAACCGTAAGAATGAACATCCGCGAAGCCAGAGCTTTGAGAGCCTTCCTAAATGAGGCTTTGAGCGAAGATGTAGATTCAGCAGAGTAAAAAACACAAACAATATTAAGGCAGGCGTAGAAAAAACTACGCCTGCCTTAATATTAATGGAGGTTTAATGAGAAAAGTACATTGGGTATCAAAGTCAAGTGATAAGAAAATAGGTGAAGTTTTAGCAAGCTACTCTCCATTGGAATCATGTCCAGATTCATGTCAGTTGAAAACTGGAGGCTGTTATGCGTGGGGCTTATTCTACCTTAGAAATTTAGGCAGAAAGATATCCAATGGAGTCTTGCAGCCAAAGTCTTTAAAGCAGGCTTTAACATCTAGGGCTAAGACTGCAAAGATTGCAAGGCATAGGGTTGCCGGAGATGTTGTTGACGATGTTGATATGACGATAAAAGAATGTGAAGAAGTTAAAAATGCCGGACTTATAAATGTTGGGTATACTCATACCTGGAGGGAGAAAAGCTCCCAGCCTCTAAAAAATTATTTTAGAGCATCATGTAATGATATAGATGACTTAAAAGAGGCTTCAAATATGGGTTGGGCCGCTACAATTATTGCAGATGGCAATGTTCCAAAATCAACAATGCTGGCTGGTAAAAAAGCAGTTATATGCCCAGCTAGACATGGTGTTCCAGGCAAGAAGGATATATCATGTAATGACTGTACCTTATGCAGGGTTGATTCTAAAACAAAAGATATAGTAGTAATGTTTAAAGTCCATGGAAATGCATCGACAATTAATGGCTCAAAAAATAAGGTTCTTTATTTTAAATGACAAAAATACTAGTAGATAGCTATAATTTAATTCATCGCTCCAGATTTAATTGGGGCGGCGGCCTAGCAGATGGCGAAAATCAGATTGTATATAACTTTTTTAAATCTTTAAAGCCAATACTAGATACCTTTTCCCCAGAAAGAGTTTACTTTATTCTTGACGGAAAGCCAAAGAAAAGGCTTGAGATGGACTCTGAGTATAAGGGTAATAGAAAGCTTGTAGATCCAACTAAAGAAGAATTAGAATATTGGCAAAGCTTTCACAAACAAAAAAGAATAATAATTGATTCAGTAAAAGAATTCTTTCCATTTATTACTGTATATCACCCAGATCATGAGTGTGACGACATACTTAATTACCTGGCAACAACTCTTTACGGAGAAAAAGTCATTATTTCTTCGGATACTGACTTTATTCAAACTCTTGATTTATCCGATAAGGTCTCTCTTTGGAATCCAATAGAGAAAGCTTATAGGCAAAGAATGGATGTTGACTATACTAGCTATAAGGCTCTTGTTGGTGACAAGACAGATAATATACCTGGTGTAAAGGGAGTTGGAAAAGTTGGAGCTGTAAAAATGCTTAAAGACAAGTCAATTTTGAATGCAAAGCTTAAAAATCCAGTATTTAAGCAGGAGTACGATCATTCATATAATCTTGTAAAGTTTGCAGATTTAAAAGAAGAGAAAGATACTATATTATTTTACAATGGTATTCTTGATTCCGATAAAATTTTCAATCTATTTGAATCATTAAATTTAAAATCAATGATAAATGAAAAATACTTTAATTCATTTATAAACACCTTGGAAAATATAAAAGATGAGTGATTATAGAATTGTTGAGTATCTATCAATAGATGACAGATCCAAAGTAGGCGTTGTATTGCGAGGTACTGATCTAACTACAAAACAAGTTTATAATAAGCTTAAGAGTGTATTTTTTGGTACATTTAATAATCAAAAAATCTTGATTCCTTTTAGTGTTATAAAAAAATCTGGCTCTAATGCTAATAACTTTATTGCACTGTCAGTAGTTGAGTCAGATGGAGTCTTATCCGCTAGAAGTGACTTAAAAAAGCTTATTGCTGATAATTCAAATGCTCTAGGAAGTCTTTCAATTGGGGCGCAATTAACATTACGTATCAATTATGATATTGACAGTTTATTTAATTATGAACAGGAATTTCATGATATGATAAATTTTGCAGTCGAATCTTGTATAGATATACATAGTTTTAAGTTGGAAAAAGTTTCCAGTCATCCAGATGAAGTTGTGCTAGCAGCAGAAATCTGTGTATTATCGCAAACGCATATAAATACATTTGACAATGTAATAGGTCTTATGGAGATAATGAAGGGAATATATAGTAACCCTATATACATTGGGGCAGTACTTTCTCATGACAAGCTTCCGCTACTAGAATTAGACTTTTCGCCATTTAGTACAAAGCGCGTTATAAACACAATAGATTGTCCGGCAGTTTTAGTTAACAAGCAGATAGTTGAAATCTCAAAAGTTCATAACTTTTTCCATAATATAATTAGTTTGTATCTAGAAGCTAATAGCAAATAGATGCTTAATTTTTATTTATGTGATTAATTAGTGTCTAAATATAAAACAAAAAGGAGTAGTAATGTACAAACATTTTGATAAATTCTATACATACCAAGGAAATTTTCAAGATATTCTTGAAGGTGTCTCGAAATCCCTTGAAAATGATAAAGCATTTAAAGATTTGGTTGATTCTTTTTCAACCAATCTCTTTAGATATAAAGAGGTTGATGGAATCTTTATTGCATCACTTGATGTTCCAGGCTGTAACAAAAACAATGTAGATGTTTCATTTCAAAATAGTTATTTAGTCGTAAAGGCTAGCCCACACAAGGGAGTGGATGCAAAGCCTGTTGCCTCTAGATTGCTACTTACTGAATCTTTGCTGGACCTTGCATCAGCAACTGCCTCAGTAGAGGATGGACTTCTCTCTGTTAAAATTCCAAGAAAAGTCAAGGCCGAAAAATCTGCAAAAGTCTCTATAAAAGTTTCATAATAAAAAGGCGGGTATATACCCGCCTTTTTTAGTTTACCATTGTCTTAAGCGCCCTATCTGCTCTCAGTCTTTCAATATCTTCTATGGTTATATAGCGTTCTGATTTATTGGTTTGTGTTTCTGAATATTCCTCAGATTTGCTCTCTTGATATAAATGATTGCCGCATATATCTTTGATAAGATCAATTGGGCTGCCAAAACTTTCCTCTACGATAGTTTCATTTGCTATCTCATACCCTATTATAGGTAGTGCTAATAGCAAATTTACCCAGCCTGTCAATGGCTTTAAAACCATTGCAGATCCTGCTGCAACTGCCAGGTCTACAACATCTAGAAATAAGTAAATAGTATTTGCAAGCATTCCTATAAAATCACTACTATATGCCTTCAAGGTTTTTGAGATTTCTAAAAGCTCTGACAATGCTTCTGGTGATTCTTTGTTTTGATTTATAAGTGTTTCTAATTTTTTTCCATTTTCCTTTACAAAATTTGGAAGTGGGATTGCAGCATTATCTATTCCCCATTTTTGCAATGGTAATGAGTATAATAATTTTTTTCCATTTTCATATGTCTCGTAAAGATTTTTACCAAATAGTATTAAATCTGTAATAATACCTATTCCCATCATACCTTTGCCAAATATATCTCCAAATGATATAGCTTCCTTTTGCAGATCTTCTTTTCTGCCACTATATTTTGATATATTGTAGAATGCCTTTATTTTATTTACTTTTGCAGTTCTTGCTTGGTAAGAGTTTTCTGGATCTATTATAGAGCCTGTAATCTCTTTAAGAGAGTTATAGATTTTTTTGATTCCGCTTGCAATACTATTATTTATCTCTTCTCCAAGTTTGTCCAAAGGCACAACGCTATAAGCGGGCTTATCGCAGGCCTCTAACAGGCTCTGCCATTTTTTCTTTTCCCCATCAGTTAATGTGTTGCCGACGTTGGCCCTCCTGATTATAATACCACTGGAGGATGCAATATAGGCTATTGCATTTTTTCTCGACAAATAATGCTTGGAGTTAGTTCTCATGAGTCAGGTCCTAAAAATTGAAAATGATTTTGTAAATAAACTTATTACACATCTTCTCCCTAAAGAATTAATAGATCCGGGGATTGTAGTAGCCGGTGGATTTCCTCTTTCTGTATTTGTAGAATACTTTATGATTAAAGATGCAAACTATGACTTGCATCTTAATATGCTACTTAAAAGTCTTGGCAAGAATAAAAGAATAAAATACGGAGATATTGATGTATGGTTAGTTGATGGTGCAAAATCTACAACTAGATATGCATTACTTGATGTAATGAGGTTATCTAATAAAGATGATATTATTGATATAACAACCACTCAAGATACTAGAGAAATGCTTATTTCTTGCATAAAGAAGAGTAAGTTTGCAACAACCTTCCTTGTAGCCTCAGAATCCGAAAAGGAAACCATTCAGGTTATGAGAAATAAGGTTACATCTGTAGAAAATCTTATTAATGAATTTGATTTGAATATTTGCAAAGTTGCCTGGAATAATAACATATTATATGTTCACCAGTCTGCTGTAGATGATTTTAGCAACTTAAAATTATCTTTCTCCGAAAATTTCAATTCAAGATTAGATGGACATCCCGGCAGCCTTGCATACAATTGCATTAGATACTTAAAATATCAATCAAGATACAATCTTGAGCCTACAAAGGCTGTGTGCGATTATATGGTGGGTTCATTAACGAAATGTATAGATCACCTAGAGGTTTCCAAGACTATAGATGAACCACTATCTATACTAGTGCCATCAATAACAAATTTAACAGCACTAACCCCTGCGACTATTAAATTTGGGACTGCAGAACCAACAACTGATACGCACTATCTTGATAAGAGAAATCTAAATGCATTTGTAAGAAGCTTTACAGCACATGATAGGGTTTTAAAACTTTTAGATCTTGAAAATATTGATAAATCATTTATATTGTTTCTTTTAAATAATGATAATTACAAAAACGTTTTACAACTTTTCTTAGATAGAAAAAATGTTAATTGCTTTATAGATAAAAAACCCTTAAACTTTTCCAGTTCTCTAGTGGAAGAGACATTTGAAAGTCTACCATTTAAAAGATTTAAAATAAAAAAATAATTTTTCATTAACCACAAATCAAGAGAGTACAAGATGGAAATCAAGAGCGCAATAGAGCTAAACAAGTTTAGAGATACAGTCGATGAGTGTGTTGACAAGGAAATGATTGAGGCCGCAGTGGGCGTACTTAATGATTTACTTACCATAAATAGACTTAAGAAGGAGATTCAGGCGCTGGAGGGTAATATGTATGACGGCGCAAGGTCTTTGTTTTATTTTCTAGCTCTTCCTCTGTCGGAAGATGAAATTGTTTTTGCTGCTGAGAGAGCAAATGGTAGGCTAAAAAGAATGCAAAGAGCAGAAGATCTAAAGAAGGAAAAGGAAGAGAAAGATAAGCTAGAGTTGAGCGAATCAGAATGATTCTGATGCTAAGTAAAATATAGAATTATTCAAAGGAGGGATCTAAATCCCTCCTTTTTTAGTTTTGGCTATATGGTATAATTGTCTAGAAAAAGGAGTTATTATGGATGAGTTTGTATCAAAATTTATAAGAGATGTTATGATAGTATTGTTAATACTTTCAATTTTTAGCACTTGTAATTTTGGTGGTAATAGTGAGATAAATACATCAGAATCATGTTGCTATAATCCACCATTGGATACTGGAATTTGCATAGATGATGGAACAAATCTAGATACATCAGAAGTTTGTTTATAAAATATATAAAGGAGAATTTATGAGTAAAGATGTAAAGTTTGCCGCAGAGGCAAGAAACGGACTGCAAGAGGGTCTTGATATACTAGCAAATGCAGTCAAAGCAACTCTTGGACCAAAGGGTAGACACGCCGCAATAGAGAGAAAATACGGACCACCTTTAATTACAAAAGATGGTGTAACAGTTGCAAGAGCTATAGATTTAGATGACAAGGTAAAAAATATGGGAGCCCAGCTAATTAAGGCTGTAGCATCTGCTACAAATGCAACCGCTGGAGATGGAACTACCACTGCAACTGTTTTGGCCCAAGCAATATACAACGAGGGAGCTAAGCTTGTTGCGGCAGGTCACAATCCAGTTTTAATCAAAAGAGGAATAGATAAGGCTACTGCCGCAGTAGTAGAAAAGCTTTCCTCAATTAGAAGTAAGGTTTCTAATGACGATGAGATTAAAAATGTTGCGATCATATCTGCAAATAACGATGTAGACTTAGGCTCTCTTGTTGGAGAGGTAGTCTCAACAGTTGGAAACAATGGAACTATAACAGTAGAAGATGCAACTGGATCTGAGACAAGAATTGTATACTCAGATGGCGTAGATATTGATAGAGGGTATCTAACTCCAAACTTTATAAATAATTTTGAAAAAATGACTGTAGAGTTTGATAAACCATATATTCTGGTATATGATGGAAAAATTTCAAGCTCAAAAGATATTTTAAAAATACTGCAATCAGTCTCTGAGTCTGGAAAGCAAATTTTAATTATTGCTAAAGACGTAGATGGTGAGGCATTTCAAACCCTAGTTGTCAATAGGGCCAAAGGTTCTTTGCATTGTTGTGCTATAAAAGCACCTGGATTTGGAGATATAAGAAGGGACATGCTATCTGATATAGCAGTTCTTTGCGGAGCAACATTCTTTACCCAAGAGGAGGTTGATCTATTAAGAGATGCAGATAAGTCTGCACTTGGAACGGCAAGAAAAGTTATTGTTACAAAGAATAATACAACAATTATAGACGGTGGTGGCTCAGCAGAGTCAGTAGCTCAAAGAGTTGATGCCTTGAAAAGCCAATTACAAGACCCATCTATGATTGACTTTCAGCTAGCAAGCTTAAGGATGAGGCTATCAGCATTAACTGGCGCAATAGCAGTCGTCAAGGTTGGTGGAGTTTCCGAAGCTGAAATGAAGGAGCGAAAGGATAGAGTAGAAGACGCTATTAATGCCGTCAGGGCGGCAATAGACGAGGGAATCGTATCTGGTGGTGGATCTGCCCTGCTTCACTGCGTACAGCGCCTAAAAGAGGTTAAAATGGCTTCTAAGCTATCTCCCGAAGAGGCTGTCGGTTTTGATATAATGGAGAAGGCAATCAAGGCTCCATTCTTGCAGATAATGAAAAATGCAGGTGTTGAGAATCCATTTTTAGTCATGGAAAAGATAATTGAAAGTGGAAATGTTCATTGCGGCTATGATGCATTAAACAATGTATTTTCAGATGATATGGTATCTCTTGGGGTAATTGATCCATTAAAGGTTGTAAGATCTGCGTTGCAAAACGCTGCTTCCGCCTGCGGAACGCTGTTGACAACGGAAGTTACAATTTTTGAAAAGGAACAAACCAAGGATTAAAAAAAACCTGATCGAGGGCTGTGGGAATTTATGGACGGTTGATATTTCGCCGTCCATTTTTTTTTGGAGATAAACATGGAAGATTCAGTAAAAGAAAATTGTCTTAAATATATAGTAGGAGCTGGAGTAAGAAACCTTTCAGTATCTTACAGTGAAAAAGAAAAAAGGATTCACAAAGAATTCTGTAGTCTTCCTGTAGAAGACATTATAATATATTGGTCTGAGCTTGACCCTACCACAAAAATTACAATTATTGATAATAATCTTTCTTTAATTTATGAATTAGCAGAACTAAAGAAAAATAAGGGTACTTTTAATGATTAAAAATTTAACCATGGCAGCAAAGGTTTCAGTAAGCAATGACTCATCTGATGAAGATGAAGATGATGGTGAAGTAGTATCTTTTGAAGACTCTTATCCAAAGCCGCTGTATGACAGCTCTAGAGAAGTAAAGCATATTTTTGGTTGCAAAACATATTATGAGATTCTTGAGAGCACAAATGACATGTTTGAATATATTGCAAAAGTTGGCCTAATAAAATCTTTTAGCTGGGGCTATTTAAACGACAAAAATATAAAAAGCGATATTAATGCCATTGTAAGTGACGAAAAATTATTTAATAAATATAAAGATATTTTTTGCATACAAAGAGAATGGTTTAATAATATTATTAATGTGTATAAAATTAATGTAGATAATTTACCTTCTCTAAAGAGTATTGTAGAGGCTGATCTAAACAATCTTCTAGCAGGAGATCGTGACACTGCACTTGATTTTATTAGCAATGAAAATAACTTGCTACTAAAATCAATAGAAAATAATCCTGAATCTTTTGATTTAAAAAGGATTTTATCAATATCTATATGGACTTATATAATTCGTATTTCAAGCGAAAGGTTTGCACCTATTAACTTTTCAAATATTGAAAGAATAATAAAATTGCTTCCAAAAGATTATGTTGCTTTTGCAATGAAAAAGATTTGCTTTGATGAATTTAAGCATAAGACTCCATTTGCTCGCGGTCAGGCATACTCGGTTTTTATTAAGCATGGACTTTTGAATAAAAAGACTGCTAGAAAGATTAGATCAGAGCAAAGCTCACAAGCTTGCATGATTGCAGTTGAGACTTTTTTCACACCTGAGATTTATTCTCTGTATAAAAATACAGAAGAAATACTTAGTACCTTTCAGGATGTACGACATGAGAATGTACAAGATGTAATAGCAAGGCTTGCTCCAGATGACTCAATTTGGAGATTTGTCAGCTTCTCATCTTACAGAGCTAAAGAAACACTAAAGCGGAGAATGTACAATGAGTAATGTAAAATGGCTAACATCACCTATTCATAAGAATTATATTCGCAGATTTCTAAAGGATTCTGCCTATGACTGGGAGGCAGATCAGTCGGTTGTAGAAAGCCTGATTATCATGCCAGATGATACAATCATTGGTGTAAAAACAAGCGCCATTTCAAGCTATCTTGATCATAAAAAGGTTGTAAACCTATCTCTTGGATACGAGAAGCTATCCAAAGATAAAAAAGATCTCTTTATAAAAGATAATGAATCCTTTTACAAGTTTCTTGCCCTCAATGTTGACTATGAGGATGGTATGAACGAAGAGGAAGAGGAAGAAGAGGGATAAAATTAAAGGAGCCATATGGCTCCTTTTTTTTTACTAATATTTTCTCAAGTCTTTATGAACAATGATTATATTACAAAAACAGCACTAATTGAAGATTCTACCATTATAGATGGTGCTTCTGGAAAACAAATAAGGATCTCTACAACTGTTAGAAAGAAATACAGAGAATATTTTGCAGGCCAAAATGGCCGAGATGATTTTAGTCGCACTAGAAATTTTGAACTAAACGATATCATTGCAAATGACTTTGCAGCTTCTTCAGCAAATGTAAAGCATATGTTTGTTTCAAAGCAAGACCCTTCTAAAAAAGAATTTATAGAAATAAGAACAATAAGCCGCGGAAAAAGAGCTGTAGCATTTAATATGTTTTTCTCAGTAATAAGGCAGAATACAATAGATATAATTACCATATCTAAAAACTGGATAAAGCCTGAAAAAGGACCTAGAAAGGTTGTTTATACATGATAGATATAATAAGTTTAATACACTTGAATGCAAAGGCAAACAAAATACCAAAAAAAGAACTAAACAGGACTATAGCGTTTGCCATAGCTCTACTAAACGAGGGCAGGAAGAAGGGCGGAAATCTAAGGCTGCTAGAAAGCAGGATAATACTTAGGCTACCGGAGTGGGTAAATTCCATCAAGAGAAGGTGATGCGTTTGGTGGAATTTTACAAACCTAGGCTGCTTAAATATATACTAAGCGTATTTGGCAACCTTGTCAACAAAAATAAAAAATTGCCAAGAAAATTTTCCTGGCTAAATATTGAAGCGTGGTGATGCACATTTCTGGAGAGGACCAATGGTAGAGTTAGATGAGGCAATTGTAAATAACGGTTATTTGAGTTATTTAACTCAGCTTTCCTCATTATTAAAAGCAATGAGTCATTTTAGTGAGTCAAAAATTATAGATAATATTATCTATAAAAATGCAAGCTATAATTTTAATGCCGCAAAAAAGCTTGTAATAACTGCTGGCCCTCCAGGTATAGGTAAGTCCACCATATCTAGCTTAGTGCTGGGAGGTCTTGGTTTTAAAAGTTATGACTCTGATTTCTTTCTTCAGAATCTCTTAAGAAAAGAAAAAATGCCATTAAAAATGAACGAGTACTCAGAAGAGCAATTAGAGAAAATGTATAGAATTAGAGAAGACGTCTTTAGGGTAATTGACAAGGCTCACCAAAATACTGCCGAAAAGGGGCAGGGTTTGATAATAAATATAACTGGGTCTGATTCCGCAAAGACAATTGAGCTTGCCAACCTTTTTATGGAAAGAGGTTATTCTGTAAAGATGCTATATGTAGATGGTAGTCTGGATATGGCACTAGAAGGAAATATGAAAAGAGACAGATCAATCCCCGTCGAGGGGGACAAAGGATTGATAAATAAATATCAACAGGTTTCTCAAAACAAACAAATATTTAAAAATTTCTTTAAGGAAAATTTTCACTATTATTATAATTCTTATGATAAGATTCCAAATCTTTCAAATGAAGAAATTCAAAGATTATCTAAGAAATTTTCAAACTGGAGTTAAATTGAATAGAGCGATTAAAATAAATAATCTTTTTAAAATTGCCTCATCACTAAATACATCTTTTGATTTTGATGATACAATTAGATCTTCAATGACTGGAAAACTAAATAAAAAAATAGTTGAGGAGATTATGTCTGCTTATGCTAACGGCAAAGTTTATTTAGTTACTGCAAGACCAGACACTACTGAAAATAGAAATTTTGTATTATCTTTCTTAAGTCAGTCTGGGTTGCTCAATTATTTTTATGATTTTCACTTTACAGGAGGTTTGAAATATTCAAAGCTTCTAGAGTTGAAAATAGATCATCATTATGATGATAATGATTTGGAAATAAAAGAAGCGGAAAAGAGAAAAATTCGTTGTACAAAAGTTATTATATAGTCTCTATTAATTAAAAATTATGTTTTAGTTTAGGAGATTAAATGTTCGATAAATTAGCTGGAGACTCTTCAGATTTTGTACGCTTAATGCTTAGAGCCGGATTTGAAGAGGTATATGGAGGGAAGCATTATAAATATCATCCTCCAAAATATATTAATGAGTATGGCGAAAAAAGATCTCCAGTTTATTTAAATGTAAAGGGTGCCGATCCTGAAACTATAGGAAAGCCAATATTCATAACTCTTTCCGCCTCTATGGAGGGAGAGAATAGAAATGAAGTTCAGTCATGGAAAAGAGCCTTTAAAGCTCTAGATTATTACCCCTACATGAGAGATATTTTTGGAGGCAGCCTTCCAAGTGAAATATTTAATGAATGGGATGGAACTCCCAAAAAGAAACAGGAAAAAGCAGAAGTTGAATCAAGGCCTGTACAAGAAAAAATTCCTACTATACTAGATAATGAATATAGAGTTTTGCCTGTTTGGTGTACAAATGCAAAGCCATATTTTGAAGAGTTTTTAAAGCTAAAGCCTGAGTTTATTTCTGCACAAGATGCTCTAGACAAAGCTAAACAAGATTTGGAAAAGGCAAGAATCAAAGGTTATTCAACAAGGCTTAATGAAGCAAAGGTTGATAGCTTGACTAAAAGCTTTGAAACAATAAAAAGTAATTTTGAAAAAACATCTCAAAACCTTACGAATATAGTATTAGGTGACAAAAATTTCAAGACAGCAGAAGATGTTGTATTGTTTATGCAGAAAAGATTAGAAAGAGGATTTGATTATTCTATTTTAAGTTTAGACAATGTAAATCAATTTATTGTTATCTTGCCAATGACTGATTATTCATTAAAATATTCTTCAGAGTCTGCATATAAAGACATATGTGATATTCTTGGCGTCAAAGAGTTAAATGAAAAAATAAAAGAAAATATAGATGCCACAGTCAAGTATCTTGTAAATTCTGGAAAAATAGAATTAGATAATGATAAAAATATAAAGTACTCTGATGAAAGGCTAAATACGTTATTAAAGAAATTAGGAAAAGCTCTAAAAGACTTAAATAAAGTTGCAGCTAAAAAAAAGAAAAGAACTCCAACAAACAAACCTTTGTGGTCAAGGGCTATAGCAGAGGCTAAGAGGAAGTACGACGTTTATCCTAGTGCTTATGCCAATGGATATGCTCTAAAGTGGTATAAAGAGCATGGTGGTGGATGGAGAGGTAAGAAAAAAATATGATAAAAGAAGCAGAATTGGACAGATGGTTTTCTGAAAAGTGGGTTGATATATCTAAGAAGGATAAATCTGGAAAATATAAAGAGTGCGGAAGACCAGATGCTGATTCTGGCGCATATCCAAAATGCAGACCTTCAAAGAGAGTAACTAAGGAAACTCCAGTTACAACAAGAGAGCTTTCTAGCAAGGAAGAAGAATCTTCAATAAGAAAGAAAAGAAAAGCAGAAAAAACAAAGCCTAGTCAGTCAGCAGGCGGTGGAGCAAGAAAGCCAAAAAGAGCTCCAACAATAAAGAAGTCAAGACTAGAGATTTTGGCAGAATTATTAAAGATTGCAAGACAAACAGATTGATCTATTAATTAAATAATCTATTTTGTAGGTCAAAAAATATGTCATATAATTTTAAGATTCATAAAACTGCCCAGCTTCAAAATGAGCCTCCAAAGGGTTCTCCTCCTAGTTATTGGATGAAGATGAAGGGAGAGCTTTTAAAGATTACGAATTTAAAGCCAGAAATAAAAACTATTCTAAATAGTGCTGATAAAATAGTTTTTGATGCTCAAAAGCCATCTGACAAGCCAGAATCAATAGCTTATGTTTCAAGTGCAGATAAGAATGATAACGGAAAAATTGACAAGATTCATTTTGTATTGCCAAATATGCCGCAGAATATATCAGAAGATCAATTTGCACAAGTGCTAGGTCAAATTGCTCAAGTTTTAATGCATGAGCATGCTCACATTGAAGACTTCAATCCATCTACTGGTGATTTTCCAGGTGGAGAAGGCAGAGCAGAATCAGCAGAAAAGGCTTTTATTCCGCAGCTTCCACAGGATGTAAAGCTAGCTTACTATAGAGGCTTATTGGGAAAAATGGCTAACGAGTTCTCTAATGAAAAAAATGGAAAAGTAAAAAGATGAGAAAGTTGGCAACAGGTCTTTTATCAATGCCAGCACAAAATGTGCCTGGTTCTGAAAATGTAGAAGTTAGTGAATTCAAAGAAGAAGACGCTGAATCTGCTAATAAATCTGGATTTAATACAATGGAAGTGGATGGTTTTGAAAATTTGGACCATTCCGGCGAGGCTGTTTTGGCTTCAAATAAATTTTTTAATTATAAGATAGGATATGAAATGAAAAAAGAATTAATTAAGTTAAATCATGCATTGAGCGGAATTGGTTATAAGAATTTGATAAAAGTTGCGCAAGAAGATGAGAAAATATCTGACTATGAAGATCTCAAAAGACAGGTGGGAATTCATATAAGAACAATCTTAAATGAGGATTATGTAACAGGCCCTGGAGGAGATCTTAGTGGTCTACCTTCTAAATCTGTAGAATATCTTGTTAATACTGCTACTGAAGAACTTTTAAAAAAACCATTTAATGCTGAAAATTTTGCAATAAAAATTATTAATGAAGCAGACAATAAAGGTATATACGGTTTATACAGAAACGTTGATAAGATAATTGAAAACTTAAAATATATAAGTATATTGCAAGAAAGATATATTGAGAAACAGAATGCAATGAGGGTTCCTGAAACTATAGACGGAGTTCCTAAAAGTATTGCACATCCTGGAGATGATGGTTATCAGTTAGCAGAAAGAATGACCTCAAGTCGCGCCGCACAAACAAGTCCGGTTGTAAGACCTGCCACAACTCTAATAGTAGCAGGATATATTGGTAAAACTTACAAAGATCAAAGAAATGGATACCAATATAGAATTATTAGCAATAATGAGGTTTTTGTAAGCAAAGATAATGAAATAGAAAAGAAGTTAACCCCAGGCAATTACAGAAATTGGAACAATTTTGCAAGAATTCTAAATAATCAAATTAGCAATGGAGAAGTTGAAGAAATTAAAGAAGCAACTCCAGCAGTAAACACTCCAGTAGCACCAGCCGCAGTAACACCAACGCCAGCAGCAGCGCCAGTAACACCAGCACCAGCATCAACTGGAGGCTTAGTATCTGAAACTGTAAACGGAAGGCCAGCAGTATCAATAGGAACATTTGGAAAAGATCAGATATTCTTAACTATAGATTCTGTAAACTCAGGAAATCCACAGTTTTACATAAAAGACGGAGCAAGTGAAAATGTAGCACCTATAGGAAGAGGAGACGGAAGAGTTAGAGCTGCATTGGGACCTCTAGAGGTGGCCAGATTAGCAGATAGACTTGTTGGAGCTGGAGTATCTTCAGCAAGAGCAGAGGCTTTTAAAACATTTATGAATAAAAGTAGAAGGCAAAAAAGACTTCCATTCAGAAGAGAATCTAGGGGAGGGGAGATTGATCAGGCCAGTAAAAATATGGGAAAAACTTCTGCAAGGCAAAACCGCCTAGATAAGCTCGAAAAGAAGGGCGTTATTTAATTTTGTTGCAGCAGTCTAATCCCTGGTTACCATAGCAGAGGTGGCCGGATTAAAGGCCACCATCGCGGTGGCCTTTAATTTTTGGAGATTATATGACTGTCGCTACCTTGGTATAATTATACTGAGGTAATAATGAGAAATATAGAATGCATTGAATGTGGCTTTAGCTGTAGGTTGAATTATCTTGGAACACATACAAAATTAAAACATAATAAAAACTTAAAACAATATTATGATGAACATTTAAAAAAAGAATTAGATGGGCTGTGTATTATATGCGGAGCTGAAACAAACTTCAAAGGATTTAGAGAATTAGATTCTGGCTACACAAAGACTTGTTCAAAAAAGTGTGCCAACAAAATGAAGAATGATGAATTATTTAAAAAATATGGTGTAACAAATAATTTTCAACTTGATCATATAAAGCAAAAATCAAAAAAAACAATGCTCGAAAAATATGGGGTGGAGAATACTTCGCAGCTAAAAGAGACTAAAGATAAGAAGATAAAAACATGTCTAAAAAATCATGGCGTTGAGCATCCAGGCCAGTCGAAAGAAACTTTATCCAAGGCAAGAAAGACATACATCGAAAAATATGGGGTAGAAAACCCAATGTTTAAACCGGAGATTGCTCAGCGCGCTGCAATAAATGGCGGCGGAAGGGCTAAGGCTGAATATTACCAAACAAAGTTTGGCGACAAGATACTTGTTCAAGGGTCTTACGAAAAGCTTTTTGTTTCTTTTTGTGAAGAAAGCAATATAAAAATTGAAGATGGTCCTTTTTTATATTATAAATTTAATGGGAATTCACACAGATATTTTATAGACTTTAAAATTAATGTTAATGGTAAAATAAAATTAATTGAAATTAAAAGTACATATTGGTACGAACAATATAAAGAAAAGAATGAGGCAAAAATTGCCTCGGCAACAAAATACTGTGAGGAAAAGGGATATAAATATCATTTTATAATTAATGATAACAAAAAGAAGCAAATAAATATTGAAAGTTTTAAAATAATTCTGGAGGATTAATGAGTGGCAAAGTTGTATCTGTTGATATTGTATATGGTGCTAGCTACGGAGATGAAAGTAAAGGCAAGGTTTCATCTTATCTTTCATCGCAATTAGACCCTCAAGCATCACAAGATGGATCTGGCAATAAGTATTATGATTTTGTAGCTAGATGGGGTGGAGGGGCAAATGCTGGCCACACAGTCTATGTAAATGGTGAAAAATATAAGACACATTTGATTCCATCCGGTGTCTTTCATGGAATAAAGTCTCTTATTGGACCTGGATGCGTTGTTAATCTTGACTCCCTAATGGGTGAGTTGATCTATCTAGATAGTAACGGTTTTAATATTGACTTAGTTAAAATTTCGCCAATGGCACACATTGTGTCTGAAAATCATATAGATTTTGATAAGTCTAATCTTTCTAAGAAACTAGGAACAACTTCAAGAGGCATTGCGCCAGCCTACGGCGAAAAGTATTCTAGAACAGGTGTAAGATTTGAGTCTATAGCCGGGATAGACAATAAACGGACATTTAAGATTGGAGATAAAAAGAGGGCCTGGAGAGATTTCTTGTTTGATGGAAATTTGTATGGAAATATACTTTGCGAGGGTGCTCAGGGTTTTTATCTTGATATAAACTATGGAAATTATCCATATGTCACGTCCAGTGAGACACTTCCATATGCGGCTTGCTCTATTGGCTTTCCTCCAAAGAAAATAAAAAACATTTATGCAGTAGCTAAAATTTATGAGACACGTTCTGGTGAAGATCCTGATTTTCCAGAAACACTTTTTGATAATCCAGATTTGGAAAAGATTGGAGAAGTTGGACAAGAATATGGTGTTACCACTGGTCGCCGCCGCAAGGTAAACTATCTTAACCTAGATCGTCTTATCTTTGCATTAAAAACTGGTGGCGGAAATAAATTGATAATATCGAAGTGTGATGTTTTGGAAGAAGTAAAGATATATAAAATGTATTATAAAAATAATTTAATATCATTTGATTCGTTAAAAATGATGAAAGATTGTATTTCCGACATTCTCACAATAGAGTGTCCTGATGTTGAGGATTTCTATTATTCTTCCTCAAAAGAGGTAGTAGAGGGGTTGAGTCTTTAAATCAATTTTTATATAGATAATTTGCCATTACTTAATGGAGAGTGTTTTTATGAGGCTAGATATTAGTTTTGATACCGGCTGCCCGGATGGATTTTTTTTAGGTAAAATATGTGAAGCAACCAGCGGAATTGCAAGGAAAGTTAATTGGCTGAATATGAATAAGCTTGTCGAGGCTGTAAATAAATCTGGGGTAACACATTTGGCAGTAGCAAAGTGTGACGTTCTAGAAAGCTTAAATCTTCTAAAAATGACATATAATGGAGTTTTAATGCAGGCAGACTCCATCGAAGAAATGAAAAAAGCAATCACACTAATAATTAGAAATGATTGTGATTTAGTAGAGGATATTTACTTTGCTCACTCACCAGAGTCAATATCATGAAACCAGTTTTAATATATCATGCAGATTGTAGAGATGGATTTGGTTCAAGGTTTGCCTTTTGGATGAAGTATGGCGATAGTATGGAATATATTCCAGCCTATTATCAGAGAGAATTTAATATAGATCTCTCTGGAAGAGATGTATTTTTTGCTGATTTTTCTTTTGATCCAAATAAAATGATAGAAATAAAAAATAAAGCAAATTCTCTAACAATAATAGATCATCATGTTTCGGCAGAGAGAAAGCTTGCAAATCTCAAAGGAGCGGCCTATGATGAATTTATTTATGATGTAAATCACTCTGGAGCTTATTTAAGCTGGAAGTATTTATTTGGTGATAGCAATATTCCACATATGATTCACTGTATAGAAGATTTTGATTTATGGAGACATTCCATAAAAGATTCTGGAAAAGTACTTCTTTATATCGACTCTTTTGAATACTCAGAAGAGATTTGGAAAGATTTAGCTTTGGAGATAAATCCAGAAAGTGAAAAATATAAGGATGTCCTGTTGCAGGGTGCTGCAATAGAGCGTTTTAAAGATATGCAGCTAAATAAGTTGCTAGAAAAGAAGCATACGCTTGTTATAGGAGGCTTTGAAGTTCCCGCTTTGAATAGCTCCTGGTGCTATGCTGAACTTTGTAATAAAATTAATGTTGACAAGCCATTTGCCGCTGTTTATCATTGGAATATAGATAGATATAATTTCTCCTTAAGATCTGATGAGAACGGAATGGATGTTACAAAGATAGCTGAAATGTATGGTGGTGGTGGACACAAAAGAGCTTCAGGCTTTTCTGTGTCTAGTTTAGAAAAACTAAAAAAATAAAATAGGTAACTATGGATTATAATGAACATAAAGATAGTCTTTACAGCAAAGTAAGTAAAGAAATTGTATTTCCAGAAGAAATACTAGATGGCATTCTTTCAAACTTTATACTTGAACTTGTAAATACAGAGCTAACATACTATCGCGAGAAGTATGGGTGGCTTATTACAAAGGACAATTTTATGAAATTGTGGAAAGCTATTCCAGAAAAAAGAAACTATTTAGTTTCTGTTCCAATCTCTGCAGCAACAAGAAATTATCATAAGTACTACCTTACCAAAGAGGAAGGTCTAGAGGTTTTAGAAGTATTATTTAAAGATCTTGAGAATAGTAAAATATCTTTGGATATATCGTCTAGGGCGAGAATTTCAACTTGTATGGCTGAGCGTGATAAAAATCCCTTTTACTTAAATCCAAAAGATGAGGCTTTTAGACTAAAAGAGCTTGGAGCAGAGCCAGAGGGGATTAATACATGGATTCAAATGTCAATAAAGTTGTTAAAAACAGAGGAGGATGTTGAATCTACATACAATATGATTGCAAAAGCACCTCATTATACAGATGTAAAAAATGAAGTCTTATCTCATGCTATGATGAATGATATATTTGTAGAAAGTATTTTGGATAAAGTTTCTCAGTCTTCACCAGTCTCAATCAAAAGAACATGCATAGAGGCACTTTCTAAGAAGCTAGGCTTAGCGCAAAATACTATAGCTTCACATAAGCTTAAGCCAAAGAAAGAGCCTTATATGGCAAGGGATTCTTTGCCTTTTCCAGAATATAGTACTAGTTACTATGTTTATAGAGATAGAGAATATGTAACAGATGAGCAATTGAAAATCGCTCTGCTAGAACAGGAAAAGCTTGAAAGAATATTGATGAAGTTTGCAAACGTAGAGGATTACCATTGTTTAAGACTCATTAGTCAGCATTCATCAATGGATAATTTAGCTTGGCTTCTTCCAAATCTTGCAAAGCATGAGCAACTAGTTAGCTTTGTTCAAGCAAGACTTGACGGAAACCTTTCACCAAGAAATATGGACTTATTAAGAAGAAGATAAAAGGAGTGTAAAATGGAATATGTAGAAGTTTGTAATATCAGAGTTGTAAATAAAGATACAAAAGCAGTCTTCGATCACAAGAAGGTTCCAATGGATCATGTAAAATTGCTATCAGCAAGTCCAAATCTATCTGTTGAGATTATATCAACATATAGGGTTCCAAAAGATGAATTACCTGCTGGCTAGTCTCCTTTGGGTGTCTAGCGCAAGCGAGCCCCGATATTTGTCGGGGCTTTTTTTTGACCTAGAATTTTCATCAAGTGTCTTGGTAAATGAATCATATATTAAATATAATGTTTACAAAGAGCAAAATTATTCAAAAAAGAAATTTACAAGGGAGCAAATAGATTTTGCAGCAAAAAAAAGTTATCTGATTTCTGAAAAGATTTTAAGAGAAATGGGTAGAAAACCAAGTGATTGCAGATCTTATATGAATCTTCATATTTATGAGATAACAAGATCTTCACTAAATAGAAATGATATAGCATACTGGAAGGAGGAGATTGGAGTTGGAGGTAAAGAAATTTTCGGACTTTATGACCCGACAATTTGGGTTAAAGGAGATTCATGTTTGCTGGTTGGTGACAATGCTCCAATACCAATGGGAACCCTTATTCATGAATTTTCTCATTATTGGTATGATAGGTGGTGCTTGCTTGGGAATATAAGCATGGACACAGAGTCTTTTGCGTACAAAGCTGAATATATATATGTAAATGAATAAAGGAGACATTATGAGTATGGTGAAAAAAGAAATAAACAATATGATGAATGCATTATCATATGATGATGTAATGTTAATACCCAAGTATTCATCAATTAGATCCAGAAAAGATCCAAAGACTCATACGCTTATTGGCAATGTAGAGTTGGACATCCCAATTATATCTAGCCCTATGGATACAATAACAGAGCATAAAATGGCAATAGAAATTATAAGACTTGGAGGCATGGCCATGCTTCATAGGTTTATGCCTGTTGAGAGGCAGATTGATGAAGTGAAAAAAATCTTCTCTGAAATTAACAAAAACAAAAGAGATGCTCTAGCAGTAGCTATAGGTATAGGCGATGCAGAGGTTGATAGACTGAAAAGATTGAAAAAAGAATTAAATATAAAAACAATAGTTATTGATGTTGCAAATGGGCACACAGATTATGTATTAGAAATGATGAAGCAAGCAAGAAATATTGCTGGTAATAAAGATGAATTTAATATAATTGCTGGAAATGTTGCAACAAGTGAAGGCTATGAATTTCTAATGAATGAAGGGGCAAACGCTGTAAGGGTCGGAATAGGAGGAGGATCCATCTGTAAAACGAGAATACAAACCGGTTGCGGAGTCCCTACCTTAACATCTGTTATGAGCTGCTATCTAGATGATGATAGCAGATTTCCAATTGGAACCATTATAGCTGATGGCGGTATTAGATATCCAGGTGATATGGTAAAAGCACTCGCAGCTGGAGCATCTGGAGTTATATTAGGTAGAGCTATTGCAGCAACCGCAGAAACACCAGGGGAGCTGCTGGATGTTGATGGAGATATGTGGAAAGTATATCGCGGTATGGCATCAAGTGATATACAAGTAGAGAAAATGGGCGGTCTAAAAAAGGGAACATGTGCAGAGGGAGTATCAACAAGGCTAAGATATGCAGGGCCAGTAGAGCCAATAATAGACGAATATATAGGCGGATTAAGATCTGCAATGACATATTTAAATTCAATGTCTATACTCTCTCTTAGAGAGGCAGAATTTATCAGGATAACCCAATCTGGATTAGAGGAATCACACGCATTCGGAACAAGGAAATAATATGGAAAATATTGTAGAGCAATTACTAGTTCAAATAACTGAAAATTTAATTAAAATGGATAAAAAAATCTCAAATATAGAAGCCAGTCTTAAGACTGTTGAGGGTCAGACAAGACTGGCTTTAGATAAACTTGAATCACTAGAGGGCTCTACAGCCCAGTTTGGAGATCTTTTTGGAGAATTATCTGAGGAAAATGGAGGTATTTCATCTCTGCTTTCTAGAGTTCCAGAGATGATGCAGCAAACTGGCGGCAGAAATATGGCCGATCTTATGAAAGATTTGACCGATAAGATGGGCCAAATAAATTCCAGAATCGGGCCTAAAAGCCACCTATGAAAAAAGCTGATCCAGGAAAAATGCTGGATATATAGATGTGTCGGTGCGGTGGTCGCACCGAGACGAAATGCGGGGCAACTTAATAGTTTGTTGCCCTGATTGATACAAGAACGGAGTTACTGTAAACAAATGAATATCGTTCAAACTAAGCACGTACTAATGAATATGCCTTCAACCAAGTCCATCATGCTTCATGCAAAGCACGGTGTTGGTAAATCAAGCGTAGTTAAGCAGGTAGCCACTGAACTTGAGCAGAGCACTGGTCATAAGTACGGCTTCTGGGACGTTCGACTCTCTCAGTGTGAGGTAGGTGATATCAAGGGTATGCCTTTCGTCGATGTAGAGCGCGGAGTTACCCGCTTCCTAAAGCAAGAGTGGTGGCCTCGCGACCCTGATAGTAAGGGTATTCTATTCTTCGACGAGCTTAACCGCGCAAGTAAGGATGTACTACAGGCCGTATTCGAGATCTGTCTAGACCGACGACTAGACGGTGAGAAGCTACCTGACGGATGGCGAGTTGTAGCAGCCGTAAACAGCGATTCTGACTATGACGTTGTTGAGCTAGACCCTGCTCTACATGACCGCTGGTTCCACATCGACTTTGATCCAACTGCCGCAGAGTGGATTGATTGGGCTCGCAAGAATAAGATTCACCCTGCTGTTGTTGAGTTTATCGACCGCAACCACAATCTTCTAGATCCTCCTGTTGGCAATCTACAGGCTGGCTCAACCTATCCTTCTCGCCGTAGCTGGCAGTCGCTATCTGATAGCGTAATTGGAATGGGCCTTGAAAATGACCAGGGTATGCTTGCCCAGGTTGCAAAGGGCTGGGTTGGTCGAGAGATTGCAATTATGTTCCAGAAGTTCGTAACCAACGAGTTCTCACAGCTTCGCCCTGGCGATGTTCTTGATAACCTCGAAGAGTGTAAGGGCAAGGTCGAAGCCGCTTGTAACGATATCGAGGTTGTAGCACAGCTATCTCGTGCAGTTATCGCTGAGGCTAACGCTCGTAACGCAGCCAAGCTCAAGGACAAGCAGAAAGATAACCTACGTAACTTCATCATGATGCTCCCTAACGATGTTGTTGCTCAGACTTGGACTCTATGCCTTGCCGGTGATAAGACCAAGAAGATTGCTCAGAGCTGGTCTGATATCCCTGAGTTCCGAGAGTTCATCAAGCGAGTCTACCTAACTAAGTAGTTACTAACCCACGGGGAGGCACAGGGAATCAGGTGCCTCTTTTTTATTTATCTGATTTTTTTTAGTAATACGGAGAATTAATGGATCGTTATATCAGAGATAGAATTGAGACAGCCATCAGTCAGCTAATGCTCTTCCAGCCTCTATATGGAGAGGTATTCCTCTTCCTAAATAAAATGGAAAGCACAACAATTCCTACAATGGCTGTAGGAGTTATCAGGCAGGTTGACTTGGCACTCTACTACAACGTAGAGTTCGTAAAAAAACTTACAAAAGAGCAGTTGAGAGCTGTACTTAAGCACGAGGCGCTACATATTCTTCTACACCATCTTGTGCGAGTTAGACACTCTGGTTATAACCCAAAGGGCTTCAATATCGCAGCAGACATGGCAATCAACTGCCATATCTCAGAGCTTCCAGAGGGCGCTGTATATCCAAAGACCTTTAAGCTTGAAGAGAATCAGTCTGCAGATTGGTACTACAAACAGTTAAAGGACGAGGCCGAGAAGCAAAAGAAATCTATAGAGCAGATGATGGCTGATGCGGGAGTGGATACTGTAGATGACCACGGAATGTGGGACGAGTTTGATGAGGAGATTGTTTCCGAGAAGATTAAGAATATTGCAGAGAGCGCAATTAAGGCTCAGGAAAAGAAAGGCTGGGGCGATACTCCCGGCAAGCTTGTTGAGCAAATCATTGCCGCAAACAAGGCATCAGTAAACTGGAAAAAGGAGGTTCGCTGGTTCATCAATAAGCTAATTGAGCTTGGACGAAAGAATACAAGAATGAGGCCAAATCGTAGATACGGCTTTAAGTCACCAGGCACTAAACGAAACTATACAAGCCAACTTCTTGTTGCCTTTGACACATCTGGTTCGGTTAGTAGTGAGGAGCTTGAGTATTTTACAAATGAGTTGAACGGAATGATTGACCATGTAAAATGTGACTTTATTCAGTTTGACTGCCAGATTCAAGGAGAGCCAGAGCCATTCTCCAAGAAGGCTGCCAAGATTAATATAAAGGGTCGCGGTGGTACAGACTTTGCTCCAGTAATTACCATGGCAGATGAGAGAAATTACGACGGCCTTGTAATCTTCACTGACGGTTATGCACCATTTCCTCCTAAGCCAAAGGTTAGAATGTTGTGGGCACTCTGCAAGAGAAATGAGTCCGTAAACTTCCCCTACGGTAAAAAGGTTGTGATTGAAGAGAAATCTAGATAAGTAATAGGGGCCACGTGGCCCCTATTTTTGCATTATGCTGCATTTTAATCAATATATAATTTAAAGGAAAAAATGATACACAGGATTACAAAACTTCCAAGCAGACTAGCTTCTTTGTGGGTTGCATTTGATGCGGGAGCTAGATCAGAGAGTTCTGATGGTGAAACTTTCAACCCAGGAATCGCTCACATGCTTGAGCACTCGATCTTTAAGGGCACAGCTAAGCGAACAGCAAAAGAAATCAATAGAGAGATAGCTAGTCTTGGCGGATCAGTAAACGCCCACACCGCCTACGAGGAAGTTTCTTACTTTGTAACTGTTCCAGTAGATAATATTGAGAAGGTTACAGAGATTATGTCTGATATTATTTTTAACTCAACCTTTCCAGAGGATGAATTTCAAAGGGAAAGAGAGGTTGTAAAAGAAGAAGAGATTTCAACAAATGATGGTGTAGACTCCCATATATATCGCACCTTTTCAGAGAACTTTTACTCAAACTATTTGGCCAATCCAATAATTGGAACTCAAGAGAGTATTTCAAATTTCACTAGAGATGAGGTTGCCAAATTTTACAATAGCAAGGTAAAAAGAGAAAATGCTGTAGTCTCCCTTGCATCCAGTCAGACTAAGAAGGAAGCAGCGGAAATGTTAGCTCGCCATTTTGGAAAGCAAAATGGCAAAATAAGCAGAAGTAATTCTTGGAAAAATACAACTTACAAAGAAGCAAGGCTTGTAAATACTCAGAAAGAAGGAATTGAGCACTCATATGTTTGGATAGCATATCCAAATGAATCTGCAAATGGAAAGTCAAATCCAACACAGTCTGTGTTAAAGACAATTCTATCTGGCGGTATGGATTCAAGATTGTTTGAAGAGGTTAGGGAAAATAGAGGTTTGGTTTATGGAATCTCATCATCTAGTCTTAATTACCAGGGCGGTGGATGCTATCTGATCGACTTCTCCACAAGAGATAAGAATGTAGAAGAGGCTATTGATGCAATCTCTTCTGAATTGAAGAAAATTTCAACAGAGTATGTCTCTGATGAGGAGTTGCAGAGAGCTAAGAATAAGTATAGAGCATCATACTATTCTATGATGGAATCTTCCCTATCAATAGCCTCTTCTACCGCACTAAGAACATTGTTTGATGATGTCCCTACAGAGAAGGTTATCGAGTCTATAAATAGTATGACAAAAGAAAGTATTATTGAAGAGGCTGCAAAACTCTTTAGCGAAGATAAGGTGCTAAAGATTATTTGCAAAAAAGGATGATAGATGTTTTCTGAAGTTAAAGAGTTTTTATCTATATATGTAGGCCAAGGTCATAGGGCTAGAGTTAAAAGTGTTTTATCAGATTTAAATAATTATGGTGTTAAAATAACGGAAAGCTTATCACTTGAGATTAAATCGGGAGATCATACATCTTATGAATTAGAGTTTGATTCTACACGGATATTGGTAAGAACCAAAATAAATAATGTGAATGTTTCATGGCCCCGCACAGAATATACAATAGATGGTGAATGCATTATTGATCTTATATCACCTTTTGCTTATTATGATTCACAAGAAAAGGAAAGGTGCAACCTTTTGGCTGTAAAATCAGGATTTTTATTTCTAGACTATATGGAAGGCACTATAGAAGAGAGCGAGTATTTAGCTTCACTTATGGAGCATGAGGCTGAGGCTGAAAAGTATAGAATTGATCTAATCAACTCAGGACTTCCTATAGCTAAAAGCAGCAACCTCAGTTGATGAAAGCATAGTGAGGGCAATGGGGTTACTCATTGCTCTTTTTGTCGTTGTTAAATTTTATGGAGACAAAATGAACTTAGATGATAAAGTAAATAAAGTTGAGTTGATGGGCTGGTATGGCGGAGATTTAGAGCACGCTTTGTCTGCTTGGACATCAACAAGTAGAAACTTAACAGAAGATAAAATCAAAAGAATACCAAATCTTCTAAAAATGCTAGCAGAGAATGGACATGAAACTCCGTTTGAGAAAAGCTCACTACACTTCTTAGTAACTGTAGATACAGCAACTCATATTCATCTTCTTAAGCATAGAATTGGGGTATCTATAAATGGAGAGTCAGCAAGATATAAGGAACTAAAAGAAGACAAGTATTTAGTTCCATCTGACTGGCCAGAGTCTGAGATTAATAGTTATGTCCATTTTATGGAAATGGCCTTGAAGCAGTACCATGAATGTTTAGATAGGTTAATTAAATCAGGAGTTGATAGAAAGAGGGCAAAAGAGTCTGCAAGGTTTTATCTTCCATATGGCAATCAGATTACAATGGATATAATGTTTAACTTTAGGTCATTTAATCACTTCCTAGGCCTTAGAATGAAGCCAGAAGCACAGTTGGAAGTAAGAGAGCTTGCATCAGAAATGTTGAGTCTAGTAAAAAATATTGATGAAAATCCTTTTAAAGAAACTTTAATTGCATTTGGATACTAAGCTATGGAAAATATTTATGAAAAAATTGGAAAATTAGCTGTACTACTTGAGCTTAAAAAAGAGACCCTAAAGAGTCTTGAGGGCGCCACTTCAATGCTTATGGCGGAAGAAAGATTAGAATCTCTTGACGAAGAGAGTATGAGTTATAGAGTTTTAGGATCTTTAGTGGTGGACCTTGAGCGCATAGATAGAAGGCTTAGCTCAATTACTTCATCATTGCCAATAGAAGAACCTAATCAATTAGATTGCTTGGAGATCCATAAAAATCAAGATTGGCCAGATAATGTGATGCATGATGACCAGGATTCTTGGCTAGATAGGCTACTAGATGGAATGTAATAATATAGATGTGCATGCTATATCATGGGCTGCGCAAGGTGATATACAAATAAAATGTACCAAAGAGTGGAACTATTTATATGCAGCTCAAGTGTATAAAAAAATAATAACCTTAAAACAAGAAAGTGGCGATAATCTAAGGGTATCATTTTACCATGAAGAAGTAACTTGTAATATTTGCAAGAATGGAGCTGAAAATGGGGATTGAAATACTATTTAGAGAAGGTCTTGGAGAGAAAAATGAAATTGAGGCTGCAAAGAAGTATTTTACAGTAAAGACATCAAGAATGTCTTTGGATAAAAATTCCATTGTAATAGGTAGGTACTCAGTATTACCTTATTATAATGAACTTTGCAGAGATCTTGAAATTATAGACTCTAAACTTATAAACTCAAGGAAGCAACATGATTGGATAGAAGATTGTGAAACCTGGTCTGAAAACCTATCAGAATCAAATTCTTATATTCCAAAAGTATATAACAATATGAGCTATCTTCCAGAGGGAAAGTCTTTCCTTTTAAAAGGAAGAGTAAATAGCAGAAAGCAAATGTGGAACACACATATGTTTGCTAAGAACAAGAAGGATGCTATACTTGTAGCTCAAAGGCTTCAAGAGGATAGCCTTCTATCAAGTCAGGGTATAATAGCAAAAGAATTTATAGAGCTGGAAACATTTGGCATATCAATTGGAGGACTTCCAATTGTAAATGAATGGAGGACTTTTTGGATTGGCAATCAAAACAATCTTAAGCCAAGATTTATAGCTAAAAATTACTATTTTGCAAATAGTTATCCAGAGTTTTCAGGTAAAGCAACATTTACTTCTGATGCAGAAGACTGTGTTAATTATATAGCTGGAAAAATATCTGAGTGTAACTGGGCAAGCTTCTATTCAATAGATGTTGCTCAGGTCAAAAACTCCAACAGATGGATTGTAACAGATATTAATGACGGACAAATGTCCGGCTTATGCGGCATAGATCCAGAGTTGTTTTACTCAAAACTATCAAAAAACAAAGAATACATGCTTGGTGGTAAGGTAAAGTATAACCACAATATCTGACAAAATAGATAAGGGTAAGGGACAGATGACTATTGAAACAAAAAAATCTGTAGATGGCGGTAACCAGCCCGGTTATTATAATTGATAACCGGGCTGCCCCTCCCCCGCCGTGCAAAAACATTCGAAATCTGCAAAAGGCAGACAGCCCCCCCCCTGCCATGCAAAAACATACGAAATTGATAATGAGCTGTCTTAAAACCGTTTGATTATCAACTGCATATAAAGTATAAATATACTAGTTATTCAATAGTATAAAAGGAATGAAAAATGTACACACTGCTTTGTCTTGTATCAGTTACTTTAATAATAGTTCATAGCGAAATCTTCCTACCAGTAAGGGAATTTGCAAAGAGAAAGAGTGATACACTAGGATATTGGATATCATGCCCAATGTGCTTTGGCTTTTGGGTTGGATTAATTGGATCTATAATAATAGGATCCAATTATATTGGACTGGCACTTCTTACCAGTTTATTTAGCTGGACTATATACAATGTAGTTACAGCATTTGATGCAATAGGAAATTATTTTACAGTAATGACTACTGATGGAGTTGAAAAAGATGAGTAAAACTGAAAATATAGTTAGAGCTTCAATACCAGGAAGAGTTAATGATCTTATATGGAATGATGAGGAGTTTTTTAGAGAGATAACCTTAAATAAAAAATATCAGTCCGCAGACGTAAAATTTCCAAGATACGATCAGTATATGGAAGAAGATATGTTAAAGATGGCATTTGCGCTTGCAGGTTATTCACCAGAAGATATATCAGTATCTGCAACCGATACTGATATCGTGATACAATCTTCTCTTCAAAAAGAAGATGATGTAGATAAATCTAGAAGTGAAGCGGAAGTAGCGCAGAGTTCACATCCAAAGCCTGCACTACAAGTAGGATCTATAATAAGAGGTATAGCAAGAAGAAACTTTAAAGTAAGATTTACTCTTCATAGTCTTTTCAACCCATTAGAGACAAAGGCAACAATGAAGAATGGGTTGTTAGAAGTATCAATCCCAAAGAAAAGTTTAAAACAAGTTTCAATCAATGTAATGGAGAGTTAAGATGAATATACCTGAATTATTAAGATGTATGACCGCAGCCATAGTAGATGATCAAAGCGCAATTATTGTAGAGGAACTGCCTTCTACTAGTGAAGGCAAGTTGTTTCAGATTAAGGTTTCAAAAGGTGATGTAGGAAAAGTTATAGGAAAGGACGGAAGAATTGCATCAGCACTAAGAACTGTTGCTAAAGCTGCAGGGGCAAAAATGGGAACCAAGGTAATGGTTAATGTTTTTAATAAGCCAGCAGAGTAAGCAATGAGTAAAAGCTGGAATGCAAGGTGTAATGATAATCCAAATCTAATGTTTAATAAAGCATTAAACAATGCAAAAAAAAGATCAACCAAAAAAGGTTTGAAATTTGAAATTGATTTAGATTATATTAAAAAGCTGTATAAAGAGCAATCTGGCAAATGTTATTACTCAGGACTTCCCATTAATATCGTCAAGAAATCTGAAAAAAATCTTCACGATAATTTTAAAATGACTTTGGATAGGCTGGACTCAGAGCTAGGATATATTAAGGGGAATGTAGTATGGTGTGCTTATTGCATAAATAGCTTTAAATTGGATATGTCAAAATCAAATATGATAGATATATGCAAGAGTATAGTTAATAAATCTAGAGATAAAGAAGAGAATTTTAATGTCTGACTACAAACCAACTAATAAGTCGCAAGAAAATCTTAGAAATAATATAAAGTTAAAGTTAGAAGAACTTTATGAAATATGCGATTCTAGCCTACAAGATATGGATACTGATGAGGTAGACAACCTTGTTGATAGCTTTATCTCTAATCCAAAGCAATTAGATGATGCTATCAAAGATATGAAAAAGAAAAAAGCATCTGCTTCTTCTTAGTCATGTATATAAAAAATACACACGCGCACGCACGCGCGCGTGTGCGCACAGGATTTGCATATGATCAATAAAAAAGATATAGCAAGAAAAATTTCTGAGAAAAATCTTGTTACAGCAAAAGAAAGTATCAAAATTGTTGAAGAGATCTTTGAATATATTGAAGAGTCTCTGTTAAACGATGAAGAAGTTTCTATAGTTGGTTTTGGAAAATTTTTTCTCTATGACCACAAGGAAAGGCCAGTTAGAAATCCAAAAACATCAGAGCCAATGCTATTGGTGCCATACAAATCACTTAAATTCAAGCCAAGTGATAAGATAAAAAATAAGTTAAAAAAATAGGAGTTTCTTGTGGCCTCTAATAATAGCAATAAGCTAACTTACTTTACAGACAATGGGACTGTCTTAACAGGCAGTTTTATGAATACATTTTACTATGCACAAAATGGATTAACAGTACTTGGAAATCCAGCCTATGGTCATAAGCATGACGGGCAAAGATTGGACGGACATGCGCAAAAGATAGATCTATCAACAGATGTTGAAGGGATGTTGGCTATAACAAATATAGATGGCGGCATATATTCAAGTATCGAGCTTTCAGAGTATGGAACGGGCGCTGCGGATGGAGATTTAACAATAAATGCAGATAATGCATCAAGCATAATAAATCTTGTTGCTGGAGATAATATTTCATTTCTTGGAAGTGTTATTGATAACTCAGTTAGGATAACATCAAGAGATACAGAGTACACACTTTCAGCTATACAAGGAGATCCCGGTATAGCAGAGCTTACGCTTCAAAATGATTTATCATTAGAAAATCAAATAGTAAAAATCATTGGACTAAATGATATAGGTGTCTCTGTAGTTGATGACGAGATAAGATTAGATGTAACAATTCCTGCCATGCCAACCTTGGATGACTTAGTGCCATTTACTACAAAGGGCGACTTGCTGACTTTTGACGGAACAGATTTCGCTGTTCTTCCTGCTGGAGCAAATGGAAAGTTTTTAAAAGCAAATAATATTAGTGGTTCTGGATTAGAGTGGGTTACTATAACTCAGAACTTAGGAGATGTTGTTGGTCCAGCATCTGCCACCCCAAATGCAATAGCAAGATACAGTGGTGATACAGGAAAGATTATAAAGGACTCTTCTGTAACAATAGATGACAGTGGAAACGTTATGGTAACTATTGGATATCTAAGGATAGACATTGGTGATATAAGGTCGTTAACAGATATTGCTGCAAATATTTTTAATCAAAATTCAAATATAAATATAGGAAACTCTAATACTGCTGAACAAGTTGTAAATATTGCAACTTCTAACAAAGCTGGCCTAGCTAAGTCAACTATAAATATAGGATCACAATCTGACTCTAGCATTATAAATCTAAGATCATATACAAGATATGAATCAAAGTTATTTTGTGGAGGAGTTAGAACAATGGCTTCTACAGTAACTCAGACTGTAAATGATGCATCATTAAATTATAGATATTACAGATACTCTCCGTTAGATCAGGGAACTAGATTTACCTTTGAGCTGGAAAACCCAGCTCTAGAGCTTGGAAGAGTTATATCTGTAGCAAATCATGGTATTGGACACTTAGATATACATTGGGCCGGAGGAATAGAAACTCATGCAAATGGATTGCTTTCAAGTACAACTCTACATATAGAGGCTGGTGAATGGGCTGAAATTATATCAATGTATAATGAATCAAACGTTATAATATGGTCAGTTTTAATGGGCGGGTCTCTTCCAAACTTTGCTAATTAATATTTGGAGCTTCAATGAAGGCTTATTTAATATTAGGATGCAATGGCTATTATGATGAATGCGATATGATTCAGTGTAATTCTGTAGCAAACCCAATAATTGATATAGAGAAAATTTATGATAATAAAAAAGCTATAAACTTTATAGAAAATACTGCAAAGCTAATAGACGGCCCTTGCACTGAAACACAAGTAGTTGGAAATATAATAAATCTTTTGTTTAAAAATTTTAAAGTTTTAGATGATAATAAGCTTCCAGGTATACAATCTTTTTTAAAGATGCATAAAAACTGTGGAGTTTATCTAATGATGGTATTAAAGGAGGATGTTGAAAGTGTCGGAAGAAATAAGAAATCCAGGATCTAATTATCTTGATATGAAAAAGGGAGCAATAAAAAAGAAAGCAGAGTCTGCAATAAATGATTTTAAAACTTTATTGGTTGACAAGACGCATCCTGATAATCAAACAACCTCTTATCAAAATAATGTTGTATCTACACTAAATAGACTTTTAGTTGCTGCTGACGAGCTGGATACAAACAATCCAGGCGAGGGAATATTTGGCCTTATAGTTCTTTGCCTGAGATCTATATTGAAAGTAAAGGATGATAATGTAAAGCTTGAAGTTGATATTTTAAACTTGAAAAGAGAAATAGAAAGGCTTAAGAAGCAAAAAACATAATATTCTAATTACTAAAAAAAATGTTGCCACCCAAAACCAGGTGGCTATTTTGCTATTGGGCGGCAAGGTTTTGCGCCAATATTCTTAATAAAAGCAACTTCCCTAATAAATTGTTCAGATTGTAATATAAAGGGAGTCCAATGGAAAAAAGAAGGTATTCTAAAAATCAAATTTTAAAACTAGTGAGAATACTTGATCTTTGCGAATCTTATTCAATATCAGTAGAGCAGTCGCTTTCTGGAAATTTCACACACAGGTGCAAATGCCCGTTCTCCACTCATAACGGAGGAAAGGAAAGAACAAAATCTTTATTTATAGATTCTGTAAATAATAATTTTTACTGCTTTGGTTGTGGCGCCAGCAATAATCCTATTGATTTTTATATGCTTATAAATTCAGTAGATTTTTCAAAGGCGATGATTGATCTATCTAATATGATTGATCCGGCTATAAAGCCAGATACTCAAGAGTTTGATATAAAGACAAGTAACTTTTCCATATTAATGGAAATATCTCAAGCTTTCAGATATCTGTATAATAACTTAAAAGATGAAGAAGAGTGGATAGATAATCTTTCAAAGGCCGTTGATCAGAAAATAGACTCACTAGATCAATATGATGTTAGTGGTGCTTTAAAGATTCTAGATAAAATAAGAGAATATGCTATGCTAAAAGGAGTTGATCTATGAGGGCCGTTATTTGCGGAGATGTACACATTGGAGCTGTGTTTGGTTTGGGAGGCCCAAATAAAAACGGTGGAAACACAAGGGTTGATGATTATGCCAAAACTCTAAATTGGATTGTAGATTATGCAATTGATACAAGGGCAGATTTATTTATCCAGACAGGAGATTTGTTCGAGGTTAGAAATCCAACGCTTGAGCATATGGCTATAGCAGATGCGGCTTTTAAAAGGCTCTCAAATGCAAACGTAGCCTCCTTTATCATCATGGGTAACCATGACTATAAAAAGACAAGCAACGGCTATACAAGCTCTATACTATCCCTTTCTTGCGCAGAGCTTGCAAACGTAAAAGTTCTTATTGATCCAAAGATGATACATTTTACGGCATCATCAGGCGAATCAGCAAACCTGTTTCTAATTCCATATAGAGATAGAAGGATGTTTGCAGGAAAGAATAATAAAGAGCAATCAATTGCATTAGATAATCAGATAAAAGCAAACATAAAATATTTGCAAAATAAAGATCCGATCATTGCAGTTGGTCATAACTTCTTTTACGAAGGTTCATATCAGGACTATGGTGGATCAGAGGTTATGATAGATCCTGCATCATTTGAGGGATGCGATATTGCAATGATGGGACATCTTCATAACTCTAGAAAGCTAAAAAATGAATCTGTAACTGCAATATATACAGGCTCTATGGAGAGAACAAATTTTGGAGATATGAATATAGATAAGTTTTTGTTTGATTACAACTTTAAAAACAAAGACCTGAAAACAATAAAGCTTCCTATAAGAGATCTTGCTGACAAAGTGGTTGATTTATCTGGCTTTGACTTTAGCAATATAGTTTCCGCCTTAAACTCAGAGATTGAATCATTTGATTTAAATAATAAAGTGGTTAGGTTAAAAATTCTTGTAGAAGAGAAGTTTGTACCAGCTATTGAAAGAAATGTCATTCAATCTAAACTTTACGAGCTTGGATCTTTTTATGTATCAAAGATTATTATAGAGCCAATAATTAAAAGAGTAGTTAAAAATGAAAGTGTTTTAAATCACTCTGATGACATTTCTATATTCAAAGCATTCTTAGAATCGCAAGAGTTGGACAAAGTCTTTAAAGAAGAAATTCTAAAAGAAGCAAAAGATATAATTAGCTAAAGGAGAATACATGCTTCCAGCAAGATTGGTGATGGAGAATTTTTTCTCACATAAAAACACAGAAGTTGATTTTACGGATTTCAACTCTGCATTATTAATTGGAAATTCAGAAGGTGACTATAGAAAGTCAAATGGCGCAGGAAAAAGTGCAATATTTGAAGCAATAGTTTGGGCTTTATTTAACAAGTCCAGAGTGGCTATGATGGATGATGTAATTAAGTGGGGAGAGCTATCATGCAAGGTTGCTTTGGAATTCCTTCATGATGGAAAGACATATAAAGTAACAAGAACAAGATTTGCCGCAAACAGCACTACTACAATTGAGCTAAAAACAATAGATTCTTTTGGCGACTGGAAAGATATATCCGGATCTACATCAGGAGAGACAAATCAAAGAATAGAGGATATAATCAAGTTAGATTATAGAACTTTTATAAATTCAACCTATTTCAGACAAAATGATATTTCAGAATTTGCAGAATCAGAAGCTTCAAAGAAGAAAGAGATATTAAAGTCAATAATAGATCTATCGAGATGGGACGGATATGAGAAGGCTTCAAAAGCAAAGGCAAAAGAGTTAGCAAGTGAAGTAAAGATACTGCAAGCTTTGATGCAGGAGTATGATTCAGTTTCTCAGTCTATTGCTCAGGTAAAAGCAGATTCTGAGTCTACCGCCAAAGAGCTTGAAATTCTTGAAGCAAAAAAGATATCTCTAGATGAGTCATTGTCAACCTCTAGATCAACTTATGATTCAATAAAGCAATCGCTTGATACTGCCGCTTATGATAGATTAACTGCAGAAATATCTTCTTTAAAAGAGCTTGGAAAATCTAATACAGCAAAGTTAAAGTCCAAGACAGAAAGTAAAAAGTTGTCAACCGCAGACTTGGAAGAGGCTAGGTCGCAGTTGACAAAAATAGCAGAAAAGATAACTGGAGATTTAGAAGTTGTTGATAGTAATAGTCTTCCAGAGCTTAATGCAAGGTTAACTTATCATAAATCAAAATTTATTTCTCTTAAGAAAGATATAGAGAAAATAACCGAACAAAAAGATAAATTTAAACTTGGGATATGCCCAACATGCCATCAGGATATAGCGGGTGATGCGCACAAACATTTGGTTGGGTCGAGCGATGAAGAGCTTGAAAAATTAAAGAAGGAGTTGCAAGATGAAAAAATAGAGGCAGATTCCTTAAATTCACAGATTGATTCTCTAAATAAAAAGATAGAAAAGAATAGATTACAGGAAAAGCTATTACATTCCAAAGAGATGGCACAGTATAAGCTTGAGGTTGCAGAAGGTAAATATAATTCTGATCTGGCAGAGGTAGATAATCTAACTGGCGATATTTTAAAAATAAAGGAAAAGATTGAGGAAAAGACGAAGCTTTTAGACTCTATAAAGAATGATGATTTTCAAAGCTTAAGAAAAAAGATTGTTGACCTGGAAAATGATTTGAAAAATATAAATCAAAAAATATCAGAAAAAGACAAGCTAGCAGGAAGGTTGCAAGAAAGAGAATCTGTCTTGGATGCAAAAATGATATCATTAAAGGAAAATAAAGAAAAGCTTGATCAAAAGTTGCAAAAAATATCAGTATTTGAAAAGCTAACAAAATTACTTAGCAAGACTGGTATTCAAACATTGCTATTGGAAAGTGTAATCCAAGATTTAGAAAAAACTTCAAATAACATATTGAACCATATTTGCAATGAGCCAGCAGCAATAGTCCTTGAGACTCAAAGGGCAGGATCTGATGGCGTGTCAGTTGTAGAGACTCTTGATCTAAAAGTAAGAAAGGATGGCGGAATATGCAATTTTAAGTCATTAAGTGGTGGAGAGCAATTTAGAATATCTCTTTCACTAAGAATTGCAATGAGTGAAATGTCATCAAAATACGGAGGATCTTCACTTGAGTTCCTACTGCTAGACGAGGTTAACTCTCCTCTTGACAGATACGGTGTTGAAACTCTTTTCTTAAATGTTATAAAGTCACTAGAAGATAGATACAAGATATTAATTATTACACACGATGAAAGCTTAAAAGAAAAATTTGATAATATTATAAATGTAACTAAAATAAATGGAGAAAGCGAGGTTACCTTTGTGGCAAGATAATGCTAATATTTAAATATATTTTATGATTACATTAACAATAGAAAAAAGCTCAATAGAATTAGTCCTTGGTATTCCAGAGTATTTGTCAATATCAACAGATGTACCATCTAGTGTTTACTATACACTAGATGGTACAACTCCAGATGAAAACTCTTTATTGGCAGGGTCAAAGATTTATCTTCCAAACAATCTTACAACATTTAAGATTTCAATAAAAGCAATCTCAGAAACATTATATTCTGATGTTTATGTAGAGGAATTTAAGTCTTCTGGGTTTAAGAATATAAATGGCCCATACCTAGTTGGAAGTGAAGGTATAAAGATTCTTCCACCAGGAGTAGATCCAGTATTTACTCTTGGATTTGACGAGAATGGCGATGCAACACAGGGGTCTGCAATAGTATTGGAGGAGCTAGATGTTATGGCATCTAGGCAGAATTACCTAGGAATAGCAACCGACTCTTATTTAGACGGAAAGACATCTAGAGATTTTGTCAACTTTGCTTTAAGAGGTGCCAATACAAGTGCAATGAATTCTTCTTCTCCAAATGATCAAAATGTTTTTTTTGATCCAAAGGCTAAATTTATAGAAATAGATGGAACAACTCAAGAAAAGTTTGACAATCAAATAGTTAAGATTATAAATAGACCAATGAATACTTTTGACCCAACCTCCAGGGGTTATGCAGAAGGCAGAAAAAGCTCTGAAGCTGTAATTACTGGTAATTTAGTTAGGGCAATATATGATCCAAGCACTGGATATTATATATCTTATTATTATGAATCAAAAGATTCAAGATGGATTATATCAAAGCAAAAAGTTGACAAGAAACAATTAATAATAAACTTTAATCAGGATAAAAATAGATTTGTTTTTAGATGGGTTGAAGATAGGCATATGTCAAAGATATACTAAGGAAAAAAATGTCATTGAAACTATCTGTATCATCTATGGATACTTATAAAAAGTGTCCAAAAAAATATCATTATACATATATTGTAAAACCAAAAATAGACAAAAAGAAATGGATTCATACAGAGTTTGGATCCTGTGGACACAGAATTCTAGAGCTATTTCATAAGAAGTATATCGACTCGCCATTTACTATGGCAGAGTCTGCTTCGATAATGAAAGAGTGTTACAAGGAAGGTTTAAAAGAGTTCGATCTAGATATCTTGGAGGGGTATACTTGGTCTCCAGAGGGAGATGTTCCAGGCATTCCTTTTTTAAGAAAAATAATGCAAAATTATTTAAATAATATAAAGGCTAATGGATTTCCAAATGTAATTGGTGTAGAGGTTCCTTATTCTTTTTTTATAGGAGGAACTGAAGTTAGGGGCTTTATAGATAGAATTGATTTGGTTGCGCCAGGACACTACAATGTCGTAGACTATAAGACATCTAAAAGTGCGTCTTATATGACAAGTAAGCAGCTAAAAGTTTATGCAGAAGCAATAACAAGAATGTATCCAGATGCTAAAACGCTATCAGGTGAGTATATAATGTTAAAGCTCGATTGCAAGAAAATATCTTGGAATTTTTCTAAAGAAGAATTAAGAGATCTTGTTAAGGATATCGAAAACACTGCAAATCTAATTACAAATGAAGATAAATGGATAAAAAAGCCATCAGCTCTTTGTTCATTTTGTGACTTTAAAAGTATTTGTCAAGAGGTTTGGATTGAAGATGGTGATGAAGCAGCAACTGAAAAGTCAGTAGAAAATGTAACTTGGTTGGAGGACTGATGAAAAATTTTGAAGGCGTAGTTCAAATGTATGAAGAGGATATCTTTATTTCAAAAGAAAAAAGAGAAGGATATGATAAGGTTCTGTTGAAAATAGACCCCCTGATGAGAAGCATGGCGTCAAGCGCTTATATTCCTGGTTATAATTTTGATGATATAAAACAGGAACTATTAAGAATTGCCGTAGAGGGAATTGATTCTTACGATCATGATAAAAGCGTAAAGCTTAGCACTTTCTTGCATACTCATATAAGAAATAAATTTATATCATTAATAAAGCATCATCATAAGATTGCAAATGATGCAACATCCTTTGATCAGCCTGACTATGGAAAATGTGAATGTGGCGGACAAATGATTCTGATTTTTAAAAATCAGAATTCCTCTGATGTATCAAAATGCTCTGATTGTGGAAAAGAAAATCAAAATTCCTATAGAAGGTCAAGAGAAGAGATAGTTTTTAGTTCAATTATGATGAAATCTGATGAAGCAGAGGAACAGACGGATTTTGAGTCAGTTGTTGCAAATGAAGATGGAATCTTTCAAAAAGATGGCTATTCTCAAAAAGAAGTTGATATTAATACTATTATTTATCTAATAGAAAAGGAGTCAGATAGTAAGACTGCCCACATCTTAAGAAGAACGTGCGTTGATGGAATATCAATAAAAGATGCTGCTGCGGAAATTGGATTGACTGGCTGGGCAGCAAGCGTTAGAGTGAAAAGACTATCTGAAAATGAGAAAATAAGAGAACTTTTAAAAGAGCTATATTAATGTCAATAATAGAGAAGATCAAAAGACATATTCAAGATGAGAAACAGCTTGCAGCCTATAAAATAGCCATACTAAAAAGTGGTGATCAAAAAGGCTATAAGAAAAGACTTATAATGAAGGAAGAAGATTTTATCAATTATGATTTTGATAAAATCAGCTTCTCTTCATTGGAAGAGCTAAGATCTGCTCTATTACTTTTTAAAGCTTCTAGAGAAAGCTTTGATATGAAATACGGTGATTCAAAAAAAATAAGTTTAGAAATAATATCTGATACTGATTATTCAAAAGTAAAAGAAAAGATACTCTTCTTGGAAGAAAAGTGCAGATGGATTTTAGATGTAAAAATAAAAGAAATAAATATAGTTCAAAATAAAACTTTGCAATCCTTATTGAAGGATATACCAAAGGATATAGATAAATTAGACATAAGCAAGATAAAAAAAATAGAAGGATCTTTGATTGGAAAAAAGAGAGCTAGAATACAATTACTTTTGTTTTGCTTTGCAAAATATATGTATATTTCTTTAAAAAATATATCCTCAAAAATTATACATGAAAAAATAACTTATGGTGAGTTAAAAAAAATAAATGATAGCATAATTAATATTTTTTCTGAATATAAATATAAATATTATCAATATTTTAATAATGCAATATCTGAATTGCCATTTTTATTATCCGGAACTATGGGAGAAAACGATTATATAAAATTAATACATCCACTTTCAAATATAGTTGACGATATAGAAAAATTTGAAATATCAAAAATATCTCAGGATAATAACTTGATATTTGATGAGCTTGGAAGGGTAATTCCAAAAAAATCATCAGATAGATCGTATGGATTCAATACTAATATAAAAAGAGTTGGAAATGAAACTATAAATCCATATTATATAGAGATATTTTCAACAAATGGCACGGATATGACTAATATATTTGAAAAAAATTTTTTCAATAATTATTTAAATGGTGAGTATTTTAAAGCTTTGTCAATTCAGCCTCTTCAAAGTTTAAAAATAATTATAAAAGATATTTCTGAGTTTAATTCATATATGAATCAAGATGATTACAATTATAATGCTTTAAACTACGGATCTGTAAACAATATAACTTTAAGTAAAGAAAATAGTATAATATTAGTTGCAAATACTAGATCAGATTCTGAACACTTAGATGATTCAGGAAAAATAATTGATTTACTAATAAATACAATTAAAAATGATTACAAAGAAAAATTTAACATATATCTTTATCAAGAAGATGATGTTTTCTCAGACAGAAGAGAAAGAGATTTAAGAAAATTTTTGGAGCCAAATAAATGAGTTTTAATTTTGAAAATACAGAGAAGCTTTTATCAGCAATCAAGCCAGGTCCAGATGTTTTGCGTGATATAGAAGATTTCCACTCAAAACTAAATACAGGTTTGCAAGACTTATATTCGTCAGTAATAACATCAACAATTAAGGCATTTAATTTAAAACTGACAGCTTTAACCAAAGAGAAGGGTTTGCAATCGCCAGAGTTTCTTGCAATGAAAAAATTGCTAGATACTTTTAAAAAACAAATGGCAACAAGAGATGATTTTATAGAATATTTTTTTGATGATGTTGATCAACCAGAATATAATTTAAAGGATAAAATAAAGGAAATTAATTTAATTTTTGAGTTAAATCCGCAGTCTCCTATTATAACATTATTAAATAATAATTCAGAAGTATATATAAAAAGTGTAATATCTGATATTGGAATTAGTGATTTCCTGCAAAAAAAGGGCCTCTGGAAGGAGGAGCTTGAAGCGCTATTTCTTTCAGGTGATGAGCCTGAATACGAAGATTTCTATGGCTTAGACCCCAACGACCCTAATACGGGAGTTGCCAGAACTCCCGAGGAGATAGCACAAACTCTTGTTGGACAGATAGATCAGAGATTTGGGAAATCTGTAAAAATTTTGGATGTTAATTATGGAGATTTTGTAAAAGAAGAGATAGACTCTACAGGGGGCAGAAAGTCTGCACCAGGAGCTCCATCTGCATTTATAAAAAATATATCAGAAGCCAATCCATCTTATAACTTTATTCAAAATGCAAATACCTCAAGCTCTTTCTTTGGAAGACTAGATAAAAATCTATCTGAACAAATTGAAATTAAAAATAAATTAATAAGTGATGGAAATAAAATAGATATAACATCTTATTATCCACCATTTGCATCTGTTCCAAATCAAAATAGTACAATATCAGTAGAAAATAATAATGACTCTATAGAGATATATGTCAATAATGAGCCTTTTTCACTACTTATTGCAAAAGCTCAAGCAACTATTTTGCACATAAAACAAATGTATACTGATAGGGTATTAAACTCAAAGAGCAATGATTGGGCATCTATTGAAAAAGAAAGATATAATTGCGCAATGCATTTGGATGATCTAGCTCTAGCAATGAAAGAAAGAGATAGAACTATTCTATCAAAAGTTGATGATATCGTAAAACAATTTAATCAGTTTGGAATGAACTCATCAAATGTCTTTCCTAATGTTAGCCAAGTTCTTTTCTCAACAATATTAAGCAGAACTGATAGCGAGCTTGCAAGAGGTATTTCTTATCTTGCATCAATTATATGCTTTCCAAGGTCTTCAGCAAGTAACTTGTTGGAGCCAGACATGAAGAAGGCCTTTGGAGCACTATCACCAAAGAGTGGCGATGATGCTAGCTTTGAAGAAGCAATAACAAAAGTTATGGATTCGCTTAGTGAGTATTCAAGACAGAAGACAATATTGTTTTTTGATGTAAAAAACAATCAAAAAGATTATTCATTATATATATCTAGATCAATAAATTTAAATGACTTAATAAACTATGCGGCCTCTGCAGCAAAAGCTTCTATAAGAAAAGGCTGGAAGTATATAAAGTGTCCAACTTGTACAAAATCCATATATCATTCAGAGTTTTTCGCAGGAACAGGAAAAATGGATGAAGATGCAAAGAGTAAGTATGGCACAATAGATAAGGGGTTTGAGGAAGTACTATATCTTCCAATAAGACGCAGTGATAATTCGATTATCACTGATGATGATTTAAACTTTGACACCGATGGTCTTGAAAAAAGGTATGTTGACGAGTTAAATAATAAAAAATCATATTCATGGTCCGAAATAGAAAAACTTATATCATCATCAAATGATGATAATCACAATTTAGGCTTAAGAATGAGATCTTTCGCTCTCATGACCCTTGGAGCAAAAGAGGCTGGCGTAAGATCTTCTCCAGTGAAGGCTATCAAGACTAAATGTCCATTTACAGATATGGAAAAGCCAAAACCAATATCTGGAAAGAGCCTATCCATTACTGATTTTAAATGTGGAATGTCTATTGACTTTGATCAAATGTCAAAAATGACAACGCGATTTAGCCCATTAGATGTAAATATAGCCCCATCAACTTCTCTAAATCAGAATAATTCTCTTAAGAATTCTTTGGATGAACTAATTCAAAAGGGCATACTAATGGAGGAAGATAGGGCTGCATTCACAAAAGAGCTAGAAAAAAGAATGTCTGGTGGATGGAAAAACTCTAGCACGGTATTTGTTTGTCCATGCAAGTTTTCTAGTGAAAACAAGGTAAACGATGTATCAAAGTATAAGTATTTAGCATTCCCAACAACTGGTATTGTTGGACAATTATCAAAAGACTTATTTGGATACTCATATCCTACATCTGAAGCTGGAGACCAGTCTCCAGTAGAAGATGGGACAGCATCATATATTGTATGTGGTAACGTGACATCATTGTCAGCATTCGTTAGAGATTCATATGACAATGGATCTTTGCAATCTTTACTAAAAGCTAGTTTTGGCAATAAAGATAAAAAAATATTTGATCTTGTAAATATACTTATAAGTAATGGTGTTGACTTTTATGACGTTCAGCCTTATTTGCAGCAAGTTGTAGAGTATGCGGCAGAAGCTTCTACAAAGAAGCTATCCAGCTCAGATAACGCTACACTAAGAGAGCTTAAAAAGATGGCAGTTTTGAATCTTGGAAGAAAATCACCAGGTTCAATTACCAATCTTAAATCATTTGATATACTAAAAGATTTAAAGCTTGTATGTTCCAGTGGACATAAATTCTCAATAGGCGACTCTGTAAACTTTGGAAAGTCTCATCACGCTTATGATATAACATATTCATCTGGCATTCCAGCAAAACTAGGTGCATCAGGAGTACTTTCAAGCTCTGGAGTTGAAAATTTCAATGCAACAATGAACTTAAGACTTCCATATCAAATATCTCCATTTATTATGGAAGTCCCAAAGAGTCAATTATATGGAAGAATTAAAATAGAAAATTGGAATGGTGACTATTCTAATTTTTCAAATTATTACTTTGAAAATAATGGAAAATATTATATATTTAATGATATAAACCAATCTAAGAATAGCCTGGCCTGGGGAACGCCAACGGCAGATAAGCTTAGAGGAGATATGTTTTACTCTGCTGATTTTGATAAGAAGATAGACCAGTCTACAATGAAAATATTGGAAATGAGAACTACTCATGAAAAAGATTCCGTAAAAGATGGAAAGATATCATCAGTTCTTGATAAGATTGAATCAATGACAAGCTATGAAGTTGATAGTAGCGAAGATCCAGATGAATTAACTCCAACTATGAAAGCAGATATAATGAAGGCTCACACTTCGATTTCTGTATTGGTATCTGGAGGACTAAGCATGATAAGAGATTTCTCCCTTATCGCTCACTCTGCCGCAAGAAAAATATTAGCATACTACGTCAGTAGCTCGCAAGATAGCAATTCTCTAGAAGAATTTCCTGATTTCAATAAAATTATTGATGAATTTAAGATATCATTTTACAATGAATATTATAAATATATGTCTCTTCAGGATTTAAGACTGTATGATATTCTTGGAGAATCAATATCAATCTTTTCTAGAAAAAATCTTATTATTGGCATAATCGAATCACTTTCTTTTTCCATTGAAAAAATATTGGGAGTTGAAAAATCATTAGACTTTAAGAATAAGAGGTTGGGATACTTTGCATATAAGATATTTGATGATGCAATGCATTCAAATATAAACGCAGTTATTGCAAAGTCTGAATCCGAAGAGGATATATCAAAGGCGCAGAATGCAATACTTTCTGCTGTAAAAACATTGAGAATCAAAGATCCAAAAAAGAAGCCCAGAAAAACTGCGCCTACTAAGGCTGAAGATCTTGTTATAATACCTTCTAAAATTGAAGATGTTGTTACCAACCCTGTTGAACAGCTTAGTATCTCAAATATGAGAGCATCAGAATATTTAGCAAGAGTCTTGTCTATGTGCTCTGCAATTTACGTCGCAGAATCTATAAATGATCTTTGGAGAAAATTCTTTGACGACAGGTCTGCAAATTACATAGGGTATAACTTTTCTCAATCAAGTCTATTATCATTAGATAATATCTTGTCAAAGGATGCTCCAGACGGAAAATTATTTATAGCTGATGACGCTCTAGCCTCTATTAGAATGGCAATAACAGAAAGAGAAGCTACTTCTATAGCATCAAAATTTGATGATAAAAAAGAGTTTGTTGATAAGCTAAAGAATTCTTTAAAGCTTATGGTTGAAGACTATAAGTTAATGTTATCTGGGTTAAAAACAACAGTAGCAAATCAGAATTATCTAAATAAATCATTAGATATGATATCTAATTCTCTTCTTAAGAAGATAGAGCAATCAGCAACTATTACAGATAATGAAAAAAGAATTACATCCAAGTTGATAGAAAATTGTATGGTTGCTCCACCAATAACTACCATTGATTTAAGCAGAGAGGGTAAGTATGACAATTTCTATAACAAAAAAGATAGATTCAGAAAACTTCCAGCTTTTAATGCAAAAATATTAAAAAGATCAGACATTAAAGATTGGGATAATATAGCTTATTATGTTGCCGACTCTAAGCATACTTATTGTGATTTTGGAATAAACATAGTACCTCCAGAAGGCTATGCTATTGTTTTATCTAGAGCTAAAATTCCAAATGCAGAGAATATATCAAGTCTTATAATTGGAATGGACATCCATGTATATGGAGATTGGAATCTTTTTAAAATAAAGGAGTCTAGACGTCTAGAAGATGTATCTGTAAGCTCATTCTATCATCCTTACACTTTTGGCATTGATGAGGATGGAATTCGCTCTCCGCCAAATGAGGCTACGACAGAATTTGTAAATGACTATATAGGTCTGGCAACATCTAGTGGATTCTCGATTGGTCAGTTTACACAGCAGACTCCTTTAAGTAGGGTATACCCTCCTGTTAATAATTATGAAACATCATATTATAGGCCTGGATTCATTATTCCAATAGAATACTCAGATTTCAAGGGCTCAATAGATGATGATCCTAGACAAGATCATCAGGCCTTTTATCCAATTTTTAATTCTAGAATACCAGTTGAAATTGCATCAGTTTCCAATCCTGAAAAAATGTTGTCATTAGATATTTGTGACTTTTTAGCTAGAGATCCATACAATATTGCTAATGCATATCTTGAGAAGATATTTGCACTATACAAGGAATATACTGAAAAACTTGAAAATCTATCTACAGCAAGAAGTGGCTTGTCTACTATGCTAAGCAATACATCTTTATCTGAGCCTGCAAGGAGAAGGCCTGCACGTCAAGCGTCTGTGAAACTAGCATCAGAGTTAAAGTCAACATACAAGATCATGATTGAGAGTGTATTCTCAAAATATAGAGAGCTTCCTCTTTTTGTTGTATCAACAAAGTGCTCATCATCTAATGTTTCAGAAGGATATGAATTTCCATTTCGAGGCGTAGAGCCAGGAAGATCAGGATATGTTCCACTTCTTGACTATGTAACTATAAATAAGCTTATATCAATGGATGCATTTTCTCCAGAATTTGGTGGACATAGGCTTTGGAATCCAGATGATATTGATGGTAAAAATGAAGTAATAAGCTCGTTTAGACATATGTTAATTGAAATGAATGGATTAGAGGTTGTTGCAAAATCAATGAATGAAATGGCCAAGAAATATTCATACAAAAATATTATCTCAAATGGAATGATATCTTTGGATATAAATGCTTATGACATATTATCTCCTTATTCTGATCCGCTGAATAATGAAGTAGGACTGGTTAAAAAGATTTCAAAGTCTGTTAGAGCTCTTATTGAAAGCTTAATAGCTAAGAAAATTATCAATAAATTTAATTCTGATGAATTGGCAGACGTTGTAATTAAAGACCTGTACAAATTTATAACTGGATCTAAGATGAGAGATGAAAATTTATTATTTTATCAAAATTCACCTCAGGAAGCATCTGCTTCGGCAACAGAAATTTCTAAGAAATATCCATCATGGACATCTATAATTGGAAAGCACTTTAGCATAGCCTCAGATAGAGAGCAAGCCGATGGAATGCCTTCTGCAAGAATAAATATGATATCAGATATATTTCCTTTTGATGCCGGAGATTCAAAAAGACTTTCTGAAATTAAAGATATTCAAGATCCAGATGGTCAGAAAATACTTAAGCAAACAAATCTTCATGGCGCTCGCTTCCTACATGGAAGACCTTTAAATGCAGAATTTTTTCTAAGAAAGGAAGAATATGAGAAGCAGGAGCTGAATCGTAAGAAAATCTTAAATAGAGCTGAGCATACTGGTGCTGTAAATCTATCAATATCTATTGGAAATGCTTCACAAGAATACATACTAAAGTATGTAGATACATTATTGTCAGACAAGCTAAAACTACACACATCTAAGGAAGAAGCAGCCAATACTAATAAGAAGGCCATATCACTCCGGGCATCTAATCTAGATAAGATCGGAAGATAAAAAAATATCGACAAGGGCTGCCTGCTGCGTATTATGTCCTTGGCCGTCGTAGGCGGCCTCGTTTCAGAAATCTCAAAACAAAATAAAAAAACTAAGGAGTAGTTAATGTCAGTAAAGCTTGAAAAAGTTGTAAAAGTATATTCAGACGAGCAGAACGAAAACTCAACAGAGACCACTTGGAATCTAGACGATGTAAAAGATTATGTCAAGCAACTTCTTGTATATGATCAACAAATCAAAGACATTCAAGAGGCCAGAAAAGAATGGAGCAATGGATTCATAGAGTCTAAGAATATTCCAAAGAAGGAGCTGGGTCATGCACTTAAGGCATTAAAACAGAAAATTAACTTAGATGATGTTAATACTATTCACGATTCAATAAGTGAATTGTTTGGAGAGTAAATAATTAAATAGAAGGCCGCAATATTGCGGCCTTCTTCTTTTTCAAAAGACAGTGTTTTTTTAAAATCTATGCAAAAGGGGAAAATATGTCTGGAAAGTTTGTATCATTGCACAATCATACTGAGCTTGGCTCGCCATTGGACGGTATGAATGATGTAAAGGATCTATTTGTAAGAGCAAAAGAAGTTGGACATCCAGGTGTTGCGGTTACTGACCACGGAACAATGACTGCGATATATGATGCTTATAAGGCAAGTCAAGAAACAGGAGTTAAGCTAATTCCAGGCATGGAGGCTTACTTTGCAGATGACGAGACTGATAGGAAATCTTATCATCTTGTTTTATTAGCAAAGAATGAAGAAGGCTATAGAAATATTTTAAAGCTAAATTATTGGGCATATCAAAATCAAACAAGTTCTGGCTATATGGGAAAGAAAACTCCAAGGCTTTCTTGGAGGCATATAGAGCAGGCTAACTCAGGAGTAATAGCCTTAACAGCATGCTCAAATGGTTTGGTTGGAAAAACACTGATTACAAATCAAGACGTTGCACTTGCTGAATCTTATATAAAAAGATTCCATGGAATATTTAAAGACAGGTTCTTTTTGGAGCTTCAGCCTCATGAGCTTTTAGCCACTCAAAAGGATGGAAAAGAAGTTAACCAAGTAAAGCTAAACGAAGCAATGTTGAAGTATTCACATGATTATGGTATACCATATGTAATTACATGTGATGCTCACTATAGAGATAAGGATCACGCAAAGTACCACGATCTGATGTTGGCAATTAAAGATAAAAAGCCAGTAGATGATCCTGATAGATTCAGGTATGGCGTACAAGATATGTATCTAAAATCACCAGAGGAAATTACAAGATTCTTTGGAAGAAAAGTTGCAGAAAAAGGTATGGAAAATACAATATCCATTCTAAACTCCTGTGATGAGCCTTCTTATATAAAGCCAAGGGGAGCAATCCTTCCTGCCTATCCAGTTAAGGATGAGTTAGACTACAAAGAATTCCTAGAGTGGAAGCAAAAGTCTACAAAAGATTTGGCTGAAGATAAAGCTTACTTAAGATATAAGTGTATCCAAGGATTTAAAGAAAAGCTTGCTAGCTTTGATAAAGAAAAGAAAGATGAATATTGGGAAAGAGTAAAGACCGAGTTATCAGTTTTGGAAAATAAAAACTTCTCATCTTACATGCTTATTGTTGCAGACTATGTCAACTGGGCAAAGCAAAAAATGCCCGTTGGGCCTGCCCGCGGAAGTTGCGCAGGCTCACTTGTTGCCTTTCTAACTGGAATATCTGATGTTGACCCAATAGAATATGATCTTCTTTTTGAGAGATTTCAAAATGCAGAAAAGAAATCATTTCCTGATATTGACTCTGACTTTTCGGACCCAGGAACTGTAAAAGAATATATTAAAAATAAATACGGAGAAAGTAAAGTAGCTTCTATTTCAAACTGGTCAACCTTATCTCCAAAGGTAGTCGTAAAGGATATTGCAAGAAGTATAAAGCTTGGTGGTGATAAATCAACTGCATTTACAATTGCAAATAATATAACTGCTGCAATGCCAGATGCTGATTCAATTGATGATGCAATGGATATGTCAGATGAAGTAAAGAAGTATATGTCAAAGTATCCAGACCTATATGAGTACTCAAAAAAGCTACAGTCATTAACTAGAAATTGGTCAGTGCACGCAGCAGGCGTTGTAATCTCTGACAAGGATCTTTATGAGGTTGCACCACTCAGAGTAGATGAAAAAGAAGGAAAGGTTGTTACTCAGTGGGAAAAGACAAGATGTGAGGATAACGGTCTTATCAAGATGGATATTCTTGGTGTTCAAACATTGACGGTAATAGACACTGCTTTTAAAATTATAAAAGAAACTACTGGCAAAAAGCTATCAACCAAGGATATTGACTTTAATGACGTAGAGGTCTACAATATGATTGGAAGGGGCGAGACCGCTGGAGTTTTTCAGCTAGAATCTTCTCTAACACCTCTTTGTATGAAGATTAAGCCAAAGAATATCGAAGAAATTTCAGCTATTAACGCCTTGGGAAGGCCTTCTTGCCCAGCAGATCAAAGAGCTACATATGTAAATAGAAAGCTAGGCATAGAGCCAGTAAAGTATAAACATCCATCATTAGAGAGGGCTCAAGGGAAAACATATGGAATAACTCTATATGAAGAGCAAATGATGGTTATAGCCAAGGATTGCGCTGGATGGAATCTGAATCAAGCAGATAATTTAAGAAAGATTACAAAGCTAAAGGGAAAGGATGAAGATCTAGTTTTGAAGACCGAAGCTAACTTTATAAAAGACTGTATGGAGTATTCCAAGATGTCATATGAGTTGGCAAGAAAAATATGGAAAGAAGAGATAGAGCCGTTTGGTTCGTATGGTTTTAATAAGTCCCATTCTGTATCATATTCGTTTATATCATATTATACAGCTTGGCTAAGATATCATTATCCAACTGAATTCATGTGCGCTCTCTTAAACTCAGAAGATCCAAATAGCGACAAAATGCAAGAATACGTTGATGAGTGCAGAAAGATGGATATAAAAGTTCTTCCACCTGACTTAAATTTAAGCGATAACTTGAATAAAATTACAGGAGAAAGGGAGATAACATCTGGCTTGTCATCAATAAAAGGTCTTGGATCTAAGGCTGCCGATAACATCCTTGTAAACAGACCCTACATAAACTTTGTTGATTTCTTAGCAAGAAATCCTTCAAAGCACTTAAGAAAAAATGTTATTCAGGCTCTTGCAAAAGCTGGAGCAACTGATTCCCTTGGCATAACAAGAAAAGATGCCCATGAGAATTATCAAGACTACAGAGTTAAGATTAATAATCTTATAAAGAAGCATCTTGCCAAAGCAATTCCAGAGGATGACGAATCAGAGGATCAGGAGTTAGAAGATATCAAGTTTGTTGATGACGAGATAACAGATGAGGTTCAAGAGGTTGCGGTAAAGAGTAGTAATATTGAAAAATATTTTAATGATGAAATGACTGCTGTAATTAAAGACTTATCACTTCAAGTTGTTATAAGCAAAGAAGTAGAAGAGTGGGATAGAAAAACTCTTCTTATAAATGAAAGAATTGCTCTTGGGAGATCAATATCAGGAAGTTTGCATGAGGCATTTAAGGGCTTCTTCACTGGAGGCTATTCTATTACAAAATTTAGCGATATAAAGAATTTAGAAGCTGGATCAAAAATAAGAATAGAGGCCATTATTAAGGCAATGAAGAAGGAATTTAAGATCAAACAAGGTAAGAACCTTGGAAAGAAGTTTGCCAAATATATAGTAGAAGATGCTTATGGAAATACGTCAGGATTAACTTTATGGGCGGAAGATTACGAAAAGTTTAGGACACACTTAACTGACGGAATCCCTTTTAAGGCAATTTGTAAAGTAAGTGAATACATGGGAGAGAAGGATTTGGTATTATCAACTCTAGAGAGAGTTTATGGGAGGCAATTATGATAAAATGTCCTATATGTGAATTTGAAGTCTCATCAAAAATGAGGCACGCACTTAATAAGAATATGTGTCCATCTTGTGGATCTCCTTTGATGGGAGATTTGCATACTAGAAGATTGCAAAATATAAAACAAAAAATACTAGAGCAGGACTTTGGACAAAAGCTTGATAACGATGTATTGTTTGATTTATCATTATTTATTCTTTCTGAATTCTTTAAGAGCAAACCAGAGAGAATTAAGATAAAAGAAAATACCGAAGAAGATGACTTAAAAGCAATAAGGGAAGAAGTAGAGAATGAAGTTGTAAAAGAGTTGGAAGGAATGCACGATGATGTAAATCAAGCAGAGGGAGAGATGGATGATCCATCTTTTAATGAGGATGAGTGGGATGGTGCTAGCATGGATCTCCCTACCGATGTTGATTTGAAAGTTCAAAAGCTAAAAAATGCATACAAAAACAATAAAATTCTAACTAAGAATCCTGGATTCTCGGTAAGGAGAGTTGGTTGATAAAAGCTGTTGCAAATAAAAGGCTCGATTTGTCAACTAGTGAATTTTCATATTATCAGGCACTAGTTGAAAAATATGGCAAAGATCATTTTAAAGATTTGTTTGAAACAAATCACAATGGTCATATAATATCCGTTCAGCCCCCGCTAGATGGATCGACTCCAATGGCAGTAATATTCTTTATGCTGAATGTTATGTTCACGCAAAGAATGCGAACTATCGACGAGAAACTTGCCGCGATTGAAAATTTTGAAAAAAAAGTTGCCACCGCCGCCGGGCCGATTATAATAAATGAGGAAGGACGCGATGACAAGAAAAATTAAAGACGCGCTAAGCTTGGAAAATTTTTCAATAGAGGAGATTGACATATCCTTTATTGATAAGTTGGCAGCAAAAATGCCAACATCTGGTGTAATCGACCTTAATCTAGCCGAAAGAGGTTTGGTTTACACCTTAGAAGGACAAAATTTCTGTCAAGATAAAATTTCTATTGTAGACAGATATATTGGACTTCTAGAAAGTGAGAGGAATAAAGCATGGTCAAATGCGGCCCTTTCAAAAGCAAAAGATAACGGACATAAAACATCAAAAGATAAAGAGTGGTTTGCACAAGCTGATGATGATTATATTGCCGTTTGTAATAAGTTGACAATGGCTAAGGCTACTAAGAAATGGTTTGAACATAAAGCAGGCTATTTTTCGGGATGGCATTATGCATTTAAAACTTTCCTAAAGAGAGACTACTCCATAGAGAGTTCGAGCGATGTTTCATTCGGAAGAGCAGTGGATGATTATAGAAATATAGAAATTCCTGATGATTCTGATGAAACAGATGGTCAAATTAACTGGGAATAGTACAAGTGGAACATAAGTCCGCATTGTGCGGCATAGCAAACAAAACAAAACAAGCCAAAAATAAGGAGATATAACATGCAGGTAGGAGAAATTGACTGGAATGATGCTGATGTTTCAAGCGGTAAATCAGATTTTATGAAGCTTGAGGAAGGCGAAAACACTGTAAGAGTCATGGGTAATCCAATCCAGTTCTACATTCACTGGGCAGAGAATGGTAAGACCAAGAAGAAATTCAATAGTCCTACTACAAATCCCGGTCTAGTTCGTAGGCTAGAGGATTCCGGCTTCAAAAAGCAAGCTCGCTGGTTTGTTAAAGTCCTAGATCGTAAATCCGAGTCCTATAAGTTGCTAGAGATTGGACCTCAAGTTCTAAACTCTATCACACAGCTTACCAAGAATAAGCGCTGGGGCAAGGTTACCAACTACGACCTAACAATCACCAGAGCTCCAAAGGGCACACAGCCACTATATAGCGTTACACCAAATCCACAAGAGGCAGTTCCTGATGAGATTAAAACCAGATATCAGGAATTCAACGATAGAATCAACGTAGACAAGTTTATCTCTCCTTCACCAGTTGCAGATATTCTAGAGTTTATGGGTTGGTCTGGAGAGAAGGGCGGCAAGGCTCCTGCTCAAAAGGCTGCTCAAAAGGGTGACGATTACGACTTTGATTTTGAGTCATAATCCTAAGTGATTAAAAAGGTTACATAGAGTAAAATCTATGTAACCTTTTTATTTTTAGGAGTGTTATGAACAGAGTTTTATCGCTTGATGTGTCGTCTTCGACAATAGGCTGGTCACTTTTGACAATTGATAATTATCAAATAAAAATTGAGTCTCACGGTCACATTAAGCCGCCCAAAGGAACTGAGGCTAATCCACTTTCATTAGCAATGAGAGCCTTAAAGGGTCAGGAAATTATATCAAATCTTATAGATCAGAAAAAGCCAGATAGAATAATAATTGAAGATTACGTATCAAGATTTGCAGCAGGAAGATCAACGGCTAAGACAATAATAGTATTATCCGTATTTAACGAAGCTATAACAATGGCCTGCATAGTTAAGACAAAACAAGTACCAGAAAAGCTTGGAGTCTTATCGCTTAGAAGCGTTTTATCAAAATTTTCTGGCACAAAGATTTCTTCAAAGGAAGAAGTTTATGAATGGGTAAAAACGTTAAAAGGATTTAATCGCATTCCAACCAAGAAGGGTACTTTTAAAAAAGAACTTGAAGATGAAGCCGATGCAGTTGCTGTTGGGATCGCTACAATAATCAAAACTGATAGCAAAAATCAATATACACTTTGTTAAGAGAGGTTAATATGTCAAAAGATTTATATTATGCAAATGATGCAAGACAGAGATTAAAGAGTGGATTGGATAAGCTTGCAAAAACGGTGGCAGTAACTATGGGTCCACAGGGAAAGAATGTAATTTTGAAAAAATTTGTTGGTGCGCCAGTAATCACAAAAGACGGGGTCTCAGTTGCTAGAGAGATAACTCTACTAGATCCAGTTGAAGACTTGGCTTGTCAGCTTGTAAAAGAAGCAGCAGGAAGGACAGCAGATATGGCGGGAGATGGAACAACTACTGCAACAGTACTTGCAAGAGAAATATTTGAAAGAGGTGACACGCTTATATCAACAGGTTATAGCCCTTTAAAGCTAAAGAGAGGTCTTGAGTGGGCAAGAGACGAGATAGTTAAAAACTTAGACTTATTAACAACAAAAATTGAAGATATTGACTCGCTAAGAAACATTGCTACAATATCAGCAAATAACGATAGTGATATGGGCTCTGCAATTGCAGAAGCATTTGAGAAGGTTGGTCTAGAGGGAACTGTATTGGCAGAAGGCTCAGCAGGTACACGCACGTACGTGCGTGTGACAGAGGGTCTTGAGTATAAAAAAGGCTATATAACATCAAACTTTTTACTAGATGGCAAGTCAGATGTTGTATTTGAAAATGCAAGAATATTGATTGCAAATCAAGAGATAGCATCTTTAAATGGATTTTTACCGTTATTAAATGAGCTGAGCAACAGCCAAGCTCCATTGTTAATTATATGCAAGGCTCTAAAGCAAGAGGCTTTGGCAACACTTGTTGCTAATAATAAACTTGGTAGGCTGCAATGTGTAGCAACGGAAATTCCACCATTTGCCGGTCAGCATCAAAATGAATGGCTAGATGATTTATCCATTCTTACTGGAGCAAAAGTTTTTGGATCTGCAAACGGAATAGAATTATCAGCTGCATCACTAAGTGATCTTGGATATGCAAAAAGAATATCAGTAAATAAATATGTAACAAATATTGTTGAAGGAAAAAAAGATATAAAAAGACTAGAGCATAAACTTGCATTTTATGCACATGATATAAAAGAAAATCTTGGAGATACAGAAAGGTTAGATCTAAGAAAGAGGATTGAATTTCTTCAAAATAAAACAGCAGTTATATGCGTTGGCTATTTGACTGAGTTGGAGTTAAGAGAAAAAGGAGATAGACTAGAGGACGCTTTATCTGCTGCAAAAGCAGCAATTGATGAGGGATTTGTTCCCGGTGGCGGAACAGCTCTTGTTAGAGCTGTAAGGATGATAGATAAGTCTAAAATTCCAGAAGATTTCAAGGAAGCTGCAGAGGTATTGATGGAATCTTGCAAAAAGCCTTTAATGCAAATCTCATTAAACGCCCATCAAGACGCTGAGCAAATACTAAAGCAGACCATCGAAACTGAAGACTGGCGAATTGGTTTTAATGCCGCAACCATGAAGTGGGAAAACCTGATTGAATCAGGTGTTATTGATCCAAAAAAAGTTACACGAACAGCTCTAGAAAACTCGACAAGCATAGCATTGCTGCTTATAAATACAGAAGCGATAGTTTCTGATTCACCGGTTAACAAATCTGACTGGCAAGCGCCGGCAGGATGGAGGCCGCCAGAAAACGCAAACTTAAACCACAAATACTAAGGAGAAATAATGGCTAAAGGCGAAGAGAAGTTATTGTCAGATTCAGAAGCTTGGAAAAGCTTAGAGGATTTATTTGGATCTGAATCAGTTGTAAGACCAGATCAGACAATACACACAGACACTGTACCAACTGGAACGCCTTCTTTGGATAGGGCAATTGGAATAGGCGGATGGCCAAGAGGAAGGTTGATCCAACTTGCGGGAGCCCCAAGCTCAGGAAAGACATTGCTTGCATTAATTGCAATGGCAAATTGGCAGGCACAAGATCCAGAAAATTGCGTTGCATTTATTGATGCAGAGTATACATACTCTGCAGAATGGGCTGCAAAGTTTGGAGTAGATAATGATAGAGAGGCCAGACTATATCATATGTAAACCCTTCTACAAAAAAGAAAGTTTCCTTAAACTGTGGAAAGATGGGAGTTATTGTATTAGATTCGATTGCAAACTTACAGGTACCACAGGAGGTTGAGGCAGAAGTTGGAAAAGCTTTGATGGCAGCAGTTGCAAGATTTCTAACGGTAGAGTTAAAGAAGCTAACGCCTGGAATTGCAGACGCAAATGTTGCTATGATTGCAATCAACCAAGTAAGAGTAAATCCAGGTGAAATGTGGGGAAATCCAGAATGCGTTGATCCTTTTACTACAAAAGTAAAAATAAGATATAAGGTTTAATTTTCCACCTGGTGTATTCTATTATTATTTGTATTTAGAATACACCAGGTGGAAAATGATAGAATACTTTGATATATCTTATAATATAAAAAATAATATTCCAGTTTTTAATATAAAGCTAAAAAAAGAATTTACAAATAATAAAGGCTATCCAAAAAAGAAAGTCTCTGGAAAAAAAGAGATGCCAATCTCATCTTCATCTATAGAATATTTTGCTTATTATTTTGAAGATAGCCTTGCAAAAGATTTATTTAGTTTTAGAAAAAAATTTTTTAACATAACTAATTTTATAGAATATCTTTCGATTCCAGATTGTGACATGGATATTATAAATAATTATTTTTCCAATATAAAAAAGAAGGAAAAAGAAAATCACAATGCAGTTGTTCAAACTGATGAATATAGATC